AAAAAGGAGGAGGGGGTGTTTGGGTTTTGAGAAAGAAAACCACCCACAAAACCCCAATTCACCCTTGTAATGGGGTAATAAACCGATATTACTCATCTCTAGCTACCTCAGTATCAAAATCAACATCTTCTTCTTGATAAGCTTCATTGAAGCGACTGATGATTTCCTGAGGACTGAACTCTTTCTCTGGATCGAATTGATTAGAAGAGAGTAATTGATATAGACTCGGAGCACAGTCTTTCAACATAGCATCACGAAGTTCTTTATCACCGATAACATCACGGAATTTCTTACTATTGAATTTGAAGTCTGGTGCAGACTCAAAGTAAGAATATGGATTACGACCTTTGACTACACATGCCATATTAGCATAATGGAGCATAGTTAACCAAGGATCGAACCCTGTGTTATAGTCATATACTAATTGAACAGAAGAACCACCACGGTTCGTTTTGGATTTGATGAATTGCACTTCTACTAAGAAGCCTTCAAAGCCATCCTTTTCAAATGTATATTTACCTTTGTAAATGAAACGGAATAAGTTTTGAGAATAGTAAATTGGACCTGTACCGCCAGGGATATTCTCATTCGTTTTCATATACTGAATCTGAGCTTGTGTCTTTTGGAACGCCATCTCAGGTTTATCTTTGATATGGTTGATAGCCATAACAATGATATTTGCTTTAGCGATAATAGGACGTAATCGTTTATAGAACGTATTATACGCAATCGCCAAACGCATGTTGTAGGTTTGTGTACCTAACTCATCACTATCTTCTACTTCTTTCGTTTGAAGAGATGGAAGAGAGTCAATTAGGTATACAGTTGGTTGTGGTAAACGAATTTCTTCACCGAATTCGTTAAACTTACCTGTATTATAGAAAAGCTCTTTGGTTTGCATTTTCATTTCAGCTAAGTGGTAGATATGTTTAAATGCATCCTCAACATAGTCGATTGGAGGCATATAATACTTTTCTTTCATTTCCATCGTACTGAAATGATTAAGAGCTCTGATACGAGATAGGTTAGAAGAACCTTCTGCATCGATATGATAATACTCACCGTACTCAAATGGACGGATAATATGTGAACCGGCTTGTACGCAGAAAGAAGTTTTTGCTACACCGGATTTGCCGATTACGGTAACGAATTGACCACCGAATAAACCTGTATTAGCCCAACGGTTAGTCACGTTATGGTCTTTATCAGTGACTGATAATAAATAACCATTTTGATAATCAAGTGGCATAAAACCTGTAGCATAACCCATTAAAGAACGGTCTTCTACAGCGAAAATACCCTTTTTATCATTTTGCAATAATGCATCATGTAATTTACCCATAAGTAAATCTCCTTTCGTATGTATTAATTAGTTGAACCTGCTATAACGTCTTAAGACGGTAGAAAGATGGATATACCAAACGGTATATCCATCTATAGTTACTAATTATTTAATACGAATGACTTTACCTTCAGAGCTAACTACATTCACTATACGATAGAAGTGAACACCAAGTTTAGCCAAGGATTCAATAACTTCGTCTTTGTTATCAATAATGGATTTAGTATCTTTATTGATAACGTAGGTTACCGCACTGATACGTGTTTTACGAGCATAGTTACGAAGTTCACGAGGAGCTACGAACTTAGCAGAACGATCGGATAAGTGGTAACGATGTTTGATACGGTCCATTTGTTCTTCTGTTACATCATCAAGTTTAACGATAGTGTATGTAGGACGTGCTGGACGGTATACACGAATTGGATGTGTACCATCTTCTAAGCGACGGTCAGATGTGTCAAAATAACCACGTTGACCTTTCGCAGGTACTTCAATTTTAGCGATTGTCGTATTCGTTACTTCATATGCATTACGACGGTCACTATAACGAACCATTACACGAGTTACCATGTCACGATCATAACCACGAAGAATAAATTGAATGAAAGGCATTTGTTCATTCACATTGAAAGAAACTACGAAGTGCATTACATCGTGTTCCGCATCAATTTTGTAATAATATACAAAAGCGTCTCTGGAGAAGTAGTTAATCATCTCCTTGCCTTCATCGAGGGATACAGAAATCAATAAGATATCTGTATTGTTACCTTCTTCTACTGGCATAATAAATGGGTTGAAATGGCGATGGTCAAATCGAATCGTTGTTGTTAAGTCAGATACTTGAGCGATATCAAAGCGATGACCAAATTCATCACTTAAGTCGATACGCATCACATCATCTTCCATTCCAGATGTTTTGAAAATGTCGATACCAAATTTAGCATCGTCTACCGTTGCGATACGTGCAAAGCGTTCAGCTTTGTCAATTACGTTCCATTGCGGTTTGTTAGTTTGATTGTAAATGTAAATCATAGTGTCTCTTGCCTTTCATGCAATAAGATAGATTAAAATAAACTCAATAATATGTAACTGTCCTAATAGAAAAAAATAAGAGTACATACAGCGAACCGTATGTACTCTTATCGTGTATAAACAGGTACCTATTTACACCGTCCGATATTATTTATCGGATTTTTTGTCTGTCTTTTTTGGGCGACCTGGTTTGCGTTTTTCTTTTGTTTGTTCTTCCGCTTTAGCCATGTCTTTTTCGACAGCTTCTTTTTCTTTAGGTGTGGATTGAATCAATTCATTTGTCAATTCACCCAAATATTTTTTGTAGACTTTACACACGTTTGTGTAGTCTTCTGGGTTCAATGTATCGAATTGGATACGACGAACACCATCGCGACCTTTCTTAGCATCTTTGATGCGTTCTACGCGATACGCTTTGAAGAAACCTTTCAATTCGGATTTACCAAATAAGTATTCCTTTTTAGCTTTCTTCAATTCTTTCTTAGAAAGTTTAGCTTCATTTACTTCAGGAGCAAACAATGTTTCACCTTCTAAGATAGATAATGCTAAGCGGCTGATTGCATTATACACTGCCATTTGAGGAACTGTGAAAGTTTCCAAAGCACGTGTTTTCTTTTCTAATGCAATACCCACTAATGCGTTTTGTACGATTTCAGTATCTGCATCATCTAATGCGATGAGGTAGATAGCTTTCAATACTTCAGGGTTGTTCAATTCTGCACCAATGTGTACAGTGTATTTATTGTCACCCACACGTTCAACACCACGTTTTTGTACTTTGTACAAAGATTGGTTCAAACGGAAAATGTATTTACGTACATTGAATTTATTCAAGTATTCGCTAGGTACAATGTTAGCAGCAATGTCAATTGCATATTCTTCATTGATACCCAATTTCATTAATTTCTTAATGGTTTTCTTAGCAGATACTCGAACGACGTCAGTTACAACGTCACGTAATTCCTTCCACACTTCGATCGCTTGCTTTTGTGCTTCACGTTCTTCTTGGGAAGGTACGATATCTGGACTTGTTTGTAAGCTTTTCTCGATACGAGAGTATAGCTTTTCCAAATAATCGACAAGCATAACATGCAAACCATCTGGAACTTCGTCTTTGAAGTTACGGTCAGTAACGATTTTACTGATTGGTTTGATGAAATACTTCATGGAAGAGATTAAGTCCAACATAAGCGGTTCATATTTACGCTCTTCCCCACGATAACTATCGTAGAAGTAATAATCTACGAGTGGGATAAGATTGGAACCGATATGGTCTTTGAGCTCATCCTTAGACATTTTTTTCAACATCTTCAATTTGAAGTTGCTGAAGATTTGTTTACCATGTGTTTTTTCCATAGTAATGCTCCTTTAGCTAATTAATAATTTTTATAGAACTAATTCTTTGTTTTGGCACTAATTAGTTCTAATGACACGCACGAGTGAAACCACCTTTCACTCAAAAAGATAATATATAAACGAATAGGTATTTAACCTATTCGTTTATATACATGATTGATTAGTATTTGTTTAGGATACTATCCATATCAAATTCGTCAACATCGCCATCGTTGCTGTCTTTGGTTGCTTCATAATCACCAAGTTTATTAACCGCAGTGTCTAATAGAGAACTTGTTTTTGTTTTACGAAGTTCTTCTTCCACACGTTCAATACGGTTGATGATAACTTTGATTCGATGATCAGGAATGGACAGACCACTCATAATCAATGCCAATGTATTCAGTTTATCGGAATCTGTATTTTCAGCGAAGTGTTTGAAGTCTTCTACAGGTTCACCGAAGAACTTACGAATACTTGGAAGATTTTCATTGAAACGGTCGTTAAGGCCTTTTGTAAGGTAAGCAATGAAGCCCATACGTTTAACGATATGGTCATCCATATCGGAATTTACCATACAAGAACCTTTTACGGCATGGTCTAATAAGATACCATCAAGGGATTCTTCTGGTCCAACGGAATCTTCATAGATTTCAGTAAGAACATCCATGAACATCAACCCTGGTACACTGATGATTTTACGCATGTCTTTATCATCAATCATACCATATGGGGAAGAATGAGAATGGTCGCCACGAATCGTAGAAATCATAGTAACGATTTCTTTATTGATTTCGCTCATTTGTTTATTCGTTGGAAGGTATGCACGTTTCTCATTATCGAATAACATATATGGACCACCAAGGTCAGACATTTCTTTCAAATATTCGATGGTGTTACGTTGTGCCCCAACGGACTCGCCTAGTGTAGGTAAGATACCTACGTTGATGAAAATTTTGTTTTCATCTTTCTTGTAGTATTGGCGAAGGATATCAGTCAAGATAGGACCCATACCAGAACCAGTACCACCACCAGTGGAGTTAACTACGAATACAATATCAACTGTATCCATAAATTTCTTAAAGGATTCATCTTTAATCAAATCTTTGATGTTATTTTTAACGAAACCTTTTGCAATGGAACGGTCTTTACCAGAGCCCGCACTATCACCAAAGATGATAGCGTCCATTTTAATTTGAATGGTATCTAAGTCTTTCTCAGATGCATTGATAGCCAATGCAGGAATATCTTTCGTAGAAAGACCTAATGCGGCAACTTGGTTACCTGCATTACCGATACCGATAATACCTGTCTTTAACATATGTAATCTCCTTTCAGGGGAATAAAACATTATTAATCTGTCACTTATCTTAGAGGGCAACAAAGAATTCGCCACGATTAGCTTGCCATGTAGCAAAGATACCAGCAGCATAGCAAAGTTCAGGAGCTAAGAATTCATGACCTGTAAGTCTAATCTTTAGATATGTATCACCAGACTCTGCATCCGCAACGACTTCGACATTGTAATCACAGTCGAATTCATTTTGGATTTCTTTTAATGGGTATTCCATATCTTTAATAATGAAATCAAGTGCATGATGGTCATCTAGGTCTTGTGTATAGATAACGACTTCACTATGACGAACTTTTTCAACCGCTAAGAATGTATTAGCACCCCAGAAGTTTTCTAATTCAAATACTTCGTCACCCTCTTCAGCACCATCCATATATCGATAGTTAACCATTACACTTAAGTCATTATACTTACGACGTTGATGGGTAATCGTATCAATAGCATAGAGTGTTCTAGCTTGTTCCTCTTGAGAGAATAGGTTAGCTTCAATAGCTAACAACCCATCATCACAATAAGTAACACGTGTTGTATCTGGATCAAGTGGTAACGTCATAGAAGCATGATATGTGGATGGAGGGAATATTTCAAATAACGCTACAGCAGCTTTATCATAGTCCCCTGTTTCACCAGCTTCATTCAGAATTTTATAGATTAAATCCATATGGGATTTTCTATATAAACCTTGACGAATCACATCATGGCCACTGATAGTCAACCACATAGCGATGACATCTTGGATAGACCCTAATGAGAATATCATTTCATCTTCTACTGTATCTAACCGAAGTTGTAATTCAGGTACTTCACATGCATCAATAGACGCTTGGTCGGTTACGAATGAAATATCGAAATAGAGTGCACTGCATAACGCAAGTGCTAGACGAAATGGAATAGTTTCTTTATGCTCTTCTTTCGCTAGAAAGATAGCATATTCTTGTTTATTAAGCATAGTATAATCTCCTTACCCTATTATCGTAGACTAATGAACCGAACAAAGTTCATTGCTCCACCAATTTTATTAAGTTCTTCGCATAAGTATAGTACAATATCATCAGCACAGATATTCACACTAGCCTCCGCAGAGAACCATATATAAGATGACATAGTCCCATCGCTGTTAGTTAACACACAACGATTTGGAATACGTCCACAGTATGTAAATACAACATCTTCTACCCATTTAGATACTTTATCGTAGAATTGATGTTGTGTAAATCCGAAGTTGTCTAATACTTCTTCGGATACTTGTATTTGTGTATTAACAGCAACCTGACTGAATGGTTTACGATGTCTGAAAATAGCTTTTTCTCTACTTTCAGTCTTCATCACCAACCCTCTTGTAATTGGTTCACCATCAACCCTAGAACTACCTGTTACTACAAAAGGAACTTCATCGGATAGGAATCTATCATTTAGAAACTCTCTAAAGTAATATAGGAATGCTTTACAGTCATCATTGATTGTATACCCAGAGATGTTTAGTCCAATAACCGACGCTGAACGATAGGTTTGCATTAGGTCTACATCACTCGCAATACGACCAAACTTAGTTATATATAGCTGGTTATAGGGTGATGTAATAGGGAAGCGATAATTGAGCTTATCCAATACCTGTTTAATCAGACTTGGGTTCTCAATACACATTCTAACTCGCTTGAGTAATTCAAAATTACAACGTTCATTGAAGAACTCCTTAGCAACATGCTCGTTTACTATATCGCGAAGGAAGTTGATGATTGTTGAACCATCTTCAGATGTTTCATGGATATCTAATATAGTATCCACACTTTGATGAGTGAAGAATGCTTTAAATGAATAGTATTTGTGTCTATCGTCTCCGATGATACAAATACGTACACCATAGATATCCAGAATCTTATACATCAGTGCACAAAGATCATGATGTAGTTGTGGAACTGAAGCTCTATCTTCTGGTGAAAATACAACCACTTTTTCTAGAATACGTCGATTCATTGTTCTACTCCATCTTTAACACAGTTTGAAATCATATCAGCAAATTCGATGATTGTTTCATCATCGATTGCTTTTGTTAACTTATACACTAGCATGAATGTACCTTTAGCTGCTTGAATCGTGTCATATTCATATTCTAATTCAAGATGTAATGCTTGGTTACATCCATCAACGATACGTTTCAATACGTGTTTAGTGAGGTCATATTTACCAGAAGATACTGTTTTAGGAACAATCATCAATCTGGCAGATGGATCTTTAAATCGACTAGAGAACGGAATAAAGTTTCCATTAGCATCTAGTGACACATTCATCACGTTTGTATCTTGACTTGTGCTATATAACATCATAACCATATCACGTTTATCATGAGGGATGGAATGAGCCTGATGAATAGCGAAGTCAATGTCTGAGTAGTTACTAAAACCATCAACTTGTTTACAAGTGTATTTAATCAACGCAGTATCTAAACTACGGTATAACAAATCGATTTGACCATGAATCAAACGAATCGTTTTCATTTGTTCTTTAGCGGAACGTGGGAAGAGACCATTCAACCGAGCAGATGCTTGGTCAACTGTTAGATTTCGCATGGATAACTCACTGATAGTATCGCGAATGATTTGGATATGATCATTTCGATACAACCAGATTGGAATATTACCCATAATGAAGTTGATAGCAGACTCTAATGTCTCTCTACGCTGTTCATCATTTTCTTCATATAGATTGAAATTAGGTGAATAGGTTTCATTTACCACTACCGTCATTGGTTTACCGAAATGACTGCGACCAACCACAATAGAGTGCTCAATAAATAGAGCATTACAAAGGGAATCAATGAAGCGAACGCAATCGTTCGCTTCATGACTTTCTAAATAGGATGTTACAAATTTGATGTACTTTCTCATCTTTCTATACCTCGTTATACTTTCTCGATTACAAGAGTGCCGTTAGTAACCCAACCAGAAGCGGAGGCATGACCACCACCACCGAAGGATTCGGCGATTTTATTAACCATAATTGTTTTCTCAGGATTTTCACCGAGACGGTAAATGGAGTATTCCATTTTACCTTTAGCATTCAATGCAAATACGATACCTACTTCGTAGTTATTCTTAACAGTTTCGAATATAAAGCTACCTTTTTCCGCAGTATTCACAGCAATCGCATGTACATCATCAAACTTACGAATACGACATGGGAAACCAAGACGTTTAAGTTGAGATGCGAAATTGGAAGTTTTATACTCCATAATAGGAGCACCTGCATCAAGAATCGCTTTAGCTTGTTTCGTATCATCTAAACTGAAGAACGCTTTCCATTCTTTACCTACTTCATTTTGTGGTTTAGGCATGATAGCACTGAACCCATCATTGAACATAAGGTTTTGAATGTATTCTTCGTAGGTAGTGAAACGCCATACATCGAATCGACCTGCTGCTTTAACACATGCAGGAATATCCTTAGTATTCTTTAAGAATACAAGTAAACCTTCTAAATCATACTCTTTACCATTTACCACTAAGATATCGCGGCTCTTTTGGTACGTTGTATGATGGAAGTATAAGTAGCATAATTCACAGGCGGCTAACCCATTGAATTGAAGACCATTAATAGTGGCTGGATAGTCTCGATACTTGTTAATGGATGATAAATGATGGTCAATCCAGATGATTCTATCTAAACCAACTTTATCCACCAATTCATCGAAGTATTGAACAGGTAAAGAGAAATCCACTATCAATACTAAATAATCTTTATTAATTTTGGAAAAATCGAATTCCATATCATAGTTAGCAGATAGGAATTCAAATGGGACTTTACTCAACATCTTAGATGTGCGAGCAGCCATTGCAGATGCGTATCCGTCCATGTCATTATGATGGATACATAGTACTTTTTTAATTGACATACTTTCTTTCCTCCGTTTACTAAAAAAACTTGCCGGGATCGTAGAAAACTAGTAATAATCTACCGACACCCGTACATAATAGCATAATATATAACCATAAAAAGGTTTATATATTATAATGGTAAGTAAGTTACAGTATTAATATTTATTCTTAAGGAGTAGAATACGATGAAAGATATTCAAATCGACTACGGCTTATCCCCTACAGATTTAGACTTGAACATTGAACTGTTACCTGAGTTCTATAACCCAGAAACAGTAGGTCCACGTCTTAAAGTGATTGATTGGCATGAGTCGTATAAGACTGACATGATTACCAATAAGGGGTTTATTGTAAAGACAAAGCCATTTAATAAAAAGAAACTGAAAGATAGCCAAGGGAACATCACATCGACTGGGGCAGCAAAAGAAATGGATGGTATCCATTCACCACGATTTGGTTCCGATTGGCAAGATGATAATGCGTTTGCAGAACGCTATCGTTGTTCATGTGGTGAGACGATTGGTAAATTCTACCTAGGTCAAACATGCGACCATTGTGGAACGAAAGTTAAATTCGTTGACGTGGATTTGAACATGTTTGCTTGGTTGAAGCTCACTGCACCATTCTATATCATTCAACCATTGATGTATATTAAGTTGAAAGACTTCTTCGGTACTGATACGCTAGAAACTATTCTAGACTTCAAGAAAGAAATGGATATCAATGGTTACTATAAAGAACCAGATGAAACGGATAAAAAGAATCCATTCGCTGGTATTGGTATGGTTGATTTCAAAGAACGATTCGATGAAATCATGTACTGGTTCAAAAAGAAGAAGAAAAACAAATTGGACTTGTTTGAAAACATTATGATTGATAAACATAAAATTTTCGTTCAAGAAGTTCCAATCTTCTCTTCTGTATTACGTCCAGTATTCTTCACCAATGAAGACTATTCATACACTAAAATCGATACATGCTACAATGCGATGTTTGGTAGCTTCGAACGATTGAATGAGGAAAAAGAAGGCTTATGTCTTCGTAATACAACCAAGGTGAATAAGAACTTATATCGAGCTCAAGTGAAATTGATGGAAGCATATTCCCTTATCTTCACGTCCTTAACGGAAAAAGAAGGTCATATTCGTCGTAATATCCTTGGTGGTAAAGTCAACTTCAGTTCTCGTAACGTAATCATTCCTGATGCACGCTTACGTTCCTACCAAGTTCGATTACCGTATGTAGGGTTCATGGAACTCTATAAAGAAGAAATCATCAACCTTATTGTTAAGTTAACTGGCGTTAGCTACAACGTAGCGGTGGATGAATGGTTTAAAGGGTTCCGTAAATTTGACCCTAAAATTTACAAGATTATTCAATATATGCTAGAGAATACGAAGTATAGAACTAAGATTCTATTAAATCGTAACCCAACCATCGATTTCGGTTCCTTTGTATGTATGGAATGTGTAGAAGTTAAGAAAGACTACGATGATTTATCTTGTAGCTTACCAATCTCTATCCTAACATCATTGAATGCTGACTTCGATGGTGACGTATTGAACATCATATCCTTGAAGACGAATGAATTGAAGAAAGCATTTGACCAAGTATTCAATCCACATAAGTCTTTGATTATTGACCGTAACACAGGTCGATTCAACAACAAATTCTCATTGATTAAAGACCAATTGATTGGCTTATATCAATTCTGTAATAAGTAACAGAAACATCCCCATACAATCGTAATGACTGTATGGGGATTATTTTTTTTTATGAAAAAAAGAAATACAGAGTATATGGAATTACCCATATACTCTGTATCGTCATGTATTTTTCGTATTATAAGAAGAAGATTGGAGAGTCGATCTTAAGTACCGTGTGAGTAGTTATCTCACATTACATATATGTACTCATTTATAAGTACATGGTCAGACAAATCTGTAGAGGTGATGAACGATGAATCAAGCTGTAGTTAATTCTAGCTTAGCCCACACAGTCGGGAATGTAACATTCCAAATGACTGAGTTTATTAAAAGTATCTTTACACCCAATTTCTTTAGACATACACACATCTCTAGCCGTATGGCTTATAGAGAATTCAAAATAAATGAAAATAGACAGGAAGCTGCCTTTATTAAGAAGAATCGTCCGATTCTTATTATTAGGCCTCATTTAGAAATCAATGATGATATCTTTATGTCAGGTTCCATGTTCACTCGTCTATATAATGGTGCCACTAACTATAGTAAAGACTATGGTCAGTTCCTTCCATTATTCCGTGATGATGTAAATGATATTTCATTATCATACTTCATGAACCGTGTTCGTGTGGTATTACAAGTCACAATGATGTTCGATACAGCATACCAACAAATTAACGTATTTAATTCATTACATAATCGATTCAATGAGAATCAAATCTATTGGGTACATACCGCATTAGAATGCTTTGTCCCTGGTCAGATTGTCGAACAAATGTCGACACTTGCTAAAGTACCGATTCGTAATGAAGAGATGACGGTAAGACCATTCCTTGAATATCTAACAGGTCACTCGAATAAGTACTGGACGTATAAAGAAAAGACGGCTTCTTCTAGAGAAGAGTTCTTTATATACTATCCAGTTAATATGGAATACGTACTAACTGATTTAAGTATGGATGATTTAGCGAAACATGGTTCTGTATCTGAATCAGCGAATATCAATTTCACATTATCCACCGAATTCAATACGATTGGGGCTTACCAATTAAGTACTGAACGTGATGATGTAATGTTTAAAGCTAATATGGGTATGGAAATCAGTACCACGGATGGTATTGGTATCAACACCTATTATACGCCATCTAAACTCTTCAAAGAAGAAGATGAAAATGGTTATAAGTTATTCTTCACGAACATGTTCCAAATTGAAGAAGGTCTACCTCCGAAAGAACCGGATGTATTAGACCTATCTAAACTTCTTGGAAGTTCCGTGTTAGATGAGATATTGGAATATCATCATAAGCATGGTATTTCAACAGATATGCTATTTAATTTCATTATCCTTAAGAATGAAACGATTCTGAAAGGAAAGAAAGAAAAACCTGGTGATAAAATCGACTACGTTGTTGACTTAGAACATAAACGAGTCTTGATTTATAATAAGAATGAAGATGCTACGTATCGTATATTAATCTATGTGAATAATCTATACATTCATCAGATTTCTGATGCGATTAGTGACTATCAATCATTCTACGAGTATGATTATAAAGAACGCTAGTTCTACATTGGAGGAAACATGAAGGTCAAAAAAATCAAACTGTTATTAGAAAGCCTAGAAGCATTCAATAAACTTCCCGACCATGAAGTGGAAGTATTCGAAGGTCCATTACAAATTGGAGCACAAAAGATTCTTATCGTTAAACCGAATAAGCAACCCAGCTTTAAAACGATTTGTGATTTGATTACATCTATTGATGCGAATAAAATCGTTGAAGAAACGGATAAAATCAATGCTCAAGTTGGACTTCCTATTTTCATCGTTATGGGTAATGCTGAAATGCCGATGAAAACTGTGTTACTATCCACTCGTTTCGGATATATCGGAATGAATGTCATTCCTGATGAAGTATTAGAAGAAGAAATGAAACACCAGGCCGAAGTTCCTGAATTGGACGATGAGCAAGTGGTGAATATTCTTAAAAATACACAAATCATCTAAGCGTAAGTGTACTAGACCCTCTACGTCTAGTACACTTATTTTACGTTGACAAGTGATTAATGCTATTATAAGAAAGAAGGAGAGTATCGAAATTATGTTAGGTACCACACAAATCACACAAGATGTTTCTATGAGTGAACATCTGAAACAGATGTACAAACTTCCGTTCACAGATGAGCAAATCAGTAAAATTGATTCATTCTTCGCTTCCATTCATGATAAAGATGAGCATGCGACTGTACACTTTACAGTGCATAGCGATGTGGAATCATTTGCCTATAATCTAACATTGCATCGATATATTGAAATCGACCGGATGTTAGAGAGTCTATATACTGAAGATTTAGTGTTCTCTCTAAATCCTGTAAAACCCGGTGTACTGAATAATACGATGATTAAAACCCATCATTTGAAAAAGGTTGACACGTTCAACTATCCTGATGTTGATATCGACCCAAATATGGAGTATAATGTAGCGGTTGTTCGTACCGTAGAGTATTATATTAGAAAAGCAGAAGACCGAGTAATCACAGATAGCATCAATTATGATATTATCATTTTAAATACCCATTTAGATGTACCTATGACTGGTATTATCTTCGAAGATTTAAATGATGATGATTTAGTTCTACTTGAAGGAGATGATACTCATGAGTAATCCACGACAATTTCCATCCATTCGTGAATCCTATTGTTACACGATGATGAATAAAGGTGGAGCTATGGATAACTTGTTAAAACAGTTCTTAACTAAGTCTGTAGCGATTTCACCAACACAGGTCGAAGACCAAATTAGTAACATTCGCCGATATTTCAAATATCCACTTGTAAATGATGTATTACATGCATTCTTAAACAATGACCATGTATACGCTAGAATGTTCCCAGCTGGTATTGCTGTATCTAATCGCATTCCAGTATCTTTACCATACTTCTTAACAGGTCGTCCAAACGACCTATCTGGCGTATGTATCTTAGATAACATCGCTAACTATGATGAAGATGGTAATGTAAACATTGACCCTAAGAAGCTTTATGTACTATTAGAGTCCACTTATCTAGCTAAACAAATTCAACAAAACCCTCGTAAGTTAGATAATACGATTGTGTATGTAGAAGCTGCTTCTATCTATGCACATATGCTAACTCGAGTTCTTAATAAACTTTATGCATTGAATGTAGATAAATCTGCATTTGCTAAGGTTATCTATTTATGTGCTAAATACTTCTTCTTGACTATCCTTAGAAAAGAAGATAGTGATATGGTACAAAACTATTGCCTAAAAATCTCTGGTTTGAATATGATTGCTATCAAAGATATCGATGAGGCATTCAGAACGGAAGATTATGCAAGCATTGCAACATTCTTGACTCGTATGCAAGAAATGTCCTACTTGCTTACAACAGGCATGAAAAATTTAACAGTTCGTAACTATATTAATGCATTCTTAACAATGTATGGTAACTCTGCATTGTTTGCATTAGAAAGCTTCAGTTACTTCTTGTTCAATATCATCAGTGCTGTGAATGGTGGTTTCTTAAACAACCAATATGCATTTGATGATATCATTGGTAAATCTGGTGATAAATTCTATTCCTGGGTTTCCAACGCATACAAAAAATAATTCAATTCTCACTGTATAACTAAAGGAGTTAACTGACTATGCCTGAAGACATCACAAAGGATTCAGTGAAACGAGAACTGGCTCTTGGGGACTTAAACCCCAAGATGTTCAGGAAGTTCTTCGCTGATATGCAGATTAAATCCTATCAATATGATTACCGAATCCAAAAGGATTTAGTAAATTATCATGAAGAGCGTTTTACTACTGCTCAATTGAAAGTAGAAACCGCTGCCAATATGTTTGAAAACAACCATACTGAGCGTGTTATGATGTTCCCTATGAAACATCAGTTCATTGCTACGGGTCGTCGTAAAGCATGGCGTGATTCTGCTATTTATAATAAAGCATTGACATTTGATGACGTTAACCATAACCGTAGACTCTTCAAATACAATGTGTTGGTATTCATCGATAACAAACTCTTCACGAATATTCGTATCAAACCGAATGAAGAGTTCACAAATATCTATTTCCGTCGTAGAGATATTGCTAAATATCTAATTGACACAGCTAAAGTAATTACCGTGCTCTTCATTCCGAACGCGGTAATTTCTGTGGCAGAAAATATTGATAACTCTGTGGCAAATGGGAGTGCTCTGTCATTGCAAGCCTTCAATTCCACTGCTTCAGACTTCAATATCACTGACAACTATTTTGCGTTAATGCAAAACAAAGCGACGCAAGAGTGTACCTATGCTAGAGCGGAATATGATGCGGATACTAAACGATTCGTATTCCCTGGTCATAACACTCGTGCCTTAGCAGGGTCTCATCGTTTGATTATTATTGGTACTGAGTTACTCTTTAAAATCATTACAGTTGAACCAAATACAGAATGGGTAGATTTCGAATTGAAATCTATGCCATTACCTAAGCATAACATCATTGTTATGCAACACGATAAAGAACTGAATACATTCTACCCAAATACAGGGTCTATTGTATTAAGTGAAGCATACCCTAATATCATTGGTATTTCTAATCCACAGAAATTCAATCTATTATTGATTGCCTTATATGCTGACCATACGCAAAACAAACACATCAAGTTTGATACAGAGATGGACTTCTATTTGGAACAAGTGGATCTACTCCAACGATATAACCAAAATACAGTTCCTGATATCTTACGGAACTATGTACCAGCTAAATGGGATTATAGCCTTAAAGAATACTTCGATAAGAATAATGGTATTCATGAAGTTGATATGACTGAACGATGGAATCCATTCCATTATAAGATGAATACTATTAGTGGTCTTATTAAGTTATGGGCTGAATTCTATTTAGAATACGAACGTAGAACGTATGGTTTCTTAACAGGTTGGTACCATGACATCTCCAAATGGAGTGCTGAACACCTAGCTTCTAAAGAACGTACGTCTACTGATACAGATGTACCATGGAGTCCAAATGCGAAAGAGCAAGTGGACCATAAGACATTTGCTGAAACACAATACGTATTTACCTATAAGAATGATATGAAGTACGATGATGCGAACTCCTATCTATTCTATATTGATGGTAAAATGGTAATCCCTTCTGCGGTTATCGTCCACAGAGGGTTCCAATATGTATACTTACCTAAACGCCTAATTAAACCAGATTCCATGATTGAAGTGGAACGATTTGATGGCATTAGCTTCAGTAAGCAATTTGACAATATTCCTGAAGAAGGTATCGTTGTTGACTTGAAGAATATCCTTAGAACTGGTACAGTGGCTAACTCATTCTTCTTAACTGATAAGCAAGGTAACTATGCTAACATCAACTTCGTTGTATCCGTTATTGATACAGAAATGGATAATGTTGAATCTGTATTGGATTTAACTAACTCCGTTTACTATATCACACCGAAGATGAAGTTACGTATCAAACCTCTATTCCCACAATATGCGAATACAACTGTATTCCTTAGAGTGAATAACCGATTGGTTACGTACACTCGTAAGAATAGTGGTGACGACTATAATCGTCCATCTAAAGTAAACTTCAATAACTTGAAACGTATCACCAGCGTTAAGAAAGACGTATTACCAAGACTTCGTATCTATACGGAAGATGGTCGTATGTTCTCTAAACGCTCGTATGTTATCTATAAACATAATACGTTCAATGAACAACCTAAGTTCAACTTACCGGTTAGACCAGGTGAAACCCACTTTAATCGTATTGCTTATGTAGGTTATGATGAACGATTGATTTATCATAGACGTCATGTTCGCAATGATGGTTTCGTTGACTTAGAAGGTAAGACAACTCGTCCTATCTGTTTAGCATATCATGATATCTACTTGAATGGTGTTCGTTTACATAAGAATGATATTCGAATCATCGCTCCATTTAAGTTCATTATCACAACGCTTAAGAAACATAATACGCTCGATAACTTGGAAATCTATGAAAAAGTACATGCATCTGATGCGATGTTCAAATTTGAAATCGATGAAGATTCTTCCTACTTAGCAGATAGATTATTCAACCAAGATAAAGAGTACCAAAAGAAAGTACTAGATGCATTAGAGAAAGTTAACCCAGATGGTTCCGTTACGGATTTAAATGATATCCGTAACTGGTATAAAGACTTCCTCGATGATTGGTTCTTCAATCATTTCGTAAATGCGGATAGACGCTATGACTTAGAGTTCTATGAGCCATTATTCGATGAGACTCATGGTTATCGTGTACTATTAAACGGTGACGACCGTGTACGTTATCACGTTGCACAAGAAAACCGTTTCTATATGTGGCATGATAAAACTCTCGGTGAAAACAATGGTGAAAACCCAGCTCCTCGTAATTCATACGATGAAGTGGATGGTAATACACCTGATGATGCTGTAACCATTACAGAACGTGAATACTTAGATAATGGTATTAGCTTTGGTAATGTTAAAACTGTCTATGACTATGATACAGAGATTCTTCATAAACCTAAGGAAGAAGAACCGATTATTACTGATTTAACTGGTAAAGAAATCGTCGATATCAACCAAAATAACCATACGATTATTCATGATAAGTATGAAACTGGTGAAGGTTTCAAACGTGATAAGATTGGTACTGAAACTAGAAAAGGTGCAGTGAAAGAAGTTGACCCTCAAGGCCCATTAGCTGAACCTCCTGTGGATGTCGTTATCGTTCCATTTGAAGACCCTAATCCTAGAATGCCTGAGCGTATTGCTACACCCGAGCCAACTCTACCTGAAGAAGGTGAATATCCTCGTGTAGAACCAGTTAGAGATTCTAGAATTGAGTTTGCTTCAACGAGAACATCTACTGATTTCTTAGAGACACCAGGAAATGATTTCCTTGTTAGAGTGGAAGATGAGTTTGAAGGCTCTATTTCTACGATTGGTGAAGGTGGAGTAGCAGATGGTAAGACATCTAACGTACTTCGTTTAGTTGCTACTGTGAAAACACTAGCTAGACCAATCTTCGTAAAAGTAGTGGATGCTAAAAACCGTATGGTATATAACCATAAAATCTCCACTGAGAAACTCAACCAAATTAACCAAAAACTTCGGATTATCCCAGGTAAGATGGTTGTATCACTTGTAGATAAAGACCCTAGTAAACCACCAGTGCAATTCCCATTGGAAATTACATTCGGTGAGGGTGTTCCTAGAAGTGGTATATTAAGTTCTTCTGTTTGGACTACTGAAGATTTAGTAGGTAAACCATATGCGGATGATACATTCCCATTGTATCCTTTAAACCGAAATTCTACGACTGTCCGTATTACCGAACCAACGCTATGTAATAAAGAAGGTAAAATTCTTTCCATTACGCAAAAGGGTACTGGTAAACGGTTAGTGTACGAATACTGTCGACCTAGTCGAGGTAAGAGATATATTGAATTCACTCTTCATAAACCTGATACAGCAGTAACGATTGAATATGTTGATGCTAACTCTCCTGCTACTATGGATATTGAGTTAATCAACAATCGGTATACGACTACCATTGCTCAATCGATTTACTCTACATTCAAGGATACTACAAACGAGTACTCTGTATTACCAGCTGTATTCGATGTAGCTAAGAGTGATACTGTATTATTATCAGCTTCTAACTATCGGTTACGCGTTCCTGCTAAAACAGGTTACGCAGTTCAAATCGATAGTCCTACAAATACACCAATTAAATATGCTTGGTTTACAAGTAAGAATGGTGTAGATAATCGTCTATTAGCGGAGCATGCTCCTAAGATCATCACTCCTGTTGCTAGTGGTCGAGTGTATACATATACAATCCCAGTTGACTGGCCATTAACTGAATTGGCTCCGAATACAACCGTACCTAAATTAGCACTTTGGGATGCGAGTCGTCTATTGAATATTACATATAGTGACGAGCAACGTCAAAGTGGTGGTATGATTGTTCGTGATGGTGAATGGGATGATAGAGGACCATATGCATCTCGTATGTATCCTACCTATGCAGATGGAACAGATTCCGATACGTTTGTATATAGCAAACCTGGTATCTGTACAGGTCCAGCAACTAAGTTATTCACTGTTCGAGAAGGTAGTGATAGAGGTATTACTGTAGCTGCTAGATTCTTGGACCCTAATAAAGTATTTGATAATATCCCTATTAAAATAGCGAATCCGTATAGTGATATCTGGATGAACTATGAAGATGTGGGAACTATCTATACATTAAACGTTGGGCGTAGTGAAGTTACTTTGAATGACTTGTATGTATTTAATTCCAATATCGGTAATGATTTGGAAGGTCAGCGTGTAGATAGTCTTGATATGACTAGAACTGATAATCGATACGTACACTTCAGTGATCAAAGTATTCTTGCGTTCGATATCCCAACTAAGAATATCGGTGGCACTACGAACCTCACACTTATCGAAGTTGTATTTATTGACCCTACGAACAACAATGTGGTTTATACGTACCGCTATGATAATAGAGCCAATGCTCAACGAAATAAAGGTTCTAACCATATTCGATTAGAACCAAGATTCAATAACTGTCGAGTGGAATTCCGTCGTTATGTTCCACCTAAAACATTGGAAATCCAATATGGTGCAGGTGTACCAACTGATGGTTTACTTGTATCTTCTGGTTGGAATAAAGCACCATATGCTGCGGATACATTCCCTATGTATGGTGAAGGTGAGAAATCACCAACTCGTGCAATTACTATTGAATCCGATACACTCCTCAATAGAGGTACATCCTTCAACATGTCTGAAGGTAAAAAATCCGTATTAGAAGTTCGTGATTTACGTACAGATACCGTATTAGTTCGTGTCCCTGTAGGACAGAACGGTCGTCCTAATGGAATTACGTTTACGATGGAAAATCCTTCCTACGGTGTACGTATAGAGTATGTGGACAAACCAGTTTACCGTATCTATATCCCGAACTCCTTCAATATGTATACTTCCGTTATCTCTATGCATGACGGTAAAGTATTCGATATGATTAATGCTGGTACTGGTAGTTCCGTATTACATTATATCTTAGATGCTAATTCTCAGGTTGAATGTAGAACGGCTGTTAAGAACCAAACATTACAAATTGACTCTGGTCTCGTTACCAATATCGATGTGGTGAATTACCATAAAACATCCTCTATTCCTAAGCTATTGGCAGAGATTCATAATGCATTCGGTTCTCATGAACGATATTTCTATGGAACTCGTACAACTGCCAATGTGAATAGTATCACTATCCCACATACAGATATGGCTCAAATCCTATCTCAAGCAATTAAGAATAGAGAAAAAGGTGCATTTGATATCACTACTGCCGCAATTACACTCACAACACAACATGTGTATTTGGATTTAACTGCTGAGAACTACGATATCACTAATGGTAAGACGCTAGTATATGATACCACAGTTAGTGGTAGACCATATAAACCTAATCAAATTGAGATTTATGAAGGTCTTAACTTGATTAAGAATAGTTTCGGTAATAACGACCATTCCATTCTTAAAGCACCGTATAGTTCCGAACTAACGTTATATAATAGAGAATTATTTGGTAGTACTGCTAGAAAAGTATATGGTATATACGACGTATCTCGTAATGAACTTATGGGGTATATTATAGCTGATACCAATAACGATTTTCGACCACTGTACTTCTCACCTAGGTTTAAACAAACTCGCTACTTACTTAAAGAAGTACCAGGTTCTAAGATATTTGCATTGAATTTAATCAATCAGAAATCATTTGCTGATTTAGGTGTATCTCGTATTGCTACAACGTATCTTACAAAACGTTTCTCCGCAACAAACCCATCACCTAATCCAGATTCTGATCCAATATATCAATCGATATCATACTGGGCATTTGTAAACAATAAATCCACAGATAACGTACCTATTCGTTATTCGAATACGAAACAAGAAACTATCCAAATTGGTTTCGATGGTACTAAGATTGCTGGTAAAACGGCTATTGTTATTGGTGGAGATGGAACGATAGTGTATTCTCAAGATTTAGGTAAACTATCCCATCCGTATAATATCTTCATTAAGGTTAAACCTGAATGGAATGGATATTCGTTGAAAATCGTTGATACTAGCACATTGATTGATGTGTATACTAATGATACGCTTCCATTATCAGCAATTTCGCTATTTGATCACACTAATAATAAGGTTACTGGTACATGGTTAGTGGACCCTACTCATGCGGTGATTACCCCTATCCCATCCTTATTTGATAACCGTGCAAATCAGAATACGATTAACCGTTTCAATGTGCGTTGTGATAAATTAGCTACTCTTGATCCATTCGATAAAGTAGCTATCGTTGAACAAATAAGCGGTAATATAACTAAGATTGTTGGTGTTCGCTTCTTATCCTTAAATAAGGCTGAGAATAGTGAATTTGATATTCCATTCATTATGAAGTATAATTCTGGTGATAGTTATCGAATTAGAATTGAAACGGGTTCTACTCTATTTGGTAAGGCGATTCGGATTACTCCGAGCAACAACTTCAAATCAGAGGTTACACGTTTCGATACCTATCGAAATAACTACAGTGATGGTGCTATCAACAATCGCGGATTGCGAACTCTAATGACTAAAGGTGTTAACATTGACCAGTTTGCTAATGATGGAGTAATACCTATTATATTCCATACTAAGACACAAGCCAATGGTAAACCATCCAATATGTCTGAATCCATGGATACAGTTCCTTGGTATATTGGATTAAAATGGTTCGTTGGGTTACAGATTCCGAATTCACAAGTGTTTACTTACTCTTGTACGACGATTACTGGTTCCAATAGTAAAGAAACTTCAGTTGAAGGTGGTTGGAGAGAATTGAATCTAAGCTTTGTTGATGATGAAGCTAGAATCTCTGCGAATAGTAGTAATATCACAGTTGGTATCAATCGTGAAGTTGTTCCTATTCGGTATACAATCACATATTCGGGAATCAATACCGTTAAACTGATTGATCAAGCTGGAACAGTTAAAGAATTAGGTACTCCAGATGCGAGTAATAGGTCAAGTAAAACTGATGGTGGAACAATCGGTTCAATGCCTACGATTACATTGAAGGTGTTGTTAAAACAAACCAGAATGCGTCATTGGGTTCCAGATCAAGTTGTTGGTTTATATAATGGTGACACCCTTGTGTGGACTTTGCCATATGACCCGAATACAGGTGTTGATTATAAAAATCAAATGGAAAATGGCCGAAATAATTCTGAAAAATGGCTTACCATCGAAGTTCCAATCAAACCAGATTATAGCTTTGCTATAACCACTTGGAATAATAAATGGGCTTTCCATTAATCCATACTACTACAAGAGAGAATGCTTCGGCATTCTCTCTTTCATTTGTTTTTGATAACAGTCTTCACAAATATATATTATAAACACGAACCGTATTTTTATTTTATACAAGGAGAACGATATGAAACAGGATAAAAATAGTCTCATATTCGCTACCAAATGGCGAGATGAGATGCGTCGGAAAATCAAAATGGTATATCCCACTATTTCCGATGAGTTAATAGAAGAAAAACTAAAAACTGTATTAGAAAAACGAATTGTTGACCACCCATGTCAATTAGATAATAACTACTTAGGCACTGCTAGGGATGCGTCTCTATTGGCAGTGCATGAATTTATCTCAGAATCTAAACCGATTCTTGGTGGTCATGGTGTATTATTCAAAGCTCACGATAAATCACCGAATGCTTCGGCGGGTCTATTGATAGAGAGCTTGGATAACCGTTCTAGAATTAAAGCTGAACGTAAAAAGTTTCCTCAAGATAGTTATGAATTCCTAGTAAGGGATATTGGTCAAGGGAATGAGAAGGTTATCGCCAACTCATATTACGGTGCCGCAGGTGCTGAAACATCTGTATTCTATAATCTATACGTGGCAGCATCCACAACGGGTACAGGTCAAGCATTGATTGCTACCGCAGAAACTTCCTTCGAAGCTATATTAGAAGGTAATGTTAAATTCTTCGACTTAGATGAATGCCTATTGTTTATCGACCGAGCGTTGAGTGTATGCGGTACGGAACCAAAGTTCCCGATTACGAATCCATATTCGGACGATATGACACAACGTGTCGTTAATAGGATGATGAGTCAATTTAGAGAGATAGGTAATCATGACGATGAATACCGAAGCATATTGACTAAGGTCATAGAACCATTATCAGACTATCAGAAGTTGGTATTATTCTTCAAGAATAATCTATATCCATTCTTCCGAGATGTACCTGAAGTAGTAGAACTGCTGACTATTCTATGTTCCACAACGAAATCCTTCCGTAATCCGAATAAGATTCCAGAAGAATTAACTGGTAACTTGAACCTATTGTGGGAATACGTGTATCATTATGTGTGCCATATCTTCCCAATTCGTTCCCGTATCGTTCGCGATACACAACATACACGATTTGCGACGATTACACAAGATACAGATTCCACAATGGTAACGATTGCCAAATATATGGAATTGATGATGAATCAAAATCTGAGTGATTCCATAGCTGCTGAAAATGAAGATGAACTCGACTTCATATGCTGTAATATCATAGCGTATATACTCACACTCTATTCACAAAAGTTCTTAGAGAGATACTGTGTAGATGTAAATATGCCTAAAGAACAGCATCATCGTATTAATATGAAGAATGAGTTCTATAACTTAACGATGATTTTAACCCCTAAGAAGAAACGGTATGTATCCTATACACGACTTCAAGAAGGCCAATTGATTGACCCACCAATGGTTAAAATCTCTGGTCTAGATTTTATTAAGTCTACTACATCCGATGATGTAAAAGACTTCTTCACATCCATCATTCATGATGACATTCTTAAAGCTGAAACCATCAATGTAAGCAATATCATTCGTAAGATTAAGGTATTCAAGAATATCCTTAGACAGTCTTACTTAAATGGTGAACTTACCTACTTAAACCTAGTATCAGCTAAAGAACCTGAAGCCTATAAGAAACCATATAGTCAGCAAGCTATTAAAGGTACTATCGTATGGAATGCGGTAGAAACTGACCGATTGATTAACTTACCTGAAAAGATTTATATCGTTAAGATGGACTATAAGACAGAGAAACGATTTAAAGAAAACTTTGAAGCGTTCGGTCATGCCGGTCCTATCTTACAAAAAGAAATCTTCGATAGTAAAATCGATGATATCTCAAAAGGGGGTATTACCGTTGTAGGGATTCCTCAAAACATTGATAGACTCCCAGACTGGTTAATCCGCACTATGGATATAGAAACCATGATAGATGATATCGTTTCTAAATTCAATCCTATTTTGGAAAGTCTTGGTGATGTGACATTACGTACTCGTTCCGGTACCGCACATATGAGCAATATCATAGACTTATAATAAGCATATATTATACCATATATAGATATGGATTTCTATATATGGTATAATTCATTACAGGAGAAAAATACAATGACACCTAGGCAGCATGACAACATGGAAAGACTTTATCACGTCATTAAAACACTGGTGATTCTTTCCTACATCTCAATTATCCTTCTCGTATTCTACCTAATGGCTAGATTATTCGATATTATCCCATAAGGAGGTGAATACGAATGACTGTAAAAGGAGAAACGTTTATGAGAGAGAAACGTAACCATAAATTAGTAGTTGTGAGTAACCCTGACCCGTTACCGATTCGGGTCATTCGTGGTCTCATCGATATCATATGGGTTGTGGTTGGGTTATTCCTAGCCTATACCTTTTTCTTTAAATAAGTTAAGGAGTTTCTATGTTACAACAGATGATTGGAGTAATCACCACCTTTGATAGAGTTATGGGTCCGGAAGCAGTATATCCCGTATTCTCTAACGATGCCAGTTGGCTAGAATATCTTTACAATAACGATAGCGTTATTCTAATGAAGTCTGGCACAACTAAAATCGTAGGTCATTTAAATAATATCAAAAAAGGTGATGTGATTGGTATCTATATGCAGGATTCCATTTCTAATTTCAAATTAGTCAAACTATGGGATCATACAGACCAAACTAAAACAACACGTATGAGCTTAGCTGAACATGGTCTATTCAACCATAACCGATGCAATAACATCGGTGAACTATTGATTGACTTGACAGTTAAGGACATCCGACTATTTAAACCATTCGGTAATGATAGCTTTATCATTCGATATGATAATAGCGAATCAGCGTATGGAACAATACCACCGATTAAGTGGTATGCTACTAAGGAAGTTACTGATAGACTTAGACGGGATTCTATCCAAGAGTTATTCAAACCGTCTAATTGGACAAGTGAAATGTTTGTTAAAACCACTTCTATCGCGGTTAGTTTTGAACCAATGAAAACAACGATTAAGTTCTTACATGATTCCATTGGTTTGAGTAAAGTGGAAGCGTTACTTAGAGATGAAGGTCATATTAAACCACATCTTAGTGGAGTCTATGAATTCCATCCATTGGATAAAGAACAGGAAGTGTCATACTTCTCATTATGTGAACCTGATGATTCTATTGTTACCTTATCATATAATTACGATACACATCAAATCACATTACCCTTTACCGTGGTTTATAATGGCTAACTAAACATGACACTATTTAGGTTTACTTATTTTCTTAGGAGGCACTATGGAAACTATACATACTGAATGCGTGGGTGAAATCAATTATGATGCCTATCATGAGCGACTCACCAAAACCGTATTTGAAGTTAGAAACATTGTAAGTTCCAAGAAAGAGTGGAAAGCTCTATTCAATGAATTTTACACATATATGAAACAAGGGTATGAACAGGAACGTGTTCGTAAACACCCTGTCAAGTTCCGATTCTCGGATGATAAAGCAGAGCAAATCAAAGAAATTCCGATTACTCACTTTATCGTAAACTTAATCATTTGGAATGTATTCCGTAAGTTAGATAGAGTGGATGACCTATCATCTCCACATATCTTCGATGGTTCTAAAATCAGTGAAGATTATATCTCTGATTATATTAACCATACATTCATTGCACCATATCACAAAGTAGTGGATATGATTTCAATGAATAAAGCATTAGATGATTTAATCTATGCGTTATCTCAAATCTTTACAGACTTCGGTATCTTAGCAGGTACAACGATGGATATGGAATCCTTCATTGACCTAGCTCAACGATACCCTAGATTCCGTGAGATTTTACATACTAAATTGGATGATACTATGCAACCGAAAGAAATTGAGGACTTATTATCATCTTCCAAGAAAGAATTCTTGGATATCATCATTAATGATGAAGATAACCACTTGAAACCATTCTTAGTAACAGGTGCTGGTATCAATACAGGTCAGTTACAAGAGTTTGCTATCTCTGGTGGTTTGAAACCAGACGTAGAAGGCAATGTTATTCCTGTACCAATCAACAGTAACTATATCTCAGGCGGTCTGAACTCTATCAATAACTTCTATATTGATGGTCAAGCAGGACCTAAAGCTCTGATTATGAATAGTACTGTTATGGGTAAATCTGGTCACTTCTCCTATAAGACTATGATTCTTACATCGTCTTATAATATCAGTAAAACTGTTGATGATTGTCATACTAAACGCTTAGTGGAATTGAATGTCGCTAACCGTAAAGTGCTTAAGAAAATCAATGGTCGCTACTATAGATTACCAGATGAACCAGAGGACGTACTCCATATCGTGGATATGGAAAAAGACGTGGATTTAATCGGAAAGGTTATCTTAATGCGTTCTCCAGTCACTTGTACGGCACATGATGGTGTTTGTCACAAGTGCTATGGTGATTTGTATTATATCAATAACACTCCTAGTTTCCACGCTGGTCGCTTTGCTGCTACGCAAACTAATAACCCAATTCAACAAAAGATTTTGTCTACTAAGCATATGCTGAAAACAAACTCTGATAAAGTTGAATTCAATGCAGACTTCTATCGTTTCTTCTTGTTAGATGCGAATAAGATTGTATTTAACCAAGATACGAAAGAAGACTTAAATCAATGGATTCTTCAAATTCGTACAGAAGACTTATATACTATGGATGATATCAGTAGTTCTGACTTCAATAACCATACAGAAGTATTCTACTTACGTCATAAGGATTCTGATGAATTGATTCCAATCCGTGAAATTGCTGAAGAAGGGGAATGTCGAGAAATGTATCTCTTCTCCGAAATCAGTAATAAATTGAAACTGCTTGGTGGTGATTTCGTGGGTGTGAAACTCAGTGCATTGGATATTACCCATCCATTAGCGATGATTAATATCGTTAATAATGAAGTTTCTAAACCACTGAAAAATATCATTCGTCTACTTGATAAGAAAGACCATTATAATTGTGAAACGATTGATGAAATGGTCAATGCTTACAATAAGTTGACGATTGAATCTGGTATGAGTGTTGACTCTGTACATACAGAAATGATTCTTAAAGGATTGATTCGTAGTACTGAAGATATCCTACAACCACCAGATTTCAACGATCCTGATAAGATGAACGACTATCAAATTCTTACTGTAAGTAAGGCATTGACATACAGTCCTTCGATTGCCCTGTCTTTATCCTTCGAAGAATTAGGTCGTCAGTTTATCAAACCTTCTACATACCATAAATATCGTAAGTCTGATTATGACATCTTCTTTAAAGAAGAAATCAAAGACGAAGCGAAAAAGTATAAGAAGGCTCAGAAGAAGTACAAAGAACTTCTCAAAGACCAAATCATCAAAGAACAGATCGAAGATGCTAAAGAACGATTTGACATGATGGAAAAATAAGAATTAGAGGTATACCATGTTCGGTATACCTCTATCTTTTGTTTACATTAAGGAGAACTATAATGACAGCTTATACTCATATTGAAATTCAAGCAAAACCATATCAACTTCGTAACAAAACAGTTGAGTTTATTCGTGCTGTGGCACGGTACTTATTCATTCCTTGTGAAATCATTAACGTATCCACCAATAGAGTTAACCAAGGTAAACGAGTATCTGCTACATACCAAGATCGAATCACTCGTGTTACATTCACAAAAGAAATTAAAACGATTACTGATGCGTTATACTTTATTAAAGACCTCATTCATATGACTCGTACATTCCCTATTGGGAACCGTAGACTCGTTGAGGTGGTAGAGATTCTATCTGCGATACAAACAGAAAGAACGCATATCGTTAATGCAACCGAACACTTCAATGAGCATAGTACTAATCGTATCAGTGGATATATTGATAATAATCCACTTAGTACACTATATGATGCTCATATCTTATATCGTAATAGTGATACCGCTATGATCATTGGATATGGTCCAAGTAATAAGAGTACATCTAGTGAATTTGATTACATCTTCGATGATAATACTCTTATCAAAGATATCCATGTCATCACAGTTGCTGTAGAACCAAGTCGTGGTTTATATGGTAATAAAGAAGCTAAGGTTACCATTCGTACACCATTCTTAAAGGATGAAGATATGATTGATCGTCTTGGTGAATTCGTTGAAGATAGACTATACGATGCGATGTATGAAGAAGTTAAAGAAGGTTCCTATTGCTACTCATTCCTATATAATCGATATGATTATGATCGTGAAGGAATGTATATTCAATTCGGTATCAAGAATATGACACCTGATATTGCTCGAACTATATTTGAGCTTATGGATACCGCTCTGAAGTCTTGTAAGAAATGCTTTGATATATAATAATAAAGGGATAGCAATCGCTATCCCTTATTTTTTTTTTTGACTCGGATTAGTGTAAAAATAGTGTATGGTAAGTATATATTATTATTATGAATGAAATCGTTATTCATTCATGTGAGTTATTTTTCAATGTGAGGTGGAAGAAATATGAAAGAAGATGTAAGAAAAATAATCAATGAAATTATAGAGGTCTGTGAAAAGACAGACCGAGATCCAATGGTAGAATTTGGTAGGTTGTTATCGTGGGTAAAACCACCAGAAGGAGTAAATAAACAAAACTTATTAGTACTGAACGGCTTTTCAGCTGACGTAGTCGGGTTTGTTGAGAGAAATAAAACAGATTATATTAAGTTTATCAATCGCGTTGTTCGGATACTAAAGCAAACGGGTTTATCTGTAAGCACTATAATCAGTGACACAGACACCCTAACCCCACAACAGTTAAAACAAATTACGTTAACTTACGAGTCAACTAAAGGAAACGATATAATATATATCGAGGTCGATCGTCAAACGCTACAGTTGATTAGGTCGAAAGAAGAATGGTTCAAGGATCAACTCACGTATGCAACCATCTTATATCGATTTAAGATGAAACGCATCTTTAGCGATGCGAGTATTCGAAACCTCCTTAAGAAAGGAGGTAACTAATGAAGGTGTCTATCTGGTGGTGGCTAGAAATCACCGCAAGTGTATTCTTTAAGTAAGAAAAACAGTAGAAAGAGAGAAGCAAACGCTTCTCTCTTATTTTTTTTTATTTTTCGTCGATATCATCAACGGTTGGTGGTACATAGATTTTGTTAGCTTTTTGTAGTTTCTTGCTAACTTTTTCTTCACGGATAGTAGCTGTACCAGTCATTTTCTTACTAGCACCTTCTACCATGTTTTCGTATTCTGTACCTTGAATTACATCATCCTTAGTTTTAGGAAGAGGTAATGGTTTTGTGAAGTTACTTACAACTTCATTCATATCAACACCGTTATCCGTCACCAATTTAGTATGTGTAGGTTTAACAGTAGTTTCATATGTTTGTTTTAAACCCATTTCTTTAGGGTCGTTCTCTTGATCGTAGTTACACAAGTCAAGACGAACTTTTGTACCATCGCTAAGTACTTCATAGATAGCTACGTTATACATAAGCATTTGGGAAATCTTTTCTAATGTTTCCCAATATGGAATATCGATTGGACCAGATACATTAAGTACAGGAATATCACCTTTGTGGTCAATTACGATTTGTTTTTTTGCTGTGAATACTTTCATTAGAGACTCTCCTTCTTATAATTACAGTATCAAATTAGATAAGAACAGAATCAGGAATATGTTCATCCAAGAAAGCTTCAAGAGCAGCATCTTCTGCTGGAGTTGGTTCACATTCTTCGCAATCTTCAGCATCAGTTTCAGGGATTTCGTCGATAAGAGCTTCAAGAGCTGCCCAGTCTTCGGACACTTCTTCTTCCTCTTCTTCTTCTTCGTCATCCTCATCTTCATCTTCGTCTTCGTCGTCTTCAGATTCTTCATCATCATCAGACTCTTCTTCGTCTTCATCTTCTTTATCGTCTTCGTCATCAGACTCTAGTAAGATGGACTCAAGTAATTGATCCAAGGACAAAGATTCTTCAGTAGCTTCTTCTTTTTCTTCAGAGTCAGCTTTTTCTTCTTTGGAATCTTCTGCTTTTTCAGCATCCTTAGTTTCTTCTTTTGTATCTTCTTCTTTTTCTTCAGCTGCTTCTAAGATAGCATCGCGTAAGTCAGCAGCATGGATTTGTTCAAATACCATATCTTGATGAGCTTGTTCTGCTCGTTCAGCTTTGAAGCTTTCGAAAAGAGTTTTTAAAGTCATTGTAGTGACCTCCTAGAAAAATTAGTACTAATCATTTTTTTTAAGAAGATGTTCGTCCATGATAGTTTTGGACGCCTTACTGTCATTAGTAAGTTGATTAATGAGTTGTCTTAGGCAATACAATACCAAAGGGATAAATACGAACGTTTCTAAGCTATAAGCAAACCGTCGTTTATTGATATTATCTAACCATTGTTTCAAACTCAATATATTGTCAGTTGTACAATACAACCATACAAAGTGTTCCCAAGGACGTTCTTTCGGTGGAAGTAGTGTCGCATCCATCAAATCGATCGCATTGGTAAAGTCTTTGCTGATATACTTATAATATGAATCATTGAATGGTCCGATTGGATAATCAAAGAATTGCATATATTTGATACGTCTATCTCGATAGTAATCGAATATCGATACTTCTGCTAACATAAACGTTGGTTCTATATTGAAGTAAGCGAGAAGGTCTTCCCAATCATCAAAGTCTTTATGAACCACTCTATCATAGATCGTGTTTTCGTATTCATAGTTGTTGACTTGACGGTCTTCTTCATATACATAGACTGTGTTATTCGTCTTCTTGTCATAGAAGATTTGATTACGGTTTACGAAGCGAGATACACTATAGTCATACATGATATTCTCAGAAGATACCATATAGAGTAACGCATTATACTTTTTATTCAAGTACTTCTGTAAGTATGCATTCTTGAGATTCTCATAGATGGATTTAGCCTGATTAATTTGCTCTAAATCTTGCGATTTGATTAGGCAATTATCCCCTGTACCAATATTTTCAAAGATACAATGATACTCTTCCACAACGAGAGTATCGAGTACATCAACATCGTGTTCATCGACAGACTTAAGCGTGAAGGATATATTATAGTATCCATTACTCTTAATTGTGTCATATTTAACGTCCGTTACACGGAATAGTGCTTTTCTACCTAGATAGTCTATATAGAAATAGTCATCCGGTAACGGATAGATGGTATTCGGAAGAATGACGGCATTCCCATCATATGATGAGTTTAACCCTTCTTCTTCCTCTTGTAAATCTAACTGAATCTGCTCAATCCCATAGAGAGGGAAGTTATATATCTTATTATATCGAATCGGTGAACGTGTATCGATCAACCCTTCTATATCTTTAAGACCTTTATCAGTGGTAGACCTACGAGTATTGACGTGATAAAACGTCGTAAATGTCGGTTTTTGCTCGAGGAACGTAGAATATTGAGAGGTTATACGGTTCTCAGCAAGATTGACATTCTGATTGATAAACTCGGCTTTGTCTATAAATCTAGCCAATTAGGTTCACCTCTTTCTAAGAAAGAATATTATAGATTTGTTAAAGTGCTACTTTATATCTTCCACATTATAGTATCAACTGTTTAGTCCAATATTCGTACGAGTAGATACATGGAAATTCCTCCAATGATATACATACAATCTATCACATACATACTTACCATCATAATATGTCTCTTTTACACTACCATTAACGTAGTACAACCAGATACTCTACTCATGTTGTCTTTCCCAAACAACCAATTGCTCAGGCAATCAAAAAAAAAATAAACAGTTGAAATCGGATATACCTTAGTGGTATATCCGAATCTTTTTTTGTTTTGTTTCATGTACAATAAACCGCACCCAATGCAGGTCTCTCCTCCGATAAGGATTGTGAGAGTCGGCACATACAACCACGAAGTTTATGTCGTGTATTTTGTGTGTTTGATGTGTGGTTTTCTGGAATTGGCAAGCCTGCGAGCAACCAATTCCTGAGAGATTTATTGGTTGTGTAGTTAAGTACTCTGGCGGTTGGATAACTGCATCATCATGAGGTGTTGGTCCCAGGGGTGTGGGCTCATGATGAATTAGGGACGATAGTATGACGCCAGATCACTCAATTTAGGAGTTATTCTTTGTAGCAACATGACACTTCTTCTGTCGTGGGAGCGAACGAGAAGACTATATTGCCGGGGGTAAGAATACAGTGGTTGCATCGAGAGACCTTGTAGGATTTGAAAGGGATCCAAGAACATCGGATGCAGTTTATTATACATGAATACAGTTGAGGGTAAAGGAAACGAGTTTGACTACACACTAGAGCTGTTGAAGGTTTTACTTGTGTGTACAAAAGACGTATTTTGTAATGAAAAGTGGTGTACCCGTTTCCTTTACCGACTCCCCTGAGGAGAAAGTTAGCACCCTGTGTGTGAAAGATAAGAGAATATCACACAGGGTCCATGAAAAAAGCATGTGTATACTTGAGTAGTATACGTGGTAATAATATATATGTATATTATTGGTTAATTTTTTGTAGTAATCGTTTCTCTACTAAGTGGAGAATCGTATCACAATAATCTTCCCCTATGAGTAGATATTCCATACTCTTAGGGTCTTTAACACTAACTCCATCGAAGTAATCTTCTGCTTCAGAGCGAGCTTCTTTAATCACTTCTTTAATGATAGCATGCATTTGTTCTTTGGTAATCATAGTCATCCTCCATTACCTACGATATCGTGTGTTCTTAACAACGATTTGTTTTGGTTTAATCTTATCAGCGGATACTCCAAAATCTTTCTCCCCTGGGACTGTGTTATAGAATAGCTTCATACCTTTATACCATTTCTGCATGTCGTTGATATTGTTATAGAAGTAGGGTTTCTTATCTAGGTCGGAATAGATATTAACGGTTAAGTTACCAATCATTCCTTTCCGTAAGAAATACTCCAATACTCGCAAATATCCACTACCACATACAGCAGCATAGATATGATTATCAACTTGTGCTTCCCCAATATTGAAGAATACAGAGATGATATCGAATATCCCCTCGGTGATATGCAAAGTAACATCTTCTGCTAAAATATCAGCTCGTGAGGGCATCGTATAGAACTTCTCAGCAGTTAAAATCTCTGGAAACACTCGGTAGTTGATGTATCTAAACTTGTTCTTTGGGTTAACTGAACGGAAAATAATATACCCTTTGGATATCGATAAGAATCCGATATAGTCAGATTCTAATGTATCTAATACTCGGGTATAGGATGGATTCGGTTGTAACTTATTGAGTAGTAAGAAGTCTTTAATAGATGTAATAACTCGCATCGCTTCTAATGACTCATAAGTGAAGTCAATCCCTAATCGCTTACGAATATACTCTACTTTACGGTCATCCTTAGGAAGTATCTTAGGAATCTCAATATTCTGAATCTCCCCATTATATGATATCTTACTAGAACGACCTTTACGACCATACTGTCGATTATATTGTGAAGCTGAAGCAATAACCTCCGAATCATGAATCCCTTTATCATTAAGGAATTCTCTATCAACTAGTCCAGATTCTTCACATATCCAACAATGATAAATTAATGGTTGGTCATCACGGAACCATATGTTACAGTGAGCTCCATCATGATGTTTCTTTGAATCACCACAGATAGGACATCGAACAACGATGTGTTCAGCATCCACTTTCTTAGCATAGGGTGTATCCAATAAACGGTCGATAACTAATGACCGCATTTCATTGGCATCCATAGTTATCAACTCCTTCTATGAATTATCTACTTTTTATTTTTACGTAGATAGTCTAAAATAATATTATGCCAGTTAACTCCTCGAATGTCTTTATGGTTTACCTTTTGTAGGACTTTAACGGCACCTCTATAATTTCCTCGTTTACATTTACTGAGAACTAAGAAATCTCGTAAAAATAGAGATAGTTTTTCATGTCGAATGTGTTGACCACCTGGGTCTTCTATGGATACTAGAATAGAATCATATTCTCTATCAACCTCATATGTGATAGCTCCTAAACTACCATATACGATATCGGTATATTTGAATAACATACGTAGCTCAGTATCACTGTAGTCGGATGGGTATAGTTCCATGTTTATCAACACTCCCCATTCTCGACCCTTTGTTCGACTCATCATATCCATTAAGGTAATCATGTCTTTAAAAAACGTTTCTTTGTTCATAGTATTTCTCCTAATGAAAATAATAAGGGAATAGCAACTACGCTATTCCCTTATATAATATATACCTAGATTTGGTTTACGAAGTCTAGGAATTCTTGAGATAGGATATCATGATCCATCTCAATGGTTTTACCAGTCAATTCTTGATTGTCATAGTCCACATAGGTGAATGACGTATTAATCAACGAGGAAAGGATATTGATAATCAAATCACCTTTACCTACATCATTGATAGTCTTAAACTTCTCATTGCGGATATTTTGATATACCGTAGATGAAGCCACCTTCTCAATGAACTTAGAATTGTGAATGGTACGATTGTTAATCTTACCTTCGATTTGAGCAGTAATCAATTGATTCAAATAGATATATCCACTGAATTCAAGACGACGTTTCATAAGAATCATCAACTTGATGTATTGCTTCAATGTGATATGGTTCAAATCATTGTAACCACCGAAATACTTACTGTAGTAATAGAAGATAAGGTTCTTACTAATTGTATTGATTTTGGATTTGAAGTGTTGTGTATAGAACTTCACCTCATCCTTAGAGACTTTAATACGGTTTTCACGTTTAATACGTTTAATCGTACTATCAATATTAACTTTAGATAAAAGAATAATGTTTTCATCGATTTTCACCGCACTCATTTCTAATTTATCTAAATAGGATAGACCTTCTGAGTCTTTATCCTGACTGATTTCACGATAAGTCATATCAAAGTTCTTTGTGTTAGAGAAACCCAATTGGGTTTTGATAATAACACTATTGAAGGCAATGATACTTTTGTTGAATACGTACTTATACACGTTATCGACAATGATGTTCTTATTCAAGAACTCTTCTGTACGAGATACCACGTCAATGGATTGAGCTTCATACATATCCCAAATCGTTTTATTACGCTTATAGGATAACTGAGCTGTTACATTGATAGAGTTGAATAACTTTTGGTATAAGTTAACTTTACCATATTCTTCCACGATATCAAACAATGGACGATAGTATTCGATGAGATGTTCATTCTCAGCTTTCGTCTTCATGGTAGAGATATAATGGGTTACGATAGGAATGAAGATTCGAATGAAGATACTAATCAACATCAATAACTTAGCATGATAGTTAGTGAACTCAAGGGATTCATAATAGGTAACCCCTTCTTTCTTCTTCTGTGTTAAGTCGATACGATAGTTATCTTCTACCATCTTCATTACTTTGTCATACATCGTAGGTGTTACGATGTAGTTATAGAGCAATCGAATGAAGTCTTTACGACCGAGTTTTACATTTCGATTCTCTAAGATATACTTGATTGCTAATAGATTACTAAGTAACTCGTTATCCTTATCATAGAATTTGATAAAGTAGTTGATATACTTAGTGATTTCACTAAACTGCTTTACATATGCATCTTTATAGACAGCATAGAAGTCATTTAATCTTCTCACTTGACTTGGGATATTGAATATCTCGTCAAAAGGAACTACGATTTGTTTAGCACTGTACGTAACAATTTCGTCGCCTGGTTCATACACCCATTCATCAACAGGAATAACTCCTTCTGGAACGGGGTCTAAAATTACATCTTGCGACTTTGGCGTTGCTTTCTCATTCATAGTTTGGATCTCCATCTTTTCTTAATTACATGACCGTATTGTACTCTTAGATGATAATATATATTTATCTTTTTCTCCTAGTGGTTTTTACAGATTTCGAAGATTTGATGACTTTGGTAGTCTTCACTGCTCGTGTTAACTTAGTCGTCTTAACGGTTTTCGTTGTAGGAGTTGTACGTTCTGGTTTATCTTCATGGAATACATGACGTTTGAACTTATCCACCTTTAACGTCAATTGATTCTTGACGTTACGTAGAGATAACTTACTTTGCTTATTATAGATTCGAAGAATCTCATAATAATCTCGAACAACTTTACTTAACTCTTTGAAATCACCTTTTCGATAATTGCGTGCGGTCGATAACCGAATCGAACTAGGTCGATTTAATAAATACATAGCGGCATAGTAGATCGTATAATCGAAACCGATGATTTCTTCTGGGTTTAACCGAGTTGGTTTACCACGAAGAATCTTATCGTCATACTTATCATCTAAGCCAGTTATCAGTAATCCTGTTTGGTGATACACATACGCATATTTATAAGCAAATGCAGGGCAGTTAGAGAAGACTCTAACTGTATAATTTTTGAACGTAGCTTCCTTAGCAATACTATCATTCCCTGGGAAGAGTTCAAATACTACATCATAGGCTACACGTAATTCTTGTGTATCCGATTGGATTGAGGGTATTTGGACATGAATAAAGTAAGAATGGGGAGAAGAGTAGTAGTTGACTTGCAGTCTAGGATTCTGTTTAATAAACTCTGTATATCGACGTTCATAATCACCTTCGATAATACAGCGACCATCCACATGGTCTTTAGGTACTTTTCTGCGTGCCTCAGTAATGAACGCTTGTAACGTTGGGTACAAATGGTCCATGTACTTTCTCCTTATCTTATAAAAATGAAATAAATAGATAGAAGGCCACTAGTGCCTTCTATCTACTTGTAACTTATAGTTTAATTTTTTATATCTGCCGCCAAGTATTGGTTGGAAGATAAGATAACACCAATGATAGCAATAGCACTGCGTAAGATTTCGATATCTGTACGACAGGAGTTAATGATATCATTAGAGTACATTTCTGTTACTAAATCGTAACATTTATTTTCGGTAGCAGAGTTATCTATGATGAATTTAACTTCATCACGAGTCACCATGCTATCTTTATTCTTGTAGATGGTATGTACAACGTCCAAGAATGATTCATATGCAATGGAAGCAATTGTTTGAATGATTGGGTCTTCATTTATCAAATCCGTATTCAACTCAGGAAGACATGCTTGAATGATAGCGGTATTACAACCAGGGTTGATACCATAGCGAAGTGCAGAGTCACATGCTTTAATCGCATCATCTAATGCATCATCATTCATTTTCTTTTCAAGTTCACTATTACCACCGACTTTAATCGTAGCGGATTTCAATGCTAAACGAGATAAACGTTCTTTAGCAGCAATGAAGTCTTTAGAAATATAGCGAAGGTTTTCTACTTCAGCTAATTCTTTTTCCATATCACCACGAGCAATATTGGTACGAAGTTCAATCATATTCGCATCTTGGTTCGTTAACCCAGTGAATTCGATTGTCTTTTGTGTCATCAAAACATTTTCAGATGTACCGAAACGCTTAGTTACTTCATCCAATAGTTCATCTACTTTAGGAGTAGGGTCTTCAGGAACTGGACGAGTGCCCCAGAAGGATTCGAATGCTTCTGGATCCATCGTTTGTTTAGCTTGGTCATATTCATTCCATTGTACTTGTTTACCATTCAAGTCATTCAATGTTTCTAATAGCGTATCTGCATCCATAGGATTGATAATTGTATTACCTAAGAAAGCAGACGCATCGTCATAGATGTCACGTTGAATCGCTTTGAAGAATGGAGCTTTACCAAATACCATAGGGAATGGAATCGCACCAGCTTGTTGTTGCTGTTGTTGATACCAAGCACGGAAGCGGTTGATATCATTTTTCACACGGTCTAAGAATTGGTCATCATAGTATGGTGCAATGACGAGCATTTGACGTTGACCAGTTGGGTCATTCTTACTCATAGCTGCATTCATAATTTTGATTAAATCCCAATGCTTATTTTCTAGTGTGAAGTTGAATAATACAACCGATGGTTGTTTAAGAGATACTTTAGTACCATTGTCAGTATTACAATAGATACGGTCTAAGTATCCTGCATCGATATAGAACATATCATCTTTGATATCATAGGATGCTTCATTCGTATCAGACATCGCTTTGCTGATAGTTACATCACGACCACATTCCTTATAGATATCATGAATGATATTCGTATATGTTTTATCATCGTTTGTTGCTACCTTAGCAATGTTGGTAACGATATCTAAGAAGTTTTCGTCAGTCAATTGCTGAGCGTTAGATTGGATATAGCGTGTGGCTACATCAACGAATTGGTTTACATGTTGTTTTAAATCACGAGGACGAAGAGCTTTTAACTCATCGGACTGAGATAAACGATGTAAGAAGTTATATGCTGCAATAATAGAAGAGGTAGAACCATCCCCTACTTTCATAACCATTTGATGAGAGATGGTTAGGATTGTATTGAGAATCGTATTATCGGTACGGTTATTGAAATGAATGTTTTTCAATACAGTAAAACCATCTTTAGTGAGATGGTAGGTACCCATAGATTCAATCAATGTACTCGCACCATATGGTCCTAATGTACTTTTAAGTGCACTGGCTACCATCTCGAAGATTTCACTCATACGTTTCTTGAATTCATCTTCGGTGATAACATTCCAAGGGTGTTTTGTAGCGATAGACGTAGCATCTATCACTGTATCTTCTACAGGTTTAGATGCGTTGGTATCTACAAAAGAATCCTTATATACAGTCACTTTAATTTGCTCGTCTTCAGTTTGATTATATGGTGTTGTCATATAGTTCAATCTCCTAGCCATTAAATAAATACTTATCGGTTATCGTTATAACAGGGAACGTAGAAACATTCACATTGTCCGCTAGAGAATGTTTCAAAATGAAATCCCGTTCAAAGTTATAACCATATGCCGCCACACCAAATACTGTCATATCGTATTTGCCTGTGTCAATTAATGCTTGGACTCTATCGGCATCGGTATCGTATACTAGATGGATATCTCCAAGTTTATCTAAGACAGCGTCTAATTCACCTGTCACATATTTGATTTTACCTAACCCATGCCTAACTTGTAAGTCGAAATGTTGTCGCTTATCATATGTAGGATTCCAAACATAGATATCGTCGATAGCTCTAGAAACCTTATAATTAGATAAGGTGGCATCAAATTTCAGAGCATCGCAATCGATATATAATCGTTTGGATTTGTCATACAATAGCTGGTAGTTTTTCTCATAATCGAATGGTTTAATTGCTAACCATTCTAATGGATTCTTTACGGGACGATTAACCCAATGGAGCAGAAGAGCTTCATCGGTTAACGTATCCAAGAGGGAGTAATCAATATACTCCTTAAACTTATCACGAAACTTAGTCTTTAATAGATCGATTATATACATATCCGCTGTTTTAATAATATCTCTATAAGTAACTAAGACTCGTATACTCTTGAGTTTATCATCTTCTGCCATATACAAAGAACCTCATAAAAAAAATACTTCTATATCGAGTGGATATAGAAGTATTTCTTACCTACTATATAAGGTCAGCCAAACTATCCATAGAAGCAGTAGATGTTTCTGCTGTTGGAGCACCTGCTGATACTAATGAATCAGTTGGTGTTTTAGTATCCCAGATATTTTGACTGGAACCTGCACTATTACGGTTTACGTAATTGGTACGATTGCCATCGGTTTCAATACCTAGTTTGCTTCCTGCTGCTGCACGGAATTCATATTCACGATTAATACGGAAACGATTCGCATAGTTGTGAGCATGCACGTCAGCAGACATTAACGCTGTGCAAGCAGTAAAGAACTGTTCTAATACATAGATTTCAGTGTATGCTTGGTCAGCCGCGAAATCACCAGTGGAAGGATTGAATTTAGTAACCACTGGATGTTTATCCAAGAAGAACGCCATTGCTTCCTCAGGAATTCGGTTTTCATTGATTTTACGGTATACGGCAACATATGGTTTTACTTCACCATGTTCACCGACACCTGTAGAAACCACAATCATATTGACACGAGCAGAGATAATCGCACGTGTACATTCTTCACCTTTCACTAATGCAGGAGTGATATCTTCACGGATATATTTACCAAGCAATACAGCATTTTCAGGTGTTAATGTTACAGATACAGATTTTTTATAATCATAAACTTGTTTATTTTGGCGTTCGCTCTCTGGTAACGCCGGATGGATTTTTACGGTAGCTAGACCATTCCAATAGTCTAATACAATCGTTGCATCACCGTTGTACAATTGAATCCCACGGGTATTGATATTATCCGTTGGGGATTGTTGGTTTTGACTTGTCATAGAAGAATTGAAAGCCATGTTGTGTTCCTCCTGAAAGAAAAAATTAAAACACTTTCCAATATTCTTTTGTTACCTACGATGTTATATCTTATAGGCACAAAAGAATATGGATGAATACGTTTAGTAGTATTCATCCATATAATATATATTTTGATTTAGTCTATGATTATCGACCTACGTTATTAGACTCTTCATCGGAGTAGATAACATAGGAATCAATCTTAACACCATTCTTAGTTTTAAGATGTAGGTTTTCATCTGGTAGACGTACACGCCATTCAGTACTGTAAATACGAAGAGGAATATCTAGATAGATAAGTCCATTTTCACGCATCATAGTGAATGTCATGGAAGGTGTTTTAAAGTTAACCCAAGCCCCACTATCATTCTTATACTCTAATACAAGATTATCCAATGCAGACTTTTGGTCTTCTGTCATGAATGTTTCAGACGTAGCCGATTCATCAGCGATAAATGTATGAGATACAAATATACGTTTAGGACAGAAGTTCAAGCTACCTTGAATCACATTACCACTATAGTAACGCTTATTCTTATAATCATAGGATTCTTGGTCAAGTAACCAAGTATAAGTAGGGATATCCCCACTTTCAATATCTGGTCCATATATGATAGATACAAGACCTGTATTAGGAACGGCTAAGTTCACCTTAGGTTCTAATACACCACCGTAGCTAATAGCATAACTACCAGATGTATTCATATCATTCATTTTATTATAGGAAGCTGTAGCAGTTACTTCTTTACCATCGGCATAATCAGTACCATTGATAGTAACAATCTTGCCTGTGATATACGATGCACCTGCACCACCACCACCAGATTTAATGTATTGAGGAACTCCATCTTTGATCGTGTAGAATTTACATACTTTACCAGGTTGACCATCTTTACCAGGTAAACCACCAGCACCACCTTCTAAGATTGGGTTATCGTAACCTTCAAGACCTTCGATGTAAATTTGGTTTACATCTTTACCTTTAAGACCACGACCTGCTTCCAATTGTTCAGCAGTGAGTGCTGCAATACCTGCATAGTTAGGATTTGTCTCAACTGAGCCAGTAAATTTAGCACCAGGAATTGGAGTTGGATCATTCATTGTGATATTATTCAACTGAGCAGATGCACCATCAGCAACAGTCGTTGTATTAATCGTTCTATCTGGAGTTGTGAACTTAACTATCGTCCCAACGCCACTCCGATTAACACTAGCAGGGTCGTAAGCCTGATTGCCTGGATCATTAGTATCGGGACTAAGACCAGCAGTACCAAGACCACCCATACCGACTGCATCGACTTTGAATATATGTGGTGTCTTACCCAAGGTATCACTAAATTTTTCAATTGTTCCATTAGCACCTCTTGGAATCGTTGTAGCTTCCAATGAACCACTTGTTAATTCAGTCAAACCCACTTTAGGGTTGTTCGTATCTGTCGCATTACCATAGTTACCAACGACGATATCGAGAGATTCGATATTTCTTACATCGATAACTTTAGCACGTAATTGACCAGATGCAGAATGGATATAGGCTGATGTAGAGTCATTGTAAATACCAGATGGTGTACCGAAATACAATGCGGTATTAACAGGGATTTCATGTTTTGTAACATGTCCAGTGACAGCATCAATACTATAACCAGTGATTTGAGAACCAGAGTAAGATGCGGTTTGTTTATCTATACTTGATTCAAGTAATGCATCTTCACTTCCTGTTACTGAAACCTTACTTGGAACAGATGTGAATTGAAGATGTGCTTCAAGTTCAGACCAATTGGTTGGTCTAGGTTTATGGATATAATCGAAGTTAGAACCGCCCGCTACTGTAAGAGCAAGTACACGTGTAACTCCGATTGGTACATTAAATGTATGGTTCCCTGGTGTAGAGAAGATAGATACACCCGTTGCAATACGTTTGACAGAACGAGATTTCAATCTAAAATCAGCTTGACCATTAGTTGGGGCTACATATACATCTAATAAGTCATCATCATATCGACTTCTGGAACCTTGAATATAACCAGGAATCGTAGTTGATTCATCTAATACAATATCAGCCTTTAAGACTGGTTGATTATCTTCCATATCATCTAGGGAAGAATAGATATCAGCATAGTAAGTTTCCTTACTAACTTCTTTTATAAATTTAAATCGCTTATTCAGCTTTGCCATTTAGTAAAGACTCCTTTCTATACTGGAATAGGATGTTCTACTATTTTAATGATAGTGGCATAGAATTGGTCTATATTACCATCAATATAGAAATCGGATTGGAACGTATCTCTATAATAACGAATTGGGTCTTCTGCTTGAATTAAACCTTTATCTTCTTCAGAGAAAGCATCTAATTTAAACTTGATACCCATTTTATTATAGATAACGTTTAGAATGATTAACCAGTCCAATGTGTTATTACTATCCGTACAGTTATCGAAATCGTTAACGAACTCAATAGACTTTTTAGTGATACTATTAACAATCATTTTTAATTCAGGACATGGTCCAAATTGTAACATCGTGAAGAGGAAAGAATAACCCGTTTTTAATAAACGTCTATCCACTCCACTAATAGCGGCCAATAACTCCATGAAAAGAGTTAAGTGGCGAATTGCATCAATGTATGATACCGGTACATATAGATTCGTGTATTCATCAAAGATAACAGATGTTACTGCTTTGCGAATAGAAACATCTTCAATCAACTTAAGCTTTTCAAGAATATCATTGATGTTGAAATTCACAGGTTCTTGGAACATGTAGTGCACCAATGCACGGAAATATAGTACGGCATAGTATTTATCATGTAATAACTCAGTCATAAGACCAGAGTTCTCTACATATTTCACTATCGGACCATATTCACCATTCGAATTAGCAAGTTTAAGAGATGCTAGTACAAAGCGAGCTTCAACAGAATCTAAGGTTCTAACTTGAATATTCTCACGAGTACTATCATCTGCACTAATAATCATCGCTACTTGGCTAGTTGATGTTTTTAATAACTGTTCTATATGAAGATACATGTGATTGACTGTTTCTTTGAACACACTCACATTATCTTTAGCAGGTAGGATACTAGAGGTTGGTTTTAAGCGGTCAAGTTCATTGTTAAATTCAATGAATTGACTGTCTTGTGATATCGATGCATACACATCGTTTGGTAAAAATACCGTATTCACTGATATTCCTCCTTACTTTATAAATTCAATTACAAACTTGTCGTTAGATAGAGATATTGTCGTGTGACAATATCTCTATATTATGTTATTTAATTCGGTTCATATGAATGAGTAGGTTCTCAATCATATGATATACTTGTACTTCATAGTACTTCATGGATGCTACACCCATATCACCATTCGCTACTTTCTGTACGTGTTTGAATACGTAGTTGGATAGTTTATGGTTCTCACTCAATGGAATAATGAACTGGTATTCATTTTGATGAAGTAGACGACGGAGTTTAACTTGGTCTTCTACATCCAGTATCATATAGATAGCGTTTACCAATACGATAAACTGTGGGTACATGAATTCATTATCGGTGATGAGAGAACGATGGGTCATCTCTCTATGTTCTAAGCATTCGAATAGATACGTTTTCAAAAATTGTAGCTTCTCTGAGTAATCCTTACCACTATTAAATTCAGTCATCAATTCTTCTAGGAAATAATGAAGGAATCGTGTATTGTAGATTAGATACATAGCATCGATCTTGTGGAGATTGCCTGTTACGATATCGAACAACTTATTCATCATAGCCGTGCATGATGCCAAAGACTTACATTGTAAATCATCACGTAGACGGATAATCATTTGGTCTATCAAACCTACATTTAGCATTTTGATTAATCGTACATCATCTCCAAAGATACCGAGTAGTTGATGGTATATATTCATAGCTTTCGTGAACACTTCTTCTGTTTTCTGTTCATGAATTCTAGATATCTTGATGATATAATATAGTTTAACAATGGATGCTGATAGCTTAGTCATCTCATCTTTGGATAATGATTCAAAGAGTTCAATGAATGTATCTTTACACCATTCTTTACTATACCCCATATCAATCAATCGATATAGAATATCCAATTTGTTTTCAGTATCCACGTTTTCATAGAAAACCATCAATTCATTTGCTGAGAAATCATGTAGTCCTATGTAGAATTGACATAGTTCATTTTCATGATGTTTTACTGCTCGATATACACTGAGCATGTATTTGAAACCAATTTGATTTAACTTGTTGAAAATAAAATCAGAATCATATAAACCAGTCCATACACTAGTTAGTTCTTTGCTATATTTTTGAACCTCTAGATTATCCTTTACGACGTTCCAGACACGTTCAGGTAAATGAATCATCATACAACAGTTCCTCCTAATATATTATGGTTATTGACAGGGGAAGTGCATTGGTGATAGAAACCAATCTTCCAAGATGTAACTAATGTAGTTAGTTGTATCATCTCTTCCTCCGTATATTTTGATAATGCTTTGTAATAAGCCTCTTCAATTGCTTTGATATACTGACACCAATTCGAATCTGGTGTATAGAACTCTTGATTCTTGGTATATCGTGTCACAAGACATCCACCATTACAGAAGTACTTAGTGGAACATGCTTCACATGTATCATTAGCTAGATAACATGATTCGGCATCTGAAATATACTCGGTATTATCTCCATCAGATAATTCAAATCGTTCTAATACACTATTGGATATAGAGCAAGGGAACACTCTAGCACCAGAAGAGATAAATAGTTCAGTCATGAGACCACAACCACCACAGTTCCCCATATCATGATTAATGATGGCTAGAAACTCAGTTGCTAGAATCTTAGGTATATAGGTATCAGCATCATCTAGAAGTGCATCTAAATGCATATTAATAACAGCCTTATACTCGTTAGTTAGTTTATCATAATCTAATCCTTCATATGGAGTTCGATTATGGGCCCAGCAATAATTGATATTGTGATTTCGTTTAATCGTCATTAATTCTTCGATATCAGAAGAGAATGATTTCTCTAACCCGGACACCGTTTTCTGTAAAGCTAAGTTATCGGAGTATCGACCAATATCTACACCATGATCAGCAAACCATTGATAGGAACTAAACGGTTTACCTGAACGATCAAGACGTTGTTCATTCCTTGGATTATCATATGATACAATGATTTCAAATGGGAACTCTTCGTAGAGATTCAACAATCTCTCTTGGTTTACAGTAAAACCAGTAATGATACCAAATCGAAACTTACGTTCATTAGCACCCGGTAGCATTTCATTGTAATACTTACGAATAATCGATTCGATGATATCAATCTGGAGTGCTGGTTCACCACCAAAGAATGTAATCGTTCGACTATAGTTGAATTTATCTTTTGATAGTTGACTCATGATATAGTCAACTTCTTCCAAGGTCATTCCTTTAAGATTCGGGTCAATGTAACAATACTTACATGCTAATGGGCATTGGTACGTTAGATTGAAAAAGAACTCTTGGAATGAACGGAACGTCTGAGTGAATCGAATGATATTCTTCACTCTTCGTTTGAATTGTTTACTTAGCTCCATTTTGGTTACCTCTGAAATTCGTGAACTCAAAGTCCATCGTGGATTCCATTCCACTCCGCCAAGTTCGATTACGATTAACTCGTTCAACGATGATACGTTTGCTCTCTGGGTGGGTTTCTAGTAACTCTTTTAGACGTAATAATGATCGAATAACAGACTTAGTCTGCTCACAGTAGCCAGTATTAACATCTTGGAAGTTACCTAAATAGGTTCGTTCATACCGACAACCACCAAAGCAATACGTATTAAACTCACATGTTTCACACGCTTCTGGTCGAGTATGTAATCGTTCAATATGATTAGATTGAAGTTCTCTATCATAGATATTACCAACCTTGAACTCTTCTGAGTATTGGGATAACATCGTACATGGGTAGATATCACCATTTGGTCGAATGATAACCTCAGAACCTACGTTACAAGCCATACATTTACCTTCATCCAATATAGCACCAATCATAGATGCTAATCCGGAGGTAATGAATGGTGTATCGGTAGCTACGATATCATCAAATATTTTACCAAGTTGATCTTCTAATACTTCAGGGAAATCGCTATCAAGTTCGGTTTGATGAACTAATGTGAAATCAGCGAAGAATAACCCTGGATATTCATTGTTCAATGCTTCAAACTGTTTATAGGTATCATAGAAGTAATAGATATTACTATCATTAATAACACAACGAATTTGAAGTCTTACTCCCTTATTGAGAGTATATAAAATGTTCTCATATACAGTTTCAGCTACAGGGGAGTTATTAACTAATTTACGTTCACTACCTTTAAACCCATCGAATGATAACTGTAATTCAAACATGTCTTGACGAGGTTGAATCACATCTTCAATCAATCGTTTATAGTTAGCATTAGGGAATGTGGATGTAACGATTTGGAATCGTTTGACTTTATCTTCATATTTAGATACAAACCACTCGATATCATCAATGCCTAATAAAGGCTCACCACCAAAGAATATGATTCTTGGTTTTGTTTGCACCTTTTTCATAACGGTATCCATCATATCACGAGTCATTCGTAATGGATTATCTCTATCTTTGATATAACAGTACTCACATCGTAAGGGACATGCTTCGGTTAACATCAGATAGAAGTCTACTTGATATTCTAAGAAAAATGGACGTTGTTCTACCATGATTGCACCACCTCTATATTATCAGATACTAGCATTTCATCCTCATATTTATATTGAGGGTTCTCAGCAATTGGTAAGTGACAGGTAGCTGTCCGTTTATTCTCTATATGGGATTCAATAACAGAAGTACCCACATTCCAGAATGTGAGTGCATCATATGGACTGATATGGATCATATCGAAATATCGCATGAAGATTTCTCGTTCAATGCTTAATAAGTGACATAGATTCATGGTTCGGTTATTAAGGCCTTTATTCAAAATATAGTTTGATGCGGGACACTCGAAACAATGTTCATTCTTACAGGAGCCCATATCACATGATGGTTCAGTGAAATATTCTTCCGTGAATGTATCGATTCTATCCTGATAGAAACCTTCTAAGATATGACCAATCTGCATAGACCGATGATCAGAGAAGAATGTACATGGATAGACAGCCCCATCAATATCAATATGAATGGAGTTACCTAATTTAACACAAGATGTCTTAGCAAACATGGATGCATCGGATGCTTTATAGCGACAATACATATTTTGCCAATTATAGTAACGGAATCGTTTTTCTACATCATGATACGTTCCAACAAAAATTTGAGCCACTTTCTCTAATGTGTTTCTATAGTTTTCTATGAATTCTGGGTCAGTATAATTTGCCTCATGAATGTAATAGAATGAGAAGTTACGTAAGCCAGAATCTAAGCAGAACCGTAGACTATCAACCAACGATGTAATGGTTGTCGGTGTAATGGCGAATGCTACGTTGATAGAATGAGCATAACCATGCTTTACGATTAATGGGATATTATTATTGAAATACTCATCAGATAGATTTGGTAGTTTACCTTTTCGACTCTCCGTATAGGAGTGAATACCATCCCATGAGAATGATACGGACGATGCTTTCATCCGACCGTCATTTACAATGTCAATCAGTCCTTGCATATTCGTACCATTACTGATGACAGACATAATGAATTGAACGTCACGTTTGCGTTCAATTCGGCGTAGAATCTTTTCTACTTTTTCAAATAAGTGTAATTTAATGGAGATTTCTCCACCAGTAACAAGAACATCTACTGCTTCAGCCAATGGGAGTGATTCGATAAAGGATTCCAACTTATCAAAGTATTTGAATTCCGATGTCTCATCTTTTACCTTTTGTTGTTGGTGACAGTAGACGCAATCTAGGTTGCAGAAGTCTGTTACTTTTATAGAAATTCTGTTTATGGTATCAAACATGAATACCTCCTAGATAGAATAAAAAATAAGGTATAGGGTAAAAACCCTATACCTTATAGTTATTGTGATTATTAATGTCCACCGCACTTTTGGTCATGACACCAGTTAACACTGTTACATGCGACTTGACAGCCAACTTGACAGTTAACTTGACAAGAGCGGTTGCAACGGTTATTGGAGTTGAACCAGCCATCTACACGATGTAATGTGTTATCAATCGTATTGACTGCGTTGATACACGCTTGTAATTGCTGTAAACGAGCAATTGTGTTTTTAGTAACATGACTTGGTCCTTGTACATCTAAACCAGGAGCGTCATTACCTGTAACATTTATACGGATTTCAGTAATTGCTTTATTAATACCATCTACGATACCATTCATACCGTCAGCCATTACGCGTTTACCAGCTTGTACCTTAGCGTTACTAACATCACCACCTTGGTATTTTTGTTGTCTCATATCTTCAGGGATAGGAGTGTGAGCTTTATCACCATAACGATGACATTTAGTACTAACACCCTGACCGGAGTTGATGAAAATACCAGGATTTGTTTTTACAGAGCCGATACCTCTGGAATATTTAGTTAATTCATTGATTTTAGTAATCAAATCGTTAACTTCTTTTGCTTTAATACGTCCCAATCTATTCACCGCCTTCTATCTCTCGTTGATACTCTTCTAGTGTATCACTTAATTCGAGAAGTAATTGGTTTGTAATTAAATCAATAGCTCGTTCAGCTAGTTTAATATACGCTGGGAGAAGAATCTTCTCACCACCAAAAATATGCTCTTGAATCTTAGATAAGTTAAGTAGATTACTATCCATATCATTAGTTGGGAATTCATCCATGGCTTTAACTACTGTATCTTTGAATTCAAGATTACGTTTTAATACATTTAGTCTACGAGACCGTAAATTAGAAGAAGATAAAATCTTCTCTTGGTATTCCTTGGCAATTGAGTACATGATTTCCATATGACGACAAACCGCTGGGTTTAACGCATTGAAATCATAATCAGCACCAAAGGATTCTGCTGGACATCCACCACGACATACGTGGAAGTAGTCACAGTTACCACATTGACTGCGGTCGAATTCAGAACGGATACGAAGTAATACTGATTCATCAATCTCATCCGTTAGAATGTTACCCATATGAAGAGCTTCATTACTACGGAAGTTAGTATGAACTTGATGACAAGGAGTTACTTCTCCATCATACCCAATAGCAACCCAAGATGGTGTACCGAACCCACATGGAGAAATATCATTAGTAGGTTGGTCATAACACGCATAGATGTAATCTTCAATGTTTTTAATTTGAAGATTTCTATGGGATTCACTATTATATTTATCGAATGCAAATTCATAGATTTTACGAATTTGGTTTTCATATTCTTTATGTTGTTCTTCTGTCCATTCTTGGTCATATACTACACATGGAGCAATTTGGTCGAAACCAACGTCATACATAGCGACCATAGAATCATAGAGCTTATCAATGTCCGCTGGAGGAACAGTGATACGGGCTTCCATATTTAACTTCAATCCTTCTTCCATCATGTGTTGTATATTAGCTACAACCGTATCATAGGAGTTGGAACGATTTCTATTATGGAGTTCTCTTGTACCATCGATGGATACAAGAATCCCGAAATTATTATCATAGAAGAATTCAATCATATCATCTGTGATATGAACACAGTTAGTTGTGATACCATATTGAACGATGAATTCTTGTTCATTACAGTATCCAACGACTGCTTTAATAGCATCAAAATTAAGGGTGGGTTCACCACCAAAGAAACTGATGGATAACTTAGCTGTATTATCGCCAGAAAATACTTTATCTCTAAAGTTATCACATAGTGTTTTAGCAATACTACGAGCATCTTCAACGCTCATATAGTTCTTTGCTTTATTTTCTTCGAAACAATACGAACAACGAAGTTGACAGTCGGTAGTGACTGTCAACACGGCTGCTCGAATTGCCATTATGTCATTAAAATGGCTCATGTTAATCTCCCTTAAGATTATATTATTTCCAATCTGTACCGAAGACAACGAATTCATTACCTTTACGGAAACGAATCACTGGGTCGTCTGGGTTTTTATAGTCGAACCAAACTAATACGTTTTGGTTAGTAGGTTGTGTTCCACCAAATTGGAATTTATCGATAAAATCATTGATTTTCTTAGTAACTTCTGTATGGTTTCTATCAGCGATTTCTTTATTCGCATTGACTGTACCATAGATATCCGTTTTGTAACCATCGATTGTACCACGAAGCGATTTAATATCGTTTGCATGTGTGGTATTCAATGCATCAATACGACCACCTAAATTGGTAGATTTGTTGTTGATAGCGGTATTGAGTGTATCATAGTTACTGGAGATAGTGGAATCCATAGATTTCAAACGAGTTGTGATATCATTATCAACTTTACGTTCGATGGCTCTGATAGAGTTATCGATTCTAGCAGTGAATTCACGGAAACGAGTATCCAAATCACTATTTTTACCAGAAATATCACCACTTACCGTACCAAGACGGGATTCGAGTTCTTTTATTTTAGTATTAATGAGAGCGAAATAATCTTCAGCGATTACACGCCCACCATGTGCTAAACCCATAGTAGGAATTCTCCTTTCTTATAAAGGATACGTATAAAGTATTAGTAATTTGTTAAATGTCGAAGAATATAGGTAACGACAATCTCTGTCGTTACCTATTGTATTATTTATCCCAATTGATATAATTATACATCTCTTCGATGGCTGTTGCTTGATTGATTTGCTCTGCGATTTCAGAACCACGTTTATTGCAAGCTAATTTATGTTTACGGAAGTCTTTACGAATAGCCTTAATTTGAGATGCAGTAGCATCATCTTTAAGGATGTTCTTAGACCCTTCAGCATCACGAGTGGATCGATATAGAACGACAAAACCTTCTTCTTCATCATCTTCCAATAATTCGAAGTCAGTATCAAGCATTTGTTTAGCTTCACCATTATATGGGAAGAATTGTTCATCACCCAAGGCTTTAGAGAAGAAACCTTCTTCTACTTTTTGGGTAACTAATAAGTCTTTACGATGTAATGCGACACGACGATGGTCTTCCAATGTAACAGGAACTGTTCTAGTAGCAGGAGAACGGAATGCACCTTTCTCATATACGTGACCAATCTCGATACGGTTACCATCAGAGTCTAGCATATCTGTAATATCAGTCCATAAAGACGTTGGAGAAAAAATGGTACGTACCCAATCTAAATCATTGATAGTTTCAATGATATCATTGATACGACCATATTTAATTTCAGCGAAACGATTCATAGATAGCCTCCCAATCTAAACAATATAGATACGACCACCAGGAATCACCCCAGCACGTGCATCTACTTCTTGTTTATTATATACTTCTTCCTTGGAATATGTTTGTGTACGAAGATATACATCACGTTTCAACGCATATTCACTTGCATCTAAGTTACCTAATTTTTTAGAGTTCTCTACCGATAAACCACCCATAGCAGATGCAGGGATTTCAATATCAGTAGAACCATCGAATTCAATACCATTGATTCGAACAGGTTGCGTCAGTTTAGTTGCTGTATCAGCAGAAGATGCAGAGTCTACTTTAGGAATATTGATATTTTCGGAGCCATCAAATTGGATACCGTTAATAAGCACTGCTTTCTTAAGTTTACCTGTTGTTTTAGAGTAATCAATATCAGTAAGAGTGATATTTGCGGAACCATCGAATTGGACGCCATTAATAAATACAGGTCGAGTCAATCTATCCGCTAACTTAGCACGGTCGGCTAATGCGGCAGAGTCGATACCTGTAGTTTTGATAGTATTCACCGCTTTAACAGCAGCATCTACTAACGATTTCATTTTTAACACTTCTGACTTTTGGTCAGTTACAGTTGTATTGATACCATCGAAACCATCTTCAAGTTTAGTAATCAGTGCACGAATGTCAGCATGAGCTAAAGGAGAGATATTATGGGCTTCGATAGAGGCAACGTTACCGCCACCGCCAGGGTTACCCCCAACGCCAACGCCAGATAACGAACCATTATCAGTCCACATATAGATGGCATTTTCATCAATATGTGCTAATGCATTATATGCCGCTCGGTTTTCGAGCATGACAATATTAAGACCTAATGTACCTTTAGAGTCAATAACGAAGTTACCATTTACCTTAAGGTTAGTATTATCGTTTTCATGACCAAAGCGAGTATTACGGATAGCAGAATCGAGCTTTTTGAATGCATCCATTGCTGTATCTTTATTATTAATATCACCTTGTGTATGTATATGCTCTCTAGGTACTTGTGTATAACCATGCATCATAACATCAGTGGCATTGTTTTCAAAGTATACGACTACGTAATCTTGTTCAACACCACCACGTTCAACTTTTGTGTTGAATTTATATTGGCTATGAAGGACCTTAATTTGATTATCAGGCATTATACAGTACCTCCTTCATTATAATTTATTTTATTAAGAAGTAATTAGTATAATGTTACAATAGGGTATTCGATACCTAAGAGACAAAAGATGGGGAGAATACGTATAGTAGTAATGGTACTATACATATTCCCCTATGTGAAAACCGGGCATCAGGAGCTACCCATACTTTATTGTAAGCAGGTATATAAAACCTCATTTTAACATTACACTAATATCTTTAAGAACTAAATGAAAGGAGATTACATAATGGGTCTTCGTGAATTTAATGAATATAAAATATCCTTACTCGTTCGTAAGGATGAATCCAATTCTGGTGACTTGATTCTTCAACTCCCTAAGACATATGCCGAAGGGGTTTGGGCTCGTCGTCAGAAAGAAACCGTGTTACATCATGTAGAAAGTATGATTATACACTGTACGGCTAAAGACCATATACTATTAAATACAATCAATCAACCAAAAGCGTTTGTCGTATTAGATAAAGATGGGTATTTAGGAAATGACCACTTCAATCCAATCCTAATTGGTATCAATGAAGAATACCCAACATTTGAACGATTATTAGCTACGACTCTATATACCTCTCCTCATGACATTGGTCGTGTGGTTATGGTATTAGATGCGAGTGACTATCCTGATGTTAAGAAACGTGGCTCTTGGGCTACATTTAGATATCGTGGTGGTAATGCTAGTCGTGCGGAAGCATGGGAGAAGATTGCTGAAGAAGAATCTATCGAATTCAGCTTCTCTTGGAAAGATTTACATGCTCCATTCCGTTCTACCCTTGAGCAGATTGATAACTTAGGTAAAGTAGGGCATACCCATGAAACCATTGAAACATTGAATAAGTTATCCGCTTCCTTGGGTCATTTATATTTCGGTGATATTAAGATTCGTCATAGAGAAGAAATTGCAGCCTATAAGGTGACAACGAATCTCATGAGCAATGATTTATTCGCTGGTGATTGTGTCATGTATGTGACTGGGGAGAACTTGAATCCAAAGATGGATCCAAATGGTAACCCTATCAATACCTCTGAAACTACCTATCCACACCAAGCTCAGATTATCAATCCAGAAACCTTGACGTTACATGGTGATGTATCTGGTTTCTATGAAGACAATCAAGATATTATCAAAGCCCCTAAGATTAAATGTGGGCAAGTATCTAAGATGAATCGTTTCTTTGCTAATTGTCATGAACTGGTATATGTACCTTGGTATGATACATCCGATACAGTGGAGATGAAAGAGATGTTCTTGAACTGTGAGAAGTTAGGTGACATTCCTACTTTCCCTACAGATAAAGTTCGTGACATGAGTTCCATGTTCGAAGGGTGTGAATCTCTTAAGAGCATTCCAAAGACAAACCTCTTGACATTGGAAAAAGCAAACCGAATGTTTAAAGGTTGTACTACATTCAACAATGCTCCCGATTTCTTTACTCCAGTATTGAGAGAGTGTAGAGAGATGTTCAGTGGTTGCACTAACTTAGAACATATGCCAGCACTCAATACCACTATGGTTAAAGACTTAACCTCATTATTTGAAGGATGCACACATCTAGCTGATTATTATAAACTAGATACATCCTCCGCATCATCTATGGTAAATATGTTTAAAGACTGCCGAGAACTCAAAGGTATCTATGATATTGATATGAGTTCCTGTAAAGATGCAACCGATATGTTAACGGGTTGCCGTAAATTGAATGTGTTTAGACCTAAGAGTCGTACTATCAAATGTAACCTAGATGTATACTGTCAATCAGTAAACCGAGCACTACTTACTGACATAGTTACTGGCTTAGCTGATATGAATCATGACCCTAAAGAAGTACATGTGTACTATTACAATGAATCGGCTGATGCTACATCTAACATAGAATCAATTCAACAACTAGCAACCGTTAAAGGTTGGACACTAACAGTATCTGCTGTTACAGAATAAAAAAATAAGAGAATATACGGAATTACCCGTATATTCTCTTAATAACGTCAAATTAGTTGATAACACCAGTAACATTGTACACAATGTCACCTTCTTTATTTTCAAGTTTATCTGCGTTTTCACCATATTTGATGATTGTGTTATCTTGTTTCTTAGCAAGTTTAGCAATTTTTTCTTCTGTTAAACCATTCAATACTTCAAGATTAGCGTGAGTATGGTCTTTTGCAACCATAGCATCAACGTCAGCATGTTGGCTATTGTAGATACCATTTACATGTTCTACTTGAGCCACATAGTCCATAAGTTGTGCTTTAGAAACAGTGGAATATTCTTTAGCTCTTGGTGAACCTTCAACACGAACGATTTCCCAACCAGTATGGCGTGCATCTGCCTTAGGATTGTCGGATGCATCCATAACCATAACCATTTCACCAGATTTCAAGTCCAATGCTTGGTCTAACTCAGTGAAGTTGGCATAGTCACGAAGACCTGTGCCTTTAGAGCCAACCATATTGTCAGGAATCATACCTTTGCTATCAAGGATAACACCTTTATTCAATACGTTAACACGGTCTTCTGGTTTTAAATGGACGCTTTCGTTGTTGTAGTGACCAGTTGCATTAATATTTTTATCTTGTAATCCAGCCGCAGTTGTTTGAGGATAGTAGACGTGGAATAAACCATCTTCCTCAAGACGGCGAATTACGATATTTTTAATTTCTTTAGCCATTTAACATTACTCCTTATATTTTTAAAAAATAAGTTGTGAAATAAGCTTTTCGTTATATACTTGTTTGATTTTTCTATAGTAAGTCAAATTATAAAGACTATACCCGAAGATATAGTCTTTATATAGTTTATACTGCTGGAAGGATAATCCAACCTTTTCGAGTTGCCACTTCACGGTCTTCAGCAGTTAACTTACCAATACCTGGTGTATTAATAAGATTAATGACTTTTCGAGTCGTGATAGTAGGTAGACCTTCAAAGAGTTTTCTAATGCAGTCCATGTCAACTTTAGTGTTCTCTAATGATAGAGAACAAGTCAAGGAACCGGGTTTGAAGTATACCTCACGTAAGCTGAAACATTCGTTAAATGTCTTAGTAAGACCTTCGTCAGTCGTTACCCCAGTTACATCTAGAACTGGAAGAACTTCTAAAGAACGACAACCGTTAAACATTTCACGCATATCAGCGACATTACCAGTGTTCTTTAATGCAACTATCCGTTTCATGTTTTCGCAACCGGAGAACATAGCGGCAGTTGTAGTCGCAGAACGTAAATCTAATTCTGGTCCATAGAGTAATCGATTACATCCATAGAACATGGAATCGAATGTTTTACCTTTATGGGAATAGAATGGAGGAACTTCTCTTAGGTTATGACATTCATAGAACATCCCTGTGAAGTCTGTTACATTACGAGTATCGTATTGGTTGACCAATGTGAGATTTTCACAACGGTAGAACATACGACGCATCACTTTCGTTTTGTTGGTACGGAGTTTAGGAGATTCTGTCATATCTTCTTGGTCACGGAACTTTTCATAGCAAGTATCCGTAGCTTCTTCGATTCTAGGATCGAACCACCAAGATTGACCAATACTAGGTTTATACCAGAAATCACCAGATACCATATCTCGACCCACACCGACTGGTTTCTCTACAGCACCCACGTAGATTTGAACGATGTTAGCGTCTTCACCTACCCGTTTACCAGCATGAGAGAAATAGTCATGGTCGAATACACTGTCTGCTTTAGCTACATCTAATGCATGGAGAGCTTTTAATCCCACATGCACGTGTGCTTTACGAATCATTTGATCGATAGCAGGAATACTAGAAGTTGGTTTATCTTTTACATTCTCCCAGTGTAGATCGATGTTGATTGCTTCTTGTTCACTTACTTTTTCCCAACCACGAAGAAGATCGAAGTAAGCTTCATCTTTTGTGCGACGATAAATAGCCCAACCCTCATCAACTGAAGGGTCGGAAGTCGCATCAAGTACCATTACCAATTTACCAGGTTGACATCTAGATTCATTCAGTAAATCACCAATGGTAGCATATTCTTTATTAATAGCTAATAGCTCTTGACGAATACGATTTTCACCTAAGTAACCATTTTCTTCAAGGAGTACATAGCCATTTGGTCTATTGGCATTATTTAATAAACGACGTTCAGTTTCCCAGATATGGGATAGGAAGTCTGTACAATGCTCTTTGAGTGTAATGTCTGTCGCCATGACTTGTTCAGCAGTTGTTCTAGGATACAAAATCTTGTATGACCCATCGTCCTGTCGAATCATCATGGTGAAGACACGTTCAAGCATATAATTGCCCATTCGAACACTCTCCTTTTTATGTAAAACGTCTATAATAAAAATCGAGGTTGTTAAAATATTAATAATATGTTAGACCCTACGTTTATACGTGGGGCTTAATAAAAGGAGATACGGGTCGAATTTTCCCGTATCTCCTTCGTGTTTTTTATTTATCCTTTTGTGCTCGGATTTTTTCAGAGAATCGTCTTTCCAATTGTGTTAGGAATCCAGTGGATGCTAACAAAAGGAAAATGTAAATACGATTTCTCATTTTAATATGGTAGTTATCAGTCGCATCGATTTCAGCTTGTAAGTCTTTAATCAATTCGTCTTTACGAGCTTCAAGGAAGACAACCGCTTCTTCTTGAATAGCTCTAATCGCTTGTTCAGTGATTTCGTCTACCATAGAATCAGCTGTTTCTTGGAGTGCTTCTTTAAAAGCGTTTTGGATATTGTCCTTATCGAACATTTTAGCCAAGTCTGTGCTTTTTGCCATATATGAAATACCTTCCTTTCTAAATAAAAGCATTTGGTATTACATGAATGTTAATGTTCACGCTATGATTTTTTATTTGAAAACGTCTGACTGAAATCTTAGACATTAGGATAATGATTTTTATTTTTTGTTTTCCTGAAAGGAAGTGACTTTAATGTTCGAGGAAATCACAAATTTGGTGAATACCTTAACAACAAACGTTGATAAGGTGGAGATCATTACCATCATCGCTTTGGTGGCGGTACTATATGCATTAGCTTTCGTGGCTAAAAAAGTAGTATTCCTTATCTACAACAGAGCGAGCAATGAAGTAGTTGTTGAAATCATGAAACGATTCATCTACAACTTAGATGAATTTGCTGATAACATGACTAACGCTGATAAACGCAACGTTGCAATCGAAAAGCTTCAAGGTCTATTATCTTACAAATTGATTCGTCTACCTAAATTCGTATTAGGTTGGATTATCGATATGCAAGTGGCTGAAATCCGTCGCCTACAAGCAGAAAGTGCTAAAGACGCAGATTTACATAAATAGTATTCTTTGAAAGGGTTGATAGTATATGAATAAACTCAAGAAAGCATTTTTATACTATCGAGCACGATTACAATCCATTATCGGTGTGGCTCTATTAATCATCATCGCGACAGTATCCGTGTTCCATTACATTCTGTTCAATTCGGAAATGGAACAGTTTCGTTCACACATCGTCCAGAATGATGAGACATACACAGAAATTAAATGGAAACTTATTGAATCTACTTTAAAAGATGCTGACTATCTAGCAGATATTTCTGCTAGAGAAGCAGCGAATGATATTGTCTCAGAAGTGGAGAAACGCTATCCGGATAAAAGTGATTTACGCTTAGATTTAGAAGCCCAACCCGATGTAGGTTTCGCGTTCGGTGGTATCATTGTTGATGTTATCGGTAACCGTTTCCTTTACGATATCGATAACTACGAGAATAGTCTCACAGTATTCACTAGAGACCGTGTTCTTGCCGATATGAATCCTATTACAAATGCCGGCTTGACACATTCTTTCGAGTATGATAAGATATACTATGGTAAAAACCCGTATCTATACAACCAAGCTATTGATGCGATTATTAACCATAAAGATAATAATAGGCTCATCTTCTATGAGCCATTACATAGCGGTAACCCAGACCATAAACTCATTACAAAAATGAAACTAAGTGAGTTGCGTAAGATTTACGTTGATGAAGGTTTTGAAGGGTTATCCACTTATACGTTCCTAGCTCCATATTATATCACAGATAAGGGAGATATCTTTGGTACTCCAGATTATAATGGAAATGGGTTCACTAATAACCATAAAATGGTTGTCGTTCAGAAATTCAACATCGTTGATATTATGAATAAACAACATCCTGGTATCTTAGAATCCATTGATAGAGAGCGAGATTCCATCGATGCTGATATTCGTGGTCAAATGGAATTCAAAGCGATCACGTATTTAGCCAACATTGGTGTTAACATATTTGCCCTATTTTGCGTAATCTTCTTCTTGAGTGCGACTCATGGTGGAAGAACGAAATGTGGGCGACGAATTCCATGTGCGAGTTCGACAATTGAATAGTGTATTAATAAGATAAGTAGGTGATATAACAGTGGATCAAGAGTTAGTTCTCAATGTGCTCGGATTTAATGTTTTTTATATCATCGAAATCATTGGTTATTTTTTATTTGCCTTAATTGGTTCATGCTCTAAAGAAATTTATCTTTTTCGAATTAGGCGAACAACCACTCATAGTGGTAGAATGATACGTATCACTCTCGGTACTATCGTGGCTACCTTTATGGCTCTCGCTTTTAAAGATTTTTTTCTTGCCGATAGGGGGACGTGGAAAGTTATGTCTTTCGTGAGCTTTTTATTCGGGGTCCTCGGCTTCGACTTGTTCGGTAAATTGTCTTCTATCGATGGTATTAAAGACCTAGCAAAGGATGTCCATCAAGTCTACGAATATGCGACAACATCGCCCGAACCTGCTGCCGAGCATAATAAAAAGAAACCAACTAGAAAAGATGACAATAAGAAAAAATAACATATTCCCATAGATGATAGAGTAGAGCAATCTACTCTATCATTCTTTTTTTTTTGACTTGACAAGTATGTAATCATAGCCATGTTTAATCATAATGGTTATTACGGTCACTAAATCTTAAAAAACGACCAACTATTAATTAATAGAAATCCAGAATCTTTTTCTATAGATTCTGGATTCTTTCTGACATAATTACTATTTATATACGTATATAGAAAGGTGATTAACAAATGAAACATTTGATTACCCTACGTCGGTATACTGGTACAGAATATACAGTCGTTCTACCTAAAACAGTCGTAGACCAAGTTGACGGTTTAAGAGCACATGTTGAGAATACTGATATTCACGTATCTACAGCAGATAGACATATCATGCTATCTACTGCCAAATTAGATGACACTGGTAAAATCAGTGCCGTAAATCTTAAAGATAAACCGGATCTTCGCAAAGCAATCGAATTCACATCTCGTGAAGACCGAGATGCTAAAGTAAATACGTTACCTATCGGTCAATTATTCATTACTGCATTAGATAATGGTGGTTGGGAAATGGGTATCCATACCGGTGAAGGTAAATTCACTGTATTCGCAGATACACTTTCCATCGATATCGATGAACGTCCTTACGGTAGCATCAAGGAAAAACCTTTATCTTCCGTTGAAGCGATTGATAAAATGGTGGAAGATTCCCATCTTCATGCTAACTTGGCTGTACTTGATAAAGTAACAGATAAGTCTTTCGACGCTAAACGTGACTTACAACGTGCGATTACTGTTCGTGATGGTATGATCCCTCCGAACACTGATGGTTTAGGTACAGGTAGCCTTATCTTCGTATTAGAAGACCCTAAAGTTAACCCAGAACTTGATAGAGCTGCTAACAGCTTACCATCCGTACTTCTTAAATTGAATAAAGGTGACCATTTAGAATCCATTGCAACTCAACCAGAAAATCGTGGTGACCGTGTGGTACAAAAATTTGTATCCAATATCCGTATGACGAATACATCCACTAACTGTGGTGCTACCGTTCGTGTAACTATGACTCGCCGCGATGGTGAAGTTGTCAACACTGACTATATCTTGGATAAACAAGAAGTTCGTGAAATCAAAATCGATGTACCTGAATTATATACTAAGTATGACTTCAAAATCGTTGACTTGGATATTCAAGGCGAAGTTGACCCAGCTAAATATGGTGCAGAAGTCGATATCTATTGTGATGAAATTGAAAAAGTTGTTCAAGTTGAATTACAGCCTGCACACTAATATTAATTTAACTACCTTGAGAGAATATAGCACGACTATATTCTCTCATTCTTTTAATTCAATCAAAAAAAAAGAGATATGGGGTATTCCATATCTCTTTTTCTTATTAGTCAACAAGGAGTTTAATTTTTTCTCCTTGATTGACTAATTCATTGTAACGACTATGAGTCGTTACCACCTTGATTGTTTCGTAAGCCTTAGGCTCAATGATTCCGCGGTAGTTAGCGGACTCATAAATTACTTTAGACGCACTTAACGCATCGTTGGAGAAATGCTCCCCGATGCTGATTTGGGAGTCGCCTGGTTGTACTGTATATTGAACAACCACCAAACGGTTTTCACCGTATGATGTTTCATATACAGAATAACCAATTACCACTGCCACAATAACCAATACTAATGCTAATAATGCTTTCATTTTAATTCTCCTTATATTAATATAATAAAATGATTTATATCTTTATTCACAGTAATAATATATATTCAACACATATGAAAATTACACTTTTCTATGTACCGAAAAAAAAGAGATATGGTTTAGTCCATATCTCTTTTCTTATACTACCGTGTATTAGTAATGAATGCCGAGTGACTATTAAACTCATCATCAGATACTACACGTTTGAATGAAGTTCCTTCCATTACCCAACTATTGACAGTATCCTTAGCCATAGTATCTAGGATATCGACTAACTTAGCTTTACTTTCTTTATCACTAATCGGACAAAGGATTTCGATTCGTTTATCTAAGTTACGAGTTAACATATCTGCTGAAGAAATATAGACTCTAGATTTACCTTTGGATTCAAAGGAATAGATTCGACTATGTTCTAGGAATCTACCTACGATAGATTTAATCGTTACATTCATATATCGTTCTAACTTAGGTAAGGAACAGATACCTCGTACAATGAACAACCACTGTACAGTAGGATACTTCTCAATAAGTTGCTCGATGGTATTAACCATTTCAACATCACTGAACGAGTTGATCTTGATTGTGATGTTAGATGGAATCTCTTCAGTAGATTCTGTACAGCAACGTTCCATCTCTTCTACTAATGTAGAACGTAATGTGATTGGAGAATATTTCACCCGTTTCAATTCAGATGGTTTAGAGAATCCAGTAATCATATTGAAGATACTAGTTAAGTCATGACCAATTGCTTTGTTGGATGTGAGATAACTGATATCTGTATAGATATGAGCTGTTTTCTCATTGTAATTTCCAGTACCAACATGGGAGTACGTCACTATACCTTTCTTTGTAGATTTTGTAACAATACACATCTTACAGTGGGTCTTGAGCCCTTCTAAGGAGTACACAATGTTACAACCTGCTTGGTTAAGTGTATTGATGAGATTGATATTTTGACGTTCATCGAATCGAGCTAATAGTTCTAGCATAACCGTCACTTTCTTACCACTCATAGCAGCATCACATAATGCTCGAATGATAGGAGATTTCTCAGAACTTACTCGATACAAGGTCTGTTTGATACTAATTACCTTAGGGTCATTAGCTGCTTCTCTAATAAACCCAACGACTGCATCATAGGAATGATATGGATGATGTAAAATTAAGTCATCATCATCTAAGTAATCAAAGATACTCTTCTCATTCTCCAATTCTGCTGGAAGGATTGGTTTGAACGGAACATGTTCGATGACACTATTGATAGTAATCTTCTTAAACGGTTTATCTTTTAAGTATTGATTCGCTAATGCTCGTAAGCTACCGATACGCTGCTCTGTCTTATAGACATGACGTTTATCCACGTTCAATAATTTAGTTAGCTTCTTAACCATGTTGGAAGAATCAGAATCTGTTGTAACACCCATTACATCAATGAATACGATGTTATTCTCTTCTCGTTTTACGAGTACTGTATTGACTCGATCAATGATAGAGATGTTATCATCATTCTCAATCTCTGCATCATACTCTTTCGTTACCTTGAATTCGATATAGTCTTCAATATCAGCATTGTTGAAGATATCCGCAAAGAAGGCTTGGATGATATCATCTACGAAATAGTATACTTTACCAAGCTTAACGACTCTTGGGATTTGATGTGGAACCTGTAAGAAGCAATAGTTGGATTTTGTTTCTTCACTCATTGGTTTCAACTTAATGAAGAAGTTGACATCATTATCATTAAACTTTGGAACTTCCTTATTCGTACCCAAGGATATAGGTGTTAAGATAGGAAAGATTTCGTTTGTAAAGTAATGACGCATCTTATTCGTTACGTTGAATCGTGGGTCACCATATCGAACGATGTCATTGGATACTTCTGTAGGAACATTCTTATTCAAATATAAGTTAATCTTTTCTCGTTGCTCTTTGATACGAGAGAGTACTTTACGATACAAGAACGCATCGACTGAGTTTTCTGTAGTTTCTTTAGTGTGATATAAGCCAGCGAATCGTACAGAGATAAACTCATCTAAGTTGGATGATGCGATACCTAAGAACGTAAGTCTATCCATATAGCACATATCATTTCTATCATATTGAGAGATGACTCTCTCATTGAAGTCTAACCAAGATAGTTCACGATTGATGAATGTATCATCAACTACAATGTCTTCTGTATCCTTAGGTGTATCTGTATCGGTATTATTCTCTACCAATGTAGTTACACGTTCAACTGTTTTAGATGTAACATCCATAAAATCAGCTACGTCATTAGTAAGATTTTTAACTTTAGTTGTCATTTTCTGAACAGTGTCTTGTACCACAGTAGTGATACCGCTTTCAGTTTGTTTTGTATGTAGTTTGTTTTCCATAATTTCCTCCGAGATAAAAATAAAGATAGTAGTATACACTTATACTACTATCTTTATAATATATATTTTAAACTACTTCTGAACCCTATGTTTTATATAGGTTCGACATATCAATAGTACTAGTACTTAATTTCATGAAATGAGGTAACTTACCATGAGTAAAGAAAACAAAATCTTGACCAAAATTTTAAATAAGTTTGGTATCAAGACTCGTGCTCAAAAACTCGAAGAAGCACAAAAGAAAAAAGAAGCGAATCAAGAAAGCTACAAAAAGACATCCATCGTAATGTATGAAGGTTGCTTGAAACGTAGAAAACCGTTCCCATGTGATGATATCGCAGGGGCTGGTAAGATTACTGCCAAAGAAGTAGAAATGATTGCTAAAGCAAACAAGTTCGACGTATATGACAACTATTTACAATACGTTGAAGACCAACCAAATTATGAAGTATACGAAGACCATTATAAAGCATTGGAAAAAACATTCACTACATCCAACTCTGGTATCGTAGTTGACTATGGTTGTGGTGATATGATGGTATATAACTTCAAAACTAAAAAGATGTATTTGTTCCGTCATGATGTACCGAAGTTCTGTAGTAACCTAGATGGTTATACTGTAGAATCTTTCATTAAACTCTGTCGTCAACGATATACTGAAGGTTTAGAAAAAGCTTAATATATAGTGACGAGGTGATATAATGGGTATATTCAATAAAATCAGAAAACATTTCAGAACTAAACCAAACAAAGAAGAACAAAAGAAACAACCACCAAATCCTAAGCAAATTGAATGGGCTAAAATTGCATATGAACAAGCATTGAAGAACAAATCCCCATTCATTAACCATGAATCCGCTGGTGCTGGTGAGTTAGATGAAAAGATTATTTTCACTATTGCAAAAGCAAACAAATTCGATATCGATGATTCCTGTGGTCTTCATGAACCTATTGAAACATACGATGAAGAAACACTAACAGCAGCCGATATTAAAACATACAAAGAGCTTCAAAAACGATTCTCTGGTAACGTATGCGGTATCGTTATCGATTATGATGAAGAAGGTGTATACTTCATATTCCACTGGAAAGAACAACGTGTATATGAAGTGGAGTGCTTTAACGGAGTAGAAGGTATGATTAGTGAACTTAAAACAAATAAAGGTCAATCACTAGAAACCTTCATTCGGTCATGTAAAGAAGCATTCAATTACATTTCTAACTAAAAAAAAGAGGAACGGATTATTTCCGTTCCTCTTTATAGTTTTCGAAGAAGTCTTTATGTTCTCGATAAAAATCGATAACTAAACCTTCTTCTTCTTTGGATAGGTCATAACGACCTTTCTTGTACCCTATTTTATATGCAATATAGCACAGTAAGCTAACTGTTGGGATTAATATTAATCCCAAAATAACTATTGTTATAGATAGTAAAGCTTCCATTTTTAATTCTCCTTAAAAGTATAAATAAATTATAAGTTTTCTGAATAGATTTGATAGACTCTTCTCATCATATTCTGTTTTCTATCTCTATTCATTATAATAATATATAAATAGCAATTCTAAAAATTACAGAAATAAATGGATACACTCGAGTGAGTGTATCCATCTGTTATGGGATTCTAATATCTTCACGATTCTTATCAATTGGTGCACCATATGAGCGGAATCGTTGCCATATATAATCTGCCCCATTACCAGTTGGGCAGAGAACCTCCCAGTTTTCTATACTATCACCACGATTAAAATCGTTATTATCAACTAATAACGATTTGATACCGGATGCAATATTCAGTTCGAAGAATGGGACTTGTCTATTAATCTTAAATTTAGTTTCATCAATCATTAGCACATCTTTACTACTACTATTCCAGCGTAATGGTAGACCTTTACCATTATCATATTCAGCAGAAGTTAATGTAGCCTGTTGGATACTCCCTATAGTAGTGAAACTAACTTTCGTGCCATTACCATATACAGCTTTATATTTAGTCTGTATATACATATAGATGTCATAGCGTTCATTATATAGTAGGATACTATAACTTATGTACCCAGTGAATGGGACTCTATTCTGATGATACCAAATGATATCGGTTTTATTAGGTTCCAATACAAACCCATTACCTTCTATATTGAACCCTATAGAAGTGTATGGAATAGCGAATTCATAACTCCCATTGTTGTGGATAGGGTATGAATACCCACCTATGGGTTGGAGCTGTTTATATTGGTCTATTGGTATACCGAATACCGTATGTTGTATAGTCGTCCCCTTCAATATATATGAATGTAGTATCGGCTGATGTGTTAATATTCGTACTTTATTAATGTACTCTCCAAGGTCAGATGGGCTATACTTATTAGATGTACGGTCTAATACATATATCTCACCTGAGATAGTAGCGTTCAATTCATCCAAACCGAGTGCTTTAGATGGTATGTGCATAGTGCTTCGACTTAATATGGATTCATCTACCATATAATTACCTCATTTCATTAATAAAAAATACCCATGGAGTAACGAGACTCCATGGGTAAGTTATATTAGATTTCAGTAGTACCAGTAGTTTGATACCAGAAGTCGCCAACTTTTAATGTTTGCACATCAGGTTGTTCAGCTTGTACTACGAATTTAGTAACGTCTTGTGCCATTGCAACTGGAAGACCATCATAGCAAAGAACGCCATCTTGTTCAGACAATTTGTCCAACACAGCTTTGTTAGCATGAGTGTGAGCATTAGCTACAGCAGCATCGATTGCAGCAACAGTGGATGTTGGTTTGTCTTTCAAGTTTTCCCAAGAAACTACAACGTCAAGGGATTCTTTTTCAGCGATTTTTTGCCAAGATGCCATATCGGAAAGATCAGTAGCATTTGTCAAACGACGGTAGATAGCCCAGCCAGTGTCAACTGTTGGGTCTTCGGAAGCGTCCAATACCATTACCAATTCACCAGGGAAGATTTGTTCAGTAGTGGCAGCTTTCATAGCAGCAATATTAGCGAATTCAGTATTGATTGCTAATACGGATGGGTTGATATTTTTGGAAGGGATGAAGCCATTTTCATCCAATACAGCAAAGCCGTTTGCTTGGCCTGCTTTAGTCAAACGTTCACGTTCTTCAGCAGTCAAATGCTTGGAATTGTCAGCGATGTGGTCAGCTACAGTAGTAGTGTCATCGATGAAAACTTGGGAAGCGATGGTTTTAGGATAGAAAGTATCATAACCACCAGTAGCATTCTTCTGCATCATCGTAATCAGATGTTTTGTTTCAGCCATTTAAGGGCCTCCTTTATATTTAAAAATGTGATTTAAAAATAAAGATAATTAAATCGAGTTTATTACTAAACTAATTAACTATTTGTTATGAAAAAATAGTCTGACGGATATCAGACGGATGGAACATCGATATCAATGTGTACAGTACCACCATCAACATCACGTTCTTTACCCTTAGTTGGGATAGATACAAGTTGTTGACGAGAATCGAACTTGAATGTCATGTCTGTAACACGTTCTTCAGAATCACGTTTAGTGATGTATGCTTTATTCACATTACCCACATTATTGAATGTTAATGGGGAAATGGAATATGGTGTCAATACACTCGCGTGAACGGCAGTGAAGGATGTAAACCAACGATACCATGCGGTAGGGTCAGTTACAACAGTTACACCCGTATGTCTACCAGTGTTTGCTAAGTGTTCAGGACGGGAGCCCATAACGAGAGGTACTTTACCACCATTCGCATATTTAGCTTCATATAATTCTTTGAAACGGTTACGTCCAGCTTCATCGACGATTAAGTCTGCAATTGGAGTAGGTTCCCCAGTTTTCAAGTTATTCTTGAATAAGCAGATTTTCAAATCATCATGGTTTTTCAATGTATCGATATGTAAACTTAGACCAGAACCGAAACCGTATGTTCCAGCTTTTTCGAATGTAATTGTGTAGTTTGCACCAAGACGAGTATCAGCTAAGAACGTTACAGTCACTGGAGTTGTGCCATCATGACGTTTGTCGACAGCATAGACACCAACAACCTTAGGTTCAGAACCGTTATATGGGGCAACTTTAACCACTAACATATCGTTCTCTGCTGGAGCAATATCCACAGGTTTCATAGTAACGGATACTAAGGATTTACCATAATCTAAATTGATATGGTCAATGTAAGAGTTTGTTTCATCGTGGTATGTTACATGTAAACCGTCTCTGATCTCAAATCCAGATACAGCAATCGTTGCACGATTGACTTCATTTGCTTCAGGAATATAGATATTTGGTTTAGTATTACCACGTGGACTGTATTCATCAGACCCACCTGGTTCAGTTGTACCATCACCAGCCACCAATTCAGTAACACGACCCCAGATAACATTCTTAGTCATAGTCGGTCTATCTTTACTGATAATGAAGTTACTATATACGAGAATACCGTCTACGTTGATATCCAAATCTTCGTAATCTTGCATGGATTCCTTTTTGATGGATAACCATACACGGTTTAGACGAGATTTAGGTACATGCCAACTCAATTGAATGAAGTCTTGGTATAGACGGATTGTTTCACTGACAATATCCCATTCTTCCCACTTACGTAAGTCAAGAGGACCTGTGATATTATCTTCTAAAGCTGTTAAGATAACAAGCTCACCTGTATCGGTTAGATACGGGATTTTATCGCCAATATGATATACCTTAGAAGGGTCATATTGATTTAGGAAATAGCGACCATCACCCATCAATACAGTATTGATGAGTCTATCTTTACTCAAACGAGTACTGAACTGTTTCGCTAAGTCCATTACTAGTGTATATTTTACCATGTACTAGCACCTCCAATGACACCAATAAGAATATCATGAACGGCTACGGTATGAGTTTCTTGATTAAAGCCTTCAGGCAATACAATTTTGAAGGAAGATACCTTCAAATAATATTTATCATCTGCGGTTGCGGCTGGATAGCCTTCGTAATCAAGTTTATAAGCCAATACATTGATTTTATCAATTGGCTCATTAATACGATACGATTTAGAATGAGTACCACGTACCAATTCAAATTCGATTTCTACTTTAATATCAGAGGCAGTGATAATCGTAGCAGAGGTAGCACGCTCAAAGTATTCGATACCTACATCGAAACGGATAGACGTGATTGCTTCTTTTTCATTAGGAATTACGATTTCATTTACCATCATATTTTCAGGAGAAACCACTGTACGTACAAGGTTCTCATCTAACGTCATTTTATAGATTTTACCGAGTGTATTATCAGCTACCATTCGATTCGCAAAGGATTCGATATGGGCCTTAGTACGACCAAGGTATTCGCTAGAAACCATATAACCATCAGCACCCATGATAGCAAAGGTACCAGTTTCCTTTTGGGACATCAGTTCCTCTGGGAATGCATGGTCTTTGTTACCAACGCTTAATGGAGAAAAGCCAAGACCGTATAGGTTCTTACCCATCTTTCTTGGTTTATTTGGGTTTTCTTTAGCCAAGGATATTCACACTCCTTTTCTAATTAGTAAATAATATTAGTATAATGTTTCAATATGGGGTTATTAGACGACATGGAAATACCATGTCGTCAATGTATTTATTCAGTAATCTCTTTAGCTCTTGCATTAATAGCCATACTGGTAATACCATCATTCTCAATAAAACTGAACACTTTTTGAGGGAATGAAGTGGCCCAGTCTTGGGTATATACAAGCTCAGTTCCTCTGTACGCAGTGTATGAAATCTCCTCGACAAATCGTCGACCATCTTTTTCATAAATTCTACCCGTATGACCTATATAGATATTATTTTTCCCTTTACCTGTAAGATTAACGGTGTCTGTGAAAAATCCATATTGAGATACCCCATATGATATAACAGAGTCCTCAAAGATATTTAAACGTTTATCATCATTGATTAACGTATACACTTTCACCACAGCATAAAAACCAACGTTTTCATTAATCTCCCTAACACTTCTAGGAAAAACTTTATTACGTATCCCAGCAGTACTCAAAGAGGTAGTATTTGAACTACAATATACATTAGCTTTACCCCTAACAAGAGTTGCTACAGTATAAAATCTATCGGTATTTACCAGTAAACGACGACCCTCTGGGCTATCGTAATAGACTCCCGTATTTGTAACATCATCATCCCAAGTAAATGAATTAGGTATAGAGAAAATCTGACCTAGATTATCACCTGTTGGGGATATGATAGATGATAAAAAATTTCGTGCATATGGAATATCCTGTTCAGGAGTCCCTTTTGGAAAGAACGGGATATGGTCATATGAGGTATCACCTACGTGTAAAGTTAGATATTTCATCATATCCTCCTTTTATTAGTATTTAATTGATATACTATTTTGTCAAAAAAAAAATAAGGATAGAGCGAACTCTATCCTTATAACTTACATAGTTCCCCACATATAGATGATAAAGAAGCAGGTGAACCCAAATAGGAACATAACTACTTCTTCATCAAATATACCGGTGAATTGATTAAGTGCTAAGATACCCATAGCACTTAATAGTGTAACAATCGTTTTGCGAATCATATAAATAATCCATTAGACACACAGATGGTATGTCTCTTTCTAATAGTTTGAAATAAACGATATACCTTCACATAGTCAATCGTATTGCTTGTATCGAGTAATGACACATCGAGTCTCAATCGATTGATTTCATCTTTTAGTGCTTCTAATACTAGGAAAACATTACACTCAAACGTCATCGAACGATAATAATCGACAGATTGAACAATGAGCGTACAACGCTTCGTATGTGTCATTTCCTCTTTAATACAGACACTAAAATTATCGTACGGTATGACATATTGACACACATCGGACTCCATATCTTCATATGGACATACGACTGGTACAATACCTAGCATTGCCAGTAATCTACTTATGTTGATAGAGATAGCACATAGGCTATCTCTATAGTGTAACATACTTTGATCCATTATCAATCTCCTATGGTCGAACCATTCGAATGGAATCAGTCTCTTTGTTTTCATATATAGTCAATACGATGTTTTCGACTAATAGTTTAATTCTATCGACTTTCTCGATAGCTGGGTCATTGATGATTCTAACTTTATCCGTTTGAATACTTCGTGTATAGGCAATGATACTTTCATCGAATCGTTCACCGTTGATATCATCGCCGATATCAATAACAGAATGAGCTTCGATTAATCGGTTATCACGAATATCATGGATGTATAATCGAATACCCTCAATTCCATCATGTTTAACGATGGTAATATCCCACCCATAACCTTCAACGTGACCTTGGAGTTCTTTTACTTCGACGATGTCATCTTCGACTTCCAGTGTACTAACGACGATACGAGCTTTCGCTTCTTCATCGATTTCTAGATAATCAATCAAATCACGTAAATCAAATGCAATTTGTTCTATCATGGTGCACCTCTAGCCAATCACTTCATGATAATCGGTAACTTCAAATGATGTTACCGTGTAGTCTGTGGTACCACTAATGGCATGGAGACGACGACTTAATGTAGATTCAATAAACTTACTTAGTTTAGTTGTGTAGGTTTCTTTCCCTACCATGGATATAGCAAACGCTATATGACCATTTAGATTTTCAATAATCGTTGTTTGTAAGTTGCAAATAACAGTAGACTCATCTGGGTGTTGCTTATCAACAATCACCTGTTTAAAGTCTTTACCAATCTTACGGTATACTTCTTTCACCACTGGTAAAGAAACTTCATTGGAATTGGTAATCTTGTACAAAAATACTGTGTCTTTCATGATATTTACTCCTTCAGATTAAAATACGAAATAGTAATAACTATTAGCTTGTATTGACTATAATTATACTATACGTGAAAAAGAAGAGTATAGGAAATCCTATACTCTTTTATGTGTTAGTCGGCTGCTACAACGAGCATAACCATACCCACAACTTTACCTTGGTATACCATGTCAAAGAAACGAGGTTCTACATCTTTAGAAGGTAGAGTGTTACCTGTAACATGAAGTACACGTTGCTTATAAGAAGCATCTTGGTTTACAAGTTGTAAGTCATATGGTGTTGTAAAGTGTTTACTTTTTTCCAAAGATGGATACAATGTCACTTCGATAACTGTTTCATCGAATTTGTTAACGAATGTATCATTAGTAAACAATACAGGCTCAAATAAGAGTCTGTCTTTATAAGGATGGTCACTAACAGAACCATCTTCATGTTTGATTGGTAGTTCAGAAAGACCGATGTTAGCATCAGGGATTCGAACAACGCGGTTTACGTCACTATCGAATGTAATATATACATGGTCTTTGTTCATAGTTGTCAATCTAAGTTGTTCACCATGAGCTGCGTCCACCGTTTCCACATTCCATGTTTTTGTATTGATATAGAATGGGATAACACGATCAGTAAATGGTACAGTACGTACCAATACATCGCGAGTTTCTTCAGTTGGAACAGAGAGCTTATTGAAGTTCTTACGAACATTAGCATCCCATGTTTGGCGTAATCGAACAGCTAAGTCAAACACAAGAGGTTCTTCACCAAACTTGAATGGTTTCTGAAGAACGTAGTTACGACTTGCTAACCGATACAGCTGGCTCCGTTTAACTGTAAAGCCACCAACTGGAATTTCAGCAGGTAATTGCGTGGGCATACCGAGTTGATAGCGAGTAAAGTCTTTATATAGAGCAGCAAAAGTAATCGTATTTGTCATTGATTCACTTCCTTTTTAAATACAATATAGTTACTGGTTACAACTATGTCTGTAGTTACCCTATAGGAAGACATAAAATAAGAAGATAGCCTGGCGTGCTATCTTCTTATTGGATGGTACACGTTTATTTTGGGAGGATATGTACCTTAACATGAGCCAAATCAAAACTTTGACTTTGTCTTTTATGGGAAAACAATACAAATGGCAGCGTTTGTTTTCTACTAGATTGTTAGTAATTTACGCCGGGACATATCTCCTTTCCACCCAGTCCCAGACGTTCTAACCACACAAAGTAACCTCCATGTATACACAACCAATGGTGTATATTTTTATAATATATATTTTAATCAAGGTATAAAAAAGTCCGATATAGGCATTTACCTATATCGGACTCTTATTTCTTCTTACCAACGAGTCATCATGTACAAAGTTTGTACAGCTTCATTGGTAGTCTTTCTGACATTATTACCATTAACGGATAGAATATTAGAAATAGCTTTCATTTTCTTTTCAGCTTCTTCATTCGCTTCTTGAGAGAATACAGACTTAACCGTTACTTGGTCACCATCATAGTCACCACCGATGGCTTTCAAGTATACGTTAGACATCTGTAATACTTCAACGAAATTTACCGCTACTTTTTCTTTAGGCATATTCATATCAATAACTGGGTAATACTTGTATTCTTTCCCAGAGATAACCATAGGAGTAGTTTCAATCGTAGAAGCTACATGAATACGGTTAGGGAAGATACCAAGATGGTCAGTAATTGGGTAGCGTGTGATATAGATATGCTTGTCTTTAAGGATATCTTCAGCTGCTATATAGAATAAATCCGTCAATGTCATATCACGTTCGAATGGACCTGTCTTAGGGTCCACACCACTGATAATGAGATTACGAACTTCACCGTTTTCAAACTCCACTTCAATAGGGTCAAAACGGTTAGAATAGTTGAAGATGAATTTGGTCATCATTTTATTGATTTTTTCATCATTAAATTGGACCGCTACATCTTTTGGTTTTACATATCTAAGTTTACCTTTAGCATCTCTAATAGCGATTTTATATCCATTCACTTCTAAGTTATTCACCAAGAAGTTTTGAATCCATCCTACAAAGAATGGTGCAAAGGTAGAGATACAGTGAGATAGTGGTAATCCACTATGGTAGAAATCTACAGGCATCTCAGAGGCTTTGTTTTTTGTATATTGAGGTGCAGAGATAACTAACCGAGAACAATAGTCGTCAGATTTACCTAAGACGGCTTGTCGAATGAAACCATTTTTCTTTTCAATCCGAGCTTTAAAGTAATCGTACACTACTACGATTTCTTGCTGGATATTTAATCGAGTTCCATGCAAGGTAATGGCAAAGTTACCTTGTGTCAACATAGATGCCAATCTGATAAGTTTCTGATAGGGACCATTGATTTCATGAACCGATGGTTTCTTAGAATCTGTATTTTGTAGATTGATGTCACGATAGAATGGTGGACATACAATCTGTTTGGTCATAAAAATTTCATCGCGAGTGAAATTTTTAAATAGGTCGATTCGTTCAGTACGAATCTTGGAATCATTTTCTTTGAATTTGATTTTATTCCAATTCTTATATAAGAATTCGATACCTGTTTCACCATTAGGATCTTCTTCTAAGTATCCTTCTTTGGAGATACTATAGTAGGTAATCCCAGCGATTAGGCTATCAAGTTTAGTAAAGACTCGTTTAAGGGTCTTGTACGCCAATGGTTGTAGAAAGTGTCCGTTCAAATCAATATAGGCGAACGTCACTTTTCGTTTGCTCGTATTGCTACCGAAAATTTCAGTAGATAATAACCCATCGGGAGAAGGAACATATCCTCGTTCCAATAGAATTGGATTCGTGATACGTTGAAGGTTATTAGCCTGAACAAACTTGTCTACGTTCATTAATACGATCTTCAAGGAATCACCTCATTTAATCTTTAATAGAAATAACTAATGAGCCGTCAGTTTCGGTGGAAACATAGGCATCAAACTGCTCACATAAGTAACTACAGTCGAAATTATCTTCGAGTTCTTGGTCGAAGTCATCAATATCAACATCGCCACATAATGTGAGATATATGTCTAATCGACCTTCTTGAGGAACGCACGATACGTCTTCAATATATTCGATTAAATCATCGCTTTCAATAATAGAGTAAAAATATACAAACTTATGATAGTGGTTTTCCAGGAGTTCTTCAAATACAGAACAATCGGCAATCTCTTTATCGACTAACCGATTAAAAACCACGATACGGTCTTTAACCATAATTATACTGATACCTCCGTATGTGATTTGGTTGTATTAGATTACCGTCCAATGGATAATGAGTCAGATGGAATTATCTGAATCGTGCTGCTTCACGCTCACGTTTCTTTTCAAGTTCTTTCTGACGTTTGTCTTCCTCTTTCTGTTCTTTCAGTTTTCGGTCGACACGAATATCTCGACGAAGTCGTAGCTCTTTAAGTGTCATAGACTGGAGAACGTGTATGTCTCCATATTCACCTTTAAAGAGCTCCGCTGTTTCATCGATGAGTTCATAGAACTTTTTTATCCGATCTGAGTGTTCAGTCTCCGTTGGACTCTCAGAAAAACAATTCTATCCAAGTCCATATTGTATTCGCCATAATTATGGTGACAATTTGGGCATTCTACAGAAGCAAAACCGAATTGGATTTGGTAACGAGAGTTTAGACGGTCAAGGAACGTAGTAATCAAGTTGTTTTGATACTCGTTGAAGTTATTAACCGTAGCAACAATCTTATTCAAATCCGTGATTTCATAGTATTCGTATTCGTCGCCGTCTGTATCATAATCAGGCACATAGATTGCTTTAATGCTATGTGCTAATAGGATAGCTGGTCTGTTTTCTTCCACTAGCAAATCATCACTAAGTTTGTTATACAATCGCTCGATAACATCTTTTACAGAAAGAATACCGAAGTCAATGATGATACCAGATTCATCATCAAACGCAAAACGGAAGGTTTGATTCACTGGTGCTTCTTCATGAACTTTCTTAGCTTCATCTACAATAGCAGCACTATTGATGATTTCAGCAATGGCTTCTTTTTGTTCTTCCGTAATGATATCCGTACGGATAAGTTCTTTATTACGGTAGTTGATTTCAAAATCAGCTACACCCTTCTTAACACATTCAGGCGTTTGACATGTAAAAGAGATGGAATCTTCTTCAGGATAGCTGGAGCATAATAAGCCGTATACAAAGCTATCATAGTCAGCAAATGCCGTATTGGATAAGAAGTCATCGAATGTTTCAAATTTACCGATAGAAACGTCTTTCAATTTTTCATAAATCAAAGACCATTTTTCTAATACTGTGTTAGCAGTATCATCACCGGGACGTTGAGTTAATTTAATAGCTTCGATAGCTGAGATGTTACCCATGCGACCAGTATAACCGGATGCTAAGGCGATAACAGGAGAGAGGGACTTATCGAAACTTTTTTGCACTACTTCGAAGTTATCTTCGTCAGTTAGTTTCTTTTTAATCTTTAGTGTTTTGAGTTTCTTTTCGGAAACTTCCACTAATTTAATTTTCTTGGCAAGTTCAATACGTTTCTTTTCTTCTTCAGTGAAGACTACGCTACCCATGCCAGATTTATCGATAATGAGAGTCACTTCTTCAGGAGAAGCTTTCTTCTCATCATCCGCTGCTGGAATTGCTTTACCACCTTTAGTGATTTCCATAAATTGTTTATGGGCCTCAATGATTTGCTCATCCATATCAGCTAAGGTATTTTCTACACCTTCCACCCGCTCTTTGTTAGCCATAGGACCAACTTTATAGGTAGTATCAACTTGTGGTTTAGGTGTATCGATGACCATACCTGGACCATCGTAAGTTGCTTCTGTATCTTGGGATACTTCATCATCATCAAAATCATCATCACTAATAATCAGACCATCAGTATCGATAGAGGTGTTACCATCACTCATAGGAGCATTCATAACACTTTCTGGAATCTCAGGGTCTGTAAGAAGCGTAGCTTCTTTCTTTAGTTCTTCAAAATCAATTTTGGTTTCTTCGCTCATGATTATCCTCCAGAATAATTGTTATGCACCAGTTCTAGGTACATTAATCAGTTTAGGTTTTTCAACCTTAAGTGAAGTATTAATAATCTCATAACCATCTTGCAAGATAGAAATGGAAATTTTACGCAATTCACCGACTACCATTATATCGATGAATAATACGTATCCTGATGGTATTTTAACCACCGAGATATTTATATCTTGTATTGGAACCCCATCGATGTAGGTGTCGCATTGATGTCGTATTGTATTCTTCAGTTCACCTGCTGTCAGTGTATCTAAATCAGCAAAGCGATAGGAAGCGATATCGACACCCATATCAGGGATAGTTGGGTATGTTCCTTTACGCATAAATAAAAGTCGTTGAATCAACCGACCATAAGCGTCGGCACCTCGCAAGACTTTTTGGTTATGGAAATCATCTAGACTAAAGTCTAACTCAGCAATGTTTTTTGCCATACATTTCCACCACCTTTACAGTAATGTGTTACACTATAAAAAGTAGGGTTTACTTAGTAACCCCTACTTGTTTGGTAGTAAATTCAATATCTTTTGTATCTGGGAAGTCTTCTTCACTGATGGTTTTTATATCAGTTACGGAAGGATTTTCCACATCGGTAATGCGAGCTGAATGTTTGATTATGGACCGTTTAAATATATCTCTAACGGTTCGACCATTACCAAATCCAGTCTTAGTTAATGACCTATCAAAGAATTGCTTACAAGCTGTCTTATATGCATCTGATAGGATAAATTTATAATCGTTTGCATAGGACTCCAGAATCTCCATTAATTCATCGATTGTATAGTTCTTGAATTGGAGATTGTATGTAATCCTAGATTTAAGACCAGGGTTCGATTTAATGAACTGGTCCATTTCTTTACCATATCCCGCAAAGATAACGATGGTATCTGTACGGTAGTCTTCGATAAGTTGTACGATTGTATTTACGGCTTCTAACCCGAAATCATTCGTAGCCTGACTTGCTGTGAGAGAATATGCTTCATCAATAAAGATAACTCCACCTCTAGCAGCTTCGAATGCACGTTTCACCTTATCTGCGGTATGACCCACGTATTGACCAACTAATTCAGTACGCCCAAACTCAGTGAACTTGTTTGTTTTCAACAATCCTTCCTTATGGAAGATATCAGCACAGAGTCTAGCAATCGTTGTTTTAGCGGTACCTGGGTTACCATAGAATACCATATGGAAATACTCATTCAATGGAGTGATACCGTTTTCAATATAGAGCTTATTAGCTCGTACGACGGAAACGATATCATGAAGCGTTTTCTTCACATCCGTTAATCCAATCAAAGCATCTAACTTCACATATGGATCGGGTATTTCCTCAACAGGTTTTTCTTTCCTAGGTTTGGTGAATTTAACGGTTTTAGGTTCGACATCTTTCTTCTTACCTAACCCTAATGTAGACTTAAGGGTGGCTAATACACCATGTCCTTCTTCTACTTCTTCATCAGCTTTCATGATGATAGTTATATCATTCGTCAATAATCGGTCATTGATAAATTTAGTTACAGGGGATCCTTCACCCTCTGTAGCCATGATAATATACTCTCGATTCTCCATGAGTCGCTTACTAATCTCAGTGAGTGATGTAAATGTACCCTTACTAAATAAGCAAGCTGTAAAGGCATCAAGAGAATCAGCTAAATCAGAGTCTTTTAATGTAGCTTCAATGTACTCATTTGCTAATTCACTTGGTATATATTGACCTAGTGTAATGAATGGTTTATTAGTTGGGGATTGTAAAATCTCCGTTATACCTGGGTCAAAATCTTCATCGAATACTTGACCCGTTGGTTCTGTATCATCGATGTCATCTGGTGATATGTACATGCCAGGTTGTGATGGTGGTGGTATCATCTTAACGAATAATGCATCCGTATCTTCATAGATGGAGTATACCATTACTGTGGCATGGGAACTCACCATATTAATGATAGGTGCAATATCGGCAATATCAACCATTCGTCCATCATTGACAAGCAATACATTCATATTTCGATACTTCTCGAATATAAATGAGAAGGATGGATTCTTTAGGATTGTATCGCTATTAATGATGAGATAGTCTGGGGATTCGATAATCCCTCGGAAATATAATTGACTGAGATGGTATCTAAATACAGATTCAGCTGATACTGGTTGGAAACCACTCATATATAAGTTGAATAAGTTAGTCTTCGGTGGGTTATTTCTATCTAATGGATAATGACGAATAGCCTGCATCATCTTATGGAGAATCATATCCATATATAGGTTATCTTCTACTATCGTTTCTGTATCGATAGAATATATCACAGCATTACTTACTTTTGAACGTACCGTTAGACAATCTTCAATTCGTTTGATATATCGAGTGTATGATACTAGTGGTACTGGGATAGTATCCCCTGAACCTTTAATAATGACTTCCAATATATCATTGATAATCGCCATTAAGGTATTAGCGGATTGAATACTAATATTCATTACCGTAAATTGGAATTCCTCTTTACATACGTGATTTCGTGTCACTAATTTGAGTCTATTACGAGCCTCATCGTGGATTAATGAGGTTACTGGCATTCTTGTTGGGAGATGGGTTCCTGTATAAATAGCAATGAACGTCATCTCAATTTCCGATGTATTGGTAGTATCATCTACACTAATGGTATTAAATGCAAATGGTGTTAATATAATAGGAGATGATATATCGGAATATTGCAAATTATTTGCTTCGTTATTGATATACTCCCAAAAGTTAATCGGGTCTTCGCTAAGGAAATTCCCAGTCTCTGGATCCTTAGCCATACTGACCGTTGTTTTGGTTTTCACTTCGTAAAATAACATATCTTCTCCTTAAGAAACATAAAAAATAGAGAATACAGTTATCAAACTGTATTCTCTATTATAAGTTGTCAATAAAAAAGTTGGTATCTTAGTCATTCCATTTCCATTTATGGAATGGGGAAATACGCATTGCTAACATAGCACGAGTTGGTCGATTGCTTGTATTGTTAGCAATCAATTTCCAACCTAGATATACATCACAATCGAAGTGTTTCTTCAAGAAAGAACAATACCATTTGATTTCCATTTTGATATCGAAATCACCATTTGGTAATGTGATTACACGGTAATGTGGTTTCTCCATATGGACAGTCATATCGGAACCTTTGTACATGATTCCAGAAACTTCATATGAGTAACCGTAAGCAGCATTACGGTTCAACCATGCTAATCGACAGAAGTATCGTTGGATACGTTCTTTCCATGTAAAGTTAGGGTCAACGATTTCTACGAAACCTGGAATGACATTTCCGAAGCTGTCTTTTTCTTCATATGTGTATCGATAGTGTTTATTGAAGTCATATTGGAATATCTTCGGAACGATACCTTCTGTAATCATCCATTCAACATCTAGGCAATTATCATAGGTTTGCCACCAACGAAGTTTCTTAGGTAGGTTACCTTCTTCATCAGCAAATAGAATAACAATCGGATTTGTGATATAGCAAATCAAATTGAAAAGTAAATCAAGAGCACACGTTCTCAACCATTTGAATGTAATCAAATGAAGATGTGGGAACAAATGCTTTCTAAGTTGTTTGAATAAATCTAGCATATGTATCCTTTCTATATCAAAAAAAAAAACACAATCCCAATATAATCAATTGATTATATTGGGAAGTGTATCAATTCATTGATTAATTGTTTCCAGATGTAGGGGAAACACCTTCAGGTAAATCATTTTCAACTGGTTTTGGTTGTACTGCTAGATGGGAATTGAATCGTTCATCATCTGGAGTAGCAGGTTTTGGTTTATCACCAGAAGTATCTTCTGTATTTGCTACAGGAGTACCTTCGGAGTTTTCAGTTGTTTCACTATGAGCGTGTTCTTCAGGTACTGTTGGAGTTGGAGGAGGGGTTACTTCAGTATGTACTAGTTCTTCAGCTACTGGAGTTACCACATTATTTTCTTCTGTTCCTACCGCTGGTGTACCGGAAGATTCCTCAGAATGAGAATCGCCTGTATTAACAGCAGGGTCTTCTGTATGATTGTCACCTGTATTTACAGGAGTTTCGCTAGATACTGGAGCTTCAGGTTGAGGAGTTACAGTAGTATCTGGTGTACCACTTTCAGGTGTTACAACTGGAGACCCTGTATTTTCATGGGATTCTACAGGTGTAGCAGGTGCTACTGTATTTTCTTCAGTATGAGTGTCACCCGTTACCGCAGGTTGTTCTGTATGAGTATCTTCAGATGCAGGAGGGTTAGCTTCTGCTTCTGGTTGAGGAGTTACAGTATTTTCACCAGGTGTTACCGCTGGATTAGCTGGTTGTTCAGTGTTATCTGGTGCACCACTTTCAGGAGTTACTGCTGGAGTACCCTCTGAAGGAACTGGTGTAGCAGGCTGACCTTCATTAGTCACAGGATGTTCTGTATGAGCATCTTCAGCTACTGGAGCATCCTCATGTTTTTCTTCAGTTCCAGTTGCTGGATTAGCAGGAGTTTCTCCGGCATGTGTATCTTCAGCTACTGGATCAGCTGGTTGCTCAGTATGAGTTTCCTCTGCCACCGGTTTATTTTCTTCAGGTGTATGAGTTTCTTCTACTGGTGCTGGAGCCACTGGATCAGTTTCAGTATGAGTATCACCAGTGCCCTCAGGAGGAGTTACAACTGTATTGTCTTCAGGTTTTACCACTGGAGATTCTGTATGTTCAACTGGAGTAGAAGGTTCTACTGTGTTATTAGTTCCTTCTGTTTCTTTAGGTGCTTCTGGAACACCAGGAGATGCAGTGTTTTCACTAGCGTGAGTATCTTCAGCTACTGGAGCATCCTCATGTTTTTCTTCAGTCCCAGATGTTGGGTTAGCTGGAGTTTCTCCATTATGTGTATCCTCAACTACTGGTGGTTGAGGTTGATGTTCTTCTGGAGTAGGTTGCCCAGTAGTATCTGGGTTACCACCCTCAGGAGTTACAGGTTTATGTTCTTCAGTGTGACCTGGGTCTTCAGCTACTGGGGCAGATGGTTCTACTGTATGATTAGTTTCGTCTGCTGGTTTAGGAGCTTCTGGAACACCAGGAGTTGCAGTATTTTCTTCAGGTGTTACTGCTGGAGAACCTGTATTTTCATGAGTCTCTTCAGGGGTAGCAGGAACTACAGGTTGTTCAGTATGAGTTTCACCAGTACCCTCAGGTTGAGGAGGTACAGTATTCTCACCAGGTGTTACAGGTGCAGCAGGTTGTTCAGTATGAGTTTCCTCAGATACTGGTGGTTGAGGTTGTTCAGTATGAGTTTCTTCATTATGAACAGGTTGTTCTTCAGATGACACTGGAGGAACAACTGGACCTGGAGCATGTTCTTCTTCAGTAGGTACAGTCGGATCATTACCCACTTTAACGAAAGCCATATCACCAGAACGTAGACCTACTTTATCAAGTGTGTTTTCAAAAGCAGTTTTCGCTTTTTGGTAGTCTTTAAGACCTTCAAACATACCTTGTGTTAAGGTATTTAATAACGCAAAGTTGTCATGGAAATGACCGTCTTCAACCATCTTATCAACTGCTTCCGCAGATTGATTGAAACCTCTCACGTTATCCAATTTGAGTACGAAATCCATACTCATAGTATCGGAAACTTTAATGAGTGTTTTATTATCCGTTTCATCTAACATAACACGGTACATAGCGTAACCATAGTCAACTAATACATCATCAGATGCATCAAGTACCATAGCTGTTGTACCTTGTGGTAAGTTAGCTAAATCATTTTTTAATGCAGTATAGGTAGGGTACTCTTTTACAGTAGCCATTGCACTGTTACGGATAGGAGCATAGCCTTTAGCACTTAATGTAGCAACCGTCTTTAATACTTCTCTGTCTTCAGCAGAAATATGACGGTCACCATCTTTTAAATGCTCGTTGATTTCAATAACTTGCTCAACGACCGTTTTAGGAAGTGCAATGTCGAATGTTGTACCATTATATCGTTTTATCGTAAATTTTACTTCAGCCATTCAGTGACCTCCTAACTATTTCTTTTCAAAATAAACCATAAATGGAATTGGTGCTACTAAGTCAAGTAGAGAATTTGTGAATAATGACACTGAACTATTATTGAGTGCATCACGTGCGTCTTGATCAACGGCTTTAACTTTGACTGATAGTTTCCCATTATTCTCAATGAGGTTTAGGAATACTAGATAGTTAGTAATTTGATGATTTGTATATAATATACCTTCAGTACCCGCTGAAAGTTTAATGGAGTAACCTGCTGGTTTTGTCCCCTCAAATGGTTCTTCATCTATGATTAGAAGGGTAGTACCATCTGGAACTTTATAATCATCAGTCCATTCGTCCCCCGATTTAACACGGTAATTTAACAGTGCTAATCCTGTAAATGTATTAACTGTCAATATACCAACTGAACCATCATCATGGATAGGATTTTTAAGTCTATCATGTACTACTAATTCCGGATTTACACGAACCTTATATTTAACAATATCTGATACGTGAGCATATTGAGCCACTTCTCCACCGTTGTCTCCAGCAGGTGATGTATCTCCACCAGCTTTTCCAATATTGGAGCAGTCTAATAATTCTACAAGTTCTTTGTGACCTTGATCGTTTTCACGGACCACAAAGAGCTTTTTGAGCTTATCAATTTTTGTCATATGATTAACTCCTTTATAGATTAAATAAGCAAAATTGCTTAAAAAAAAATAAGTTAGTATAGGTTATACGTGAACCTATACTAACTTGTTCAAATGTCATAAATATGTCTTGTAAGAAATCTTACGAGCATATGGTCTACATAGACGAGAAATAAAGTTAATCACTTCTCTAGTTGAATCTAATACATCCATTTGCTTCTTAGGAATCCCAATACTTCGAATGGTGATTTCTATAATATCCGATTCCCCACTAGTAACCCCAATAGATGCTGTCGATACATCAATCTTATTTGGATTACGACGTGGTGCACCCATTACACCTTCATATATAGTGTCAAATAATGGGGTAGTCACCATATTACAGATACGAGTGATATCATCGACCCTAAAAGGTGCTGTCATATAGAGAGTGATTTTAATATCATACATCTTATCCGGTTGTGTAAATGGTAGTGCTAGTGTGTCGATAGATATCCCTAGGTGTTCAGCTAGGAATCTAGCATTATGTAACGGGATATTCGCCTTACCATGTAAGTAACTATAAAATATATTACGAGCTTGCCCTTCTTCTGGGTAATCTCGTACAATGCTTAATACTTTCTTCTCTTGCTCAAATACATGGAAGCGAAGACGGTCGCTTACATTTTTCATACAATCTTCTTTATTAACAAACATTTCCAATCTCCTTCTTTAGTACACAAAAAAAGAGGACCGGAATCCTCTTTCTTTATATTACAGTTTAGAGTCAATGTCGTTTTCACGTAGCATTAACATGAAATAGTTGACCTTATATTTATCTTTTTTGTCGTACCTAGGTAAAGATTCAATAAGTCGAGCAATCGTCTTAGTGATATTACCATAGTTGCAATGACCTTCTAATACTGTACCTTGAATACAAATCCGAGATTCTGCTGGTTCGTATACAGCTAGTTCGATATCTAATTTACATTTAGGTTTGATACCGATATATTTAGCCGTTCTTGAGAAGTCATCTTTATAGGAATCAAGAATGGATTGAAGAAGTTTAGCGGTTCCTTCATCTATACCTTCTACTAATCGTTTACTAGTGATTCGAACACCAAATGATAAGTTTTGGTCTAACTCAAATACTTTTAATTCATTACTCTTCACTTTTTTCGTTTTCATAGTTTTGCTCCTGTAATTCTTCCATCAAATAATAGATTGGTGAATATACTTCAATATCATCTACGGTTATACCATAGCAATCGTATTTGAATAATTCTATGATATCAAGTAATGTGTAGTATAGTTGTTCAGTCGTTACTGCAATATCTATATCATCAGTAAAATCTGTACGTAAACGCTCCCTATAGCGTACTTGATACCCAGAATCCAATGGTTCAATCATTATTTGCATGGTGAATAATTTCCCAAAGCATATATCGTTACACGTTAACGTAACTCGAGAATTTATTCTATAATTTCGTTCGTGATGTCGAATTCTCACATTATCACTATTAGCCATCTCCCAAATTAAATTTCGCACATCACGTTCATTAACTACTACATTCATACTATCACTTTCCCATATTAAATTATACTAACAACCGATAAGTTTATTGATATCGATTACCTTTTCATTAACTACTTTATCTAATACGGTATTAATATACCAATCCAATACATCAGGACGACTGAAGTTTTTCGACACAGTATCCAAAGTTCGTAATGATAGAATTCGTGTTTCTAATTTATAACCATTGACGATTTTAATTTCCCCCAAGAAGTCACGGTCACCAAATACAAACGTAAATTTGAATTCATTGAACTCGCTAATGGAATGGTCAATCCCATAGATGATTTCATCTACGGTTACTTCTTTAGTGTGTACACCTGCATATATACGGTCACTATGAATCAAATCATAGATAACTTTAGCTAGCATTTCAGTATCATTAAATATCTCACCCATAGTTATACTCCTTCGTCATGCTCTTTTAGATAATTAACCGAATCCCGATTATTCAAAGAGTCACATTTAATAAATGAATTGATGATAGTTCCGATATCATACTTAGCCATTGTTTTCAATGTGGTATCGTGGATATCGAATAGATGAATATTCTCATCACTATTGGATGAGAATTGGAATGTTTCAGCTACACTCATTAGAATCTTGATAGCCCATTTTACTGTCGTACGGTTTAGTCGAGCTAGGTCGTCGACACCGTATAACGATGATAGGTAAACTAAGACTTCGCTACTGGAATATCGCTTACATACATCAGAATACTCTTCCATAATAGCATCCCGAAGAGCATAGTATCTCTCATTATCGATTACTCTGAGATGAATCAGATGACATACAAGAGATGGGTTTTCTTGTTGTTTGATACAACTAGTCATAGAGACCTCCATTTTTAAAAATCATACATTAAAAAAGATACATATTGTATAGCTAGATATGTAACATACTATCCTAGTCATAAAAGAATCACCGAGGTTAATACGTTACATAGTAATGATATATATTTTAGAGATGAGTTAATATCGGAATAAAAAAATAGATACTACCCGAAGGTAGTATCTATTATATATTAGAAAATATTAGTTCTTAATACTATTAACTGTAAAGTTACCGATTATGTCATGAGACACGGCAAGTACCAATTGGTTATAATTATCAGCATTAGCACTGTTAAATGGAACGGTTGCTACACCCTCAGTAAATGTATATTCTTGGACCCCTGCGTTATCAAAATCGTGTCCAGATGTAATTTTATAAGGGATAGCATATATTTTACTAAATGGAGTCGCATTTGGTGCTGTAATAGTAAGTTCACCAGAACCACTAAACGGTGAAAGGGTAACAACGTCTGGAATAAGACTTGTTTTATCATCGAATGCGTTAGTGTCTACATTGTAAGTGGAACATGATTCAAGTATACTAGTACCACTAGCATTCACAAAATCTGTTTTATCATATGAGAAGAATAATGGACCCCGACTTTCAGCTGGAGTAGTACCCCATGTATTAATATCTGCTAATACTTGGTCAATTGTATCAAATTCTTGCCAAGTAGATGGAACGAATTGAGATAAGTCATTTTCGGAGTCAGATTTAATGGATACTGTAAATACATTATTTTTCTTTTTATTTGCATATCCATATAATTGAGCTTCGTTACCATCACCTAATGTATATTCGCTGAGGTCACCTAAGAAATTAATCTTATCATATCCTCTACCATGTTCATAGATAGAACCGAATTGAATAAGACCCTCGCCATCATTCATTAATTTTTCAGGGATATTTGGAGTGAGGTTACGAGTGAGTTGATCATCATAACCCTCAACTATTCTAACTGCATCTAACGCTGGTTTAAGAACCATGCCGATATAGAATGTATCAGCAGACACCTTAGCATACATACGAACTAAACCTTTAAATCGGTTAGTCGTTCTGTTCATATTATCAGTATCCGCAGGTAATGGGATACGGAAATATTTAGATACTTTATTTGTACCTGTAGATTCGCTTACATAGAGACGGATTTTTTTTTCAATAGCCATAAGTAATTATGTCCTTTCTATATAATCAACTGGATAGAAATTATCTTGATTATAGTAATGTCATCCGTAATTGGATTTGGGAGTGATATAACTAACAATGATTGACATATCTATAACTATTAAACATTTCGGTTTTTATATAGAAAGGAGCCTTTGTATGGCTATCCAGAAAAAAATCCAACTATACGTAAGTGACGTGTCAGGTAACCAGAAAACAGCGAAATACTATCGTATTCCATTACCTGCTGACACCTTACCGTTCAATAAAGAAACAAATATCTTCAAGAATCTAATTCACTTCTATTGTGTTATTAGTGGTGATAGTGCAACATTTGGTGCTATCGGGTTTAAAGAACCGATTATCGGTTTATATGAAGAATCCGCTACACATCATGGTACCTATGATGGTGCAGCCCGTATAAATTATACTAATATTACGCCAACTATCCCAGAAAAACTACTGAATGATGGGGAATTATCATTTACTGTATATGGTTCTCATGTATCACTTCAATACAATTCAGCTGATGGGTATGGTACAACAAGATCCATATTCTCCCCAGAAACGGCTGATGATCAAACTACATATCTAGCGAAGATCGTTAAAAAATCTGGTATTTTTGACGCAAGTAATGTGATTCGCTCCAATAGTGAAACTGAATTATCCCAATTCATCCCATCTACTTGGAAAGAATTTGATAATATGGATGACTTATTAGCAGACGTTCGCTCTCGCATCAATGATGTTAAAACTATTGATCGTGGCGAATTGTTTACATATGAAGAATGTACCACTGAATCACATAGTACATTCAATCCAAATATTGGGAATATACAATACTCATTGGGAACAGTTAATAGTATTGCAGTTTTAGATTTGATGAATTTGAACATCACACCTGGTCAAACTATAGAAACTGGATGCAATGGTCATCAACGTATATTGTCATTCAATGGGACACCATCGTCTTACGACTATGATTATGTAATAGATACAGCTAATTTAACTGATGAAATTGCTATCGTTGCAAAGACTACATTCAATTCATCATCCAACACAGTACATAAGATTCAACCAAACAATGGCGAAGTAAAACTAACTGATAAATTTAGTGCATATGGAACCGCTATCGTTTTCAAAAATAAAGCGGATAGTGCTAATATTGTACTAAAAACAGTTGACGCGGCTAAACCGATTGACGGGTTAATGGAACTTATCAGACAGAAAGACGCTCCTAAAGATGACATTGTCAATCTTCTAAAAGCAGTATCTAATAACGAATTAGTTCCATCCGATATAGCTTTACCTCCACGTATGAATACAACAGATGTTCCTATCTCTGACTTCTATCAAATTAAAGGTAGCGAAAACTTCCGATTTATTGATGCAAGTAGAGATACGGTAACATTTAAGTTCACTCCAGGAACTAAGTTTAGATTATTCATTAAATCATATGATAGTGCAGGATATGAGATCACTGATGTTGACAATAGCACAGGTACATATGAACTAAATACAGTTGTATACAGTAATGGTATTACATCTGGTGCTAAACTATACCTTGTTAAATATGATACTACAGATATTACCGTATCTTGGTAATTACAAAAAAAAAAGAGAACCGAAAGGTTCTCTTTTTTATTATTTCCCATCAAGGAAACTGATTTGCTTTGATAACCATTCTACCGTTTCATCTACACTGAAACAGAATTCTGGTTCACCACATACTATATTCCTAATCATATCAACTTTAGCACACTCATATACATCAGCATGATAATCCAATCGAATAATACTCAAGTGTCTTTGTTGATTATAACTATAGACTTTCATGTTATATAGAAATGGTATTTCTTTATCTAATAGCCGAATAGGTCTACCCGCAAACATATCCATTATCATTTTAGTCATTTTAGTATCATCTATACGCATGATATTCAACCCCTTACAATGTAAAATAAATAATAACTGAGATAAGAAAGCTTGTTAGCCAAGCGATATCTATCACGGTAGGAATATTCCGATTTAACTTGATAAGAGCCATCATAACCAATGATAAGGTTAAAAATATAGAGACTGCACAAATAAACAGCTTCAGATCAAAAACAACATTCATTTCTATTCTCCTTGTAAATTATAAAAATAGAGGAAGCATTACGCTTCCTCTCCATCATTGTAAATCGTTTGTTCGTTAGCGATTTCCCATCCATGAGCGATGGTGATTGTCTCTCTGGTTGAATCAGTTGACCATTCAGCAATCGCTGGAACGGATTCAGTTCTATACAATTCACCTTTTTGACCAAATCGATTAAATTCTTCACGGATTTTGTTCAATGTTACTTCCCCGATACCAGCATAAAATTCATGATGTTTATATCCTTTCCAATTGGAAGATTCACCTTTAGGTATAATCGCATCAATTTTAACATCTGTGATGTTAATATCAGTACCGACTTCTTTGAACTCCATAGTTAGGTGTACGTTTTGTTCAACGTTTTCAATATCACCATCATACGGTTTACCATATAGGTTCTTAGCATATTGAACGACTAATAGATATTCACCATCAGATAACTTACGTAGATACGCGAAATCATTAGCTTCCAAAGAACGAATAAAGTTTGAAATTTTTAAAATTGTTGAATTTAACATAGTTAAACCCCTTTCTTACAAACTACACACATAATCTACAAATAAAACGAACACTAATAATTCATATATTTACTATATGTCATGACTAGTATTCATATTCATAATATATAAGTCAGATTAAGATTAAAAAAAATAAAAAAAAAGAAAAAGGCCTAAAGAGGCTTTTTTTTTTTTTTTCTTTTTTTTTTTTGTTTCAGTACTTACACGATTAGTGTACACTGGCATGATATCATGAGGCCCATTAAACTCAAATTCTTCGAAACCATATCCAACGTTTACATATGCATCAAATGATAGAGTATCTCCTGTTTCGGAATCAAACGTAACCCTAGTTACTTTGTATCCCTTATCAGTTAATACTCTATTACCATTAGGGCTACAATACATAGGTTGAAGGTCAGTCGTAAGTGACACTACGACATTACCATCATCATTACGTTTATGGATGATATCAGTACTTTCTACAGAACGCTCATTTACAAATTGAGTGATTTTAGATACTACTTCAGACGTTAAAGATTTCATTTTAATTCTCCTTATGGAACATAGTAAATTAAATATAAAGTTTCTTCGAATAGATGTATAGACCATTTCCAATTCATTACTGTTTTCTATCTCTATTCACGTTAATAATATATACTCATATGGTATAGAAATTACACTATTTTATGACAAAAAAAAGAGTACCCTAAGGTACTCTTTTTATAGTATTATTTGCTTGCTAGCATAGCTTTGATTTCAGCGAGTTCTGCTTTCAATTCAGCATTCTCAGCTTTAATCATATCCATTTCTTTAGCAAGATTTTTAGTATTGGCTTTAACTCCCTTATTAGAATCACCAATACGAACAGATACACCACCATTAAGCATATGATCGCTACCGATAGTTGTACCTAGATGCACTAACACGTCTTCGTTCGGTTGGTAAGCTATACCAACAGCACCAGAAGTAGCACCTTTATATTGACCAAAGGAAGCAGCTGCAACAAACTTATGATTCGCATCATAGTCTAAGTATTTAAGACCAGATAATGCAGCATTAGCAGCACCTGCTTTAGCAATACGTTGATCAGTATAGGATGTAGCTTCATTAAATTTAGTATCTGTATAAGACTTAGATTCATTCAGAATATTAGTAGTCCCAGCAAGTTTACCTTTCAATTCACTAATATCGTTTGTATTGATATTCACTTGAGAACCAAGTTTATTCAATTGACTTACATTCACCGCATCAGTATCAGCTTCACCGGGTAATACGTTAATGATTTTATTGGTACCGTTATCTAAACCATCTTTAGAAAGTTTTACGACATTCCGTTTATAGTTATCATCATAATGGATTACTTGGAACTCACCCTCACCCATTCTAACAGTAGGTCTATTTGTAACTTCAACTGTAATAGCAGCGGAGCGAATACTTGCATTACCAATAGTACTACCATTAAAATCACGAGTAGTGACATCCATGCCATAACTTTGCATGTTTGTGCTAGCTAAATCATATTCACCTGCTTCAGTACTCTTATCATATAACTTAATATGATCAACCGTTTGCTCGTGATATACTTCGCTATGATATATACCTGGTTCTTTCCGGTACTCTATCTTAACCATTCTCTTCAATTCATCTTTTAGACCAATATATAGATCACGAGTCCAATCTTTTTTAACTTTACCATCTGGACCAAAAGAATTGGTAAATGTTGTAACTGCAAGATTGTTGCTATTCACAATACCATCCAAATGTTCATTTTTTAGAGTAGTATATCCATCTGCACTGGCATATAGTACAGTAGAACCAAGTACCATAGTCATACATAATAGAGTTAATTTCTTTTTCATTTTCGTTTTTCTCCTTTACTAAGAAACAATATATGATACTAAACTTGTTCGTATCATACCTATATATTAAATATTTAAAAATCGTGTAAAAAAATAGAAGAGTACCCTGGGGTACTCTTCTATCATTAATGTAATTAGCGATTAGCTGGAACTAATGTATCAACAATTTTCATCAATTTTTCGATTTGAGCATTTTGCTCTTCTACTGTTGTTTCCAATTGTTTGATTTTATTCATTATAGTTGCTTTACTATGGAATGTATCTTTAGCATCAGTACCAACTTTGTAAGATACACCCGCGTTAAGAGTGGAAGAGGAACCATTAATGGACGCACCAACTGTGAACATCAAGTTTTCATTAGGTCTGTAAGCCGCGCCAATAGCTACAGCTGTAGTACCTTTGAAATGACCTACACCAGCCATAACGTCAACCTTATGCTCAGGATCATAATCTAATGGATTCAATGCGGCTAATGCAGAAGCACCGGCGATACCACGACGAGCTTCTTTTTGGTTTTCGCTAATTGTGCGACCAATGTTACTATTAGTAGCACCAACTTTGTTTGCTAAGTCATCGATACGTGCTTTGTTATCAGCGATTTTATCACTGTTAGCTTTAATATCATCTTTATTATCTTTGATTTGGTCAGTCACTTTACTATCAAGTGTTACATGGTAGTTAGTAGAACCATTCGCATTGAAGCTAGGTTTCACGTTTAGACCATTACCAACAGATACGGATGTTTTAGCTTCCACTACATCAACTTTCAATTTAGCGATGTCACGAGCATTACCTTTCATACCAGTTTCAGTAGTATTGATTTGGTCGATTGTTTTATCGTCCAATGCTACTGTGTAATCATGACCAGTGTTAGTTACTTTGATACGGTTACCAGCTTTTACAGTAGTAATAGTATCTTTATCATTGGAAGACATGTAATCTTTCAATTGTTTTACATTTACTGCATCAGTATCAGCAACACCAGCTTTTACACCATGAACGATTTGATTACCTGCATCAATATTCGATGTAGTGAAACGAACTGTTCCGTTATCATCAGATGCTTGCATACCAGAACCAGTGTAAGATGCTTGTTCTAATGTGTCGGTATTTTCGATAACCATACCATTAGCTGTTACACCAGTATTTACGGAACCATCAAATACACGAACGCTACCTTTATCGATAACATTGCGTTTATCATTATCGCCGAATGTAGCAGAAGTCATATCAGTTAAATCTTTATTAACTGATACAGTGTATTCGTTGCCCCCATTAGCGTTTGTGTCAGTTGTTACTTCTACATTATCGCCAGCTACTACAGTTGCATGTTTTTTTGCTTCTTCCATAGCATAGTATAATTGACTACCATTTACTGCATCGGTAGATGTAGCAGAAATTGCACCAGCACCTACATTTTGTAGTTGACGTGTGAAAATTTTAAATTTTGCTTCTGGCGTGGTTCCTCGGTCATAAGTTGTAAAATAATTACTATTACCAATACTAAATACACCTTGAGTTGTTTTTACACCAGCGTATTTTTCATCGACTTTGTGTACATCATCAAATGCCATGCTATAGGCACCAACAGCCACAGAAGCATCACCCCAAGATTGAGCGAGATATCCAATTGCTGTAGTTGCCGCAACTTCCGCTTTTGTATGGTCACCAATAGCAATATTTCCTTTGCCTTTAGGAGACAAAGAATATGATTTATTAATATCACTATACAAATGACCCTTTGAATCGATATGATTACCGATAGCAATAGCGGAATATCCGGAAACGTCATTACGGTCTCCAACTACATTATTATTTTCACCTTCAACTTCATTATAGTTTCCAACTACATTAGAATTACTTAGAAAATCCGTTTTGTTTAAATTACCTAAAACTTGATTTGTATTTGCTGCAAATACGGAACCAGAAATTGCTGCTAATACAGCAGTTGTTAATACAGTTTTTGTAATTGTCATGATAGTTTCCTCCTTATATGAGAAATAAAAATAATGTGCGGGTATATACATACAGTACCCGCACATCAATATCAACTATTATTTAGCTTGCATGTTATTAATGATAGCTTTAAGCTCACCATTTTCTTCATGCAACTGAGCCACCATAGCTTTAAGAGCATCAATCTCTTGATTTACTTGGGATTGGCTTCTGTAAGTGGAATCTTTCGCACCTACTTTATAGGAAACGCCAGCATTAACTGCTGTGTCCTTACCATTAATAGAAACGCCTGCACTGAACATAACGTTTTCATTAGGACGGTATGCTGCACCCAATGCTACAGCAGTGTTGCCATGATAGTGACCAAGACCTGCCATAATATCTAACTTATGGTCAGGGTTATAATCCAATGGGTGTAATGCCGCTAATGCAGATGCAGAAGCTACACCACGACGGGATTCTTTTTGAACGTCATTGATTCTGTTGTTCAATGTGTTAGTACCATTTACAACACGATCAGCTAATTTGTCAATTGTTGCTTTGTTAAGATCAATATTATCTTTATTTGCTTTAATAGCATCAGCGTTAGCTTTGATATCTTTAGTGTTGTCAACTACTTTACCATTTAAGCCATTAATACCATTAGTATTAGCTGCAATTTGGTCAGTAACTGATTTGGAGACCACTACTTCATAATTAGTAGAACCATTGGTATTTGTGGTTTCGTTGACTACAACACCATTACCAGCAGTTACTGTAGTTTTTGCTCTCACTACGTCAGATTTTAAGCCGTCAATAGCTTTAGCGTTTTCGCCAACTTTACCATTCAATCCATTGATACCATCAGTAGCGGCATTGATTTTATCCATAGTAGATTTATCAATTGTTACTTCATAATTAGCGGAACCATTAGCGTTTGCTGTTTCAGTAACAGTTACACCAGTACCTGCACTTACAGTGGATTTAGCTTTTATGATATTAGCTGTATTGATAGCGATATTGTCAGCATTTGTTTTAATAGCAGTTGCATTATCAGCAACGCCTTTAGCAGTGTCATCGATTTTCTTAGCAGTTGCTTGGTCTAGGGATACTTTGTATTCTTTACCACCATCGGAATTAGTAGATGTCGCTACTGTTACATTATCACCAGCAACCACATTAGAGTGTTTAGTTGCCAAGGATGTCGCACGCTCAGTTGCTTTAGCTACATCATTTACCGCTTCGATTACAGCATGTAATTGAGAACCATTGATTGCATCAGTAGATTCATTATTGATGCGGCCTGCGGCAAGACCTGTGATTGTTCGTTCACCATGCTCACCACGAGCACCGATACCTACTGTACCATGTGCGACGGAACCAGCGAAATTATATGTTTTACCATTAATTTCTGTAGATGCAGTAGATTCGACATCATATGCAAAGGAATCATAACCAAGGGCTACGCTATTATCAGCGGCAACTTTAGCATTGTTACCCATAACGATAGAACGTTTGGAACCTTGTACTGTACCGCCACCGATAGCAATGAAATCAGTAGAATCTTCGATAGAGTTACCAGAACCAATAACAACAGAACGTTCAGCATGCATATTTTCATTAGTTGAATCAGAATTAATTCTATTACCAGAACCAATGACAACCGCATTACGCATAACTTGTTCGCCTGCATATGGGTTAACTTCGTTATCAGAGCCGATATGAATACTGTTATCACCTTGAGCATCAGCATTGTTACCGATACTGATAGAATTAATACTATTAGCATCTGCATTATAACCAACAGCAACAGAATATTGACCATCTGCACGACTTATTGTACCAAATGCGGAAGCTTGTTCAGCTCTAGCCATTGCACCATTACCGACAGCAGTACCATCATTAGCAATAGATGCTGCACCTAAACCAATAGCTACAGTACCAGAACCCTCACTTGTATGTGCACCATACCCGATAGCAACACTAGTGCGAGATAATGCTTCAGCACGATACCCAATAGCGATAGACTGTTCAGCCGTTGCCTTTGTAATTGGTGTATCAACATAGTCACCAGATACTTTAGTATTACCTCCAATGGCAATAGAGTTTAGACCAGACGCTTCAGTGTTATGACCAATTGCAATACTGGAAGTCTCTTTAGCTGTAACATTAGTACCGATAGCAATACCTTTTTCAGCTTCAGCTTTAGATGCACGTCCAACAGCAATAGCGTCTGTAGCAGTAGCCTTGGAATTTACACCAATAGCTGTGGCATAGTCTCCATCGGAATTAGCGGAACCACCAATAGCAACACCGGCATTTTTATTTGCTGTTGCTTGTAGACCTAACGCAACAGCAGCTAATGCTTTAGCTTCAGTTCTGTCACCTAAGGCCATAGCAAATTTACCAGAGGCATTACCACCAGATAATGCAGTTGAGTACTCACCACTTGCTTCAGATTGGTTACCGATGGCTGTTGCAGAATATGCAGTTGTTCTTGCACCATAGCCCATAGTCATTGTATAATTAGCATTAGTGTATGCTTTCTTACCAAACATGAACACGGAACCTTTTTCAGCTACAGGTAAATCAACTGTTGCACTATCGCCGAATACAACGGATAGAGTCGCATTCTTTACATTATTATCTTGACCTACGACTAAAGAACCAAAAGAGTTATCTACTGTCGTATTTCTACCCATTACTGTAGCAAATGGAGAATTCTTAATGGTTAATTTATCACCTTTAGCCATAGTACTTCTACGACCGTATTTCTTAATACTTGCATCATCATTAGTAACGGTAATATGATTACCCACGATTACACCATAATCACTATTTTCAACGTTGATTACGTCACCAACCATGATATTTTCAACATTTTTCTTAGTTGGTTTGATTTCAGTGCCGCTAATAATGTTATAGATATTTCGACCTTGGAATTTAGACCATCCACCTAGGATTAAATTATTGACAGTGTCATCATCACCATCTTTAACCACAACGTTGTTACCAGTAGAAGAAACTAAGTTATAGTTTGAATCAGCTGTGTGGTTGTTAGCTAGCGTGATGTCTGTTGCAAATACGCTACCACTGATAGTTGCTAAAACCCCAGCAACTAAAATCATTTTTTTGTTTGCTTTCATTTTCATTGATAAGCTCCTTTTTTATAAATGTAAAATTTTAAAAACCTGCTAGAATACTCCCCTAGCATGATGATAATATATACTTAAAAAAAAGAAAATTACGCAAATCAATGTCCCATGGATAACTCCATGGGACTTTATTGATTACATATATACGGTAATATCTAAGAAGGAATCTTCTGTACTGTATAATTGATTGAGTACAGTTCGTGTGATATCCATCTTATGTACTACAGAACCATGGGTTTCCATATAATAGACTTTAAACCCTGGTTTATTTTCAATGACTAATTTAGAGTAGTCATCGATGTCATATTCCCCAGCTTCACTGAAAATATCACGACCACAATGTAGTTCAATGTATATTCCACTAGAGCGAAGCGTTTTATATACGGTATGTTTACACGTCATACTAACTATCTCCCCATTAAATCTTTTATAATCGGTTCTTTCTGTGTAGCACTATGTGTTGTGAAATCACAGGATTTCTCTTTACATCCTACACAGACACCTAGAGCTTCTAGATTAAAGTAATCTGGATAGATTTCATGAAGTCTATCATAGATTTCAATCGCCAATTCTCTATGTTCCAGAGAAGCACGTTTACAAATACGCTTAGATAGGTATTCCATCCAGCAACGAATATTACCAGAAATAGATAGTGTAACTTTACTACCTAATGGTAACATATATGCCGCTTGTTCATACGAAACCCCTTTAGCAACTGCTTCTTGGTAGTCTTGAATGGAACGTTCAATACTTGCATTAATGAGTTCTCTATATTCTGGATTTGTTTCTTTATTGATATATCCATTAGCACCCATATCCATGCCACGCGTCGATTGTACAGTGAAACTGAAATGACGATGGCGAGTGATTTGAGCTAATACCTTTTGACTACAAGTCAAATCTAATGTAATGACAGAATGTTCGAGAACACTCCAGTGACCAGCTTTAGTGATATTTTGTAAGCCTTTATCTCCAATGGTTCGATTGTAGCATTTCCCTGTGGCTTTCTTAATCACGTCTATGTCTGTATATTGTAGCACTTGTACGTTATAGTCACTCATGTTAATCCTCCTAGTATGATGGAAGGGTATAGGTATTTCACTATACCCGTATAACTAAATATCATAATTCTTCTCAGGTTCCCCTAAGATGACGTATAGCATTCCATCTTCTTCATCTGTCATATATGTAATATCGAAGTTATCGGCTTGACGTTGTAGCATTTTCATGCGAGCTTCATAATACTCAACAGGATTGTTACCAATCTCGATGGATAAGAATCCTTCTTTTTTGTCTTGCTCAGATAACTCTTTCATAATATCATATTCTTGATTTTGTGGTTCAGGGTTATTATCAAAGTATAAGCCATCAACTTTAGCAAATGGTGTACATGACCCAGATAAACCAGGAGATGAACTAGAATATACGTTGATATCTAAATTTCCTAGATAACTAGGATGAACCCCTCTGAACTTAACATTGATATTTCTATCAGATTTAGACCCTAAGCTATTAGGACCTTTTACAGTGTATCGCAACGCAGAGAAGATATCCAAGTCATTTACACGGTCATCATATTTCAACAATTGAGATGTTTGTAACAATTGTAATACGATATTACCAGGGAACTTGAATATATTTTCAACTTGTTTAAACGTTGCCTTCCCTTGGGATGCTAATACACGATTTACACTTTCACCTAATCGAATCGATAACATAGATGCGATATACTCATTCAATCGTAATCGTTTAGTAGATAAATCCATATTGTTCTTTTGCTTCAATTCAGCAAAGTTTTGAATCATCCATTTTACGATAGAATAGATTGATTGCTTATTAATATCTGAAATCTTCAAGATATTCTTAGTTGTCACATCCAATAGACGTTCAAAGAACATGATGGTACTATTACCAGATTCACGCATCTTATGAGCCGTCTTAGTAAATAGACCACCGAGATGTTCTGTCCAGTAGTCTGTAGATTCGATATCATCCATTTGTGTGCGAGTACCGATACAATCTTTAATCATAACGGTTACAGCACGAATGTATTGGAACGTATCGAAGAAATGTTTATTGACCTTCAAGTAAATATGTTTATTCGCCTTGAAGTAATAGTGTTCAGTATCTTCAGGATACGGTTCAGATACCGCATCGATAATTCTATCTACGGCAAAGTATGTCATAGTCGCACTAAAACCAACTTTAGCGAAGTAGAAGATGAATGCTGGTAATTCCCGTTTGAACATACCGAGATAGTAGCTAACGATATCGAATGTTTCACCTGTTACGTCAGTTAATTGTGAATGTCGTGTATTAACAACAATCGGCATTAAAGACTTTAATGTGATACCGTTCTTACTTACATAGGTACTATTATCAACCAATTGATACAATAAGAAGTACTTCTTATCTTTCAAGGTCATATAGTTATTATGGTCTTTCTTAGGTAATAGGATAGAACGAGTGATAATCTTAGATTTAAACTCGTTATTATCAATACCTTCGATATGGAAACGCATCGTCAATTCAAATACTCTATCGGATTTGATATATTGATACTTGATATGAGCATCTTTCTTACGTTTCTTCTTTCGACTGGTGACGTATTTATTGATGTCTATTTTAGACTCATCATACTCCACTTGATAGTCGATGAATTGAATGGAGCGAATCGCTTCCAATGATTTGAATACGTTAACGACGAAGTCAACTAAATCATCCTCATATTCCCGATGAATGAGTTTCATGTTCAGTTTATCTTCATTAACGTTCTTAAACGTGCTAATGAACTTCTTCATTCCCGATGTCTCCCCAAAAAAGATAAGCGATTTTGAAAAAACCTGGATAGAAAGACCCTCATATGAGAGTTTCTATCCAGGCATTGTGCTTAGTCTTCTGTGCTTACATCGTTCTTAGCACCTAATTTAAATACTTCACCGAGAGTGACGAATGGTACTAAATTACCTTCTTTTTCGCCTTCTTCGGATTCACGGATAGTTGTACCGATTGTCATGATAGAATCCAATACAACTTCCACTGGTTTGTTACCATTTGCTTCTGTTTCAGCTGCTAAGTGCTTAGCAAACTCTTCCAACCATACTAATACAACAGTACTAGCTACTTCTGGTTGAACGATGTTCAATTGATACTCATTAGAACGTAAATGTGCAATTGTTGCAGTGTCTACTGCTTTTACGAATTCGCGTGCATCTTTTTGCACTTGTCTAGGTCTGAAGCCCATGTTATTTTCCTCCTTGGAAATAAAACTAAAAACAGATCTGTTTTGTTTTGCGTATAGCATATATAGTTGTATAGAAGGAAGTAATTATTTACTTCCTTTATATCCAAACTTTTCATATGCATCAAATACGCCGATGACAGGGATTCCTAATTGCTGAGCCTTAGCTACCTTACCCGACACTTTGTTCGGATTGTCAGCTATGACTAGATTAGTCTTCGATGTCACTGAAGAAGCTACTTCGACACCCTTAGTATTCAGATAGTCTTCAAAAAGTTTGTTTCTGAAACCAGTGAATACAACAACGGCTTCTGTTTCTTTCATATCGGTAATCGTAACTGTATCTAATAAGAACATGATCAGTGCTCTATTCTCAGTTAACCCGTTTATGATTCGCATAGCCATTGTATCCTTGATTCCAGGAACGGTGCATAATATACTTTTATCACTAGGAGTTAGTTGTAGCAACTCATCGATATGATATATATCCAAAACCTTCTTAAAGATTTTTCTTCCCACACCAGGAATTCCAATCGAACCAATGATAACATCGATAGGAGCAGATGCTGAATGGATGGCTTCTATCATATTAGTGAACATGATATCCCCTAATCCATCAATAGATGTAAACTCATCTCGTTTGGTGTGTAATGTATACAAGTCTTGGATAGATGTAACCAGTCCATGATGATAGAGTGTTTCAATCGTTGCCTCACCAATCATTTCCATACCCATCTTAGAGCAATAGTTATAAATCTTACCAATGACACGAGATGGACATGATGTATTCACACACATATACTCTGGATTGAATTCCAATTCTTCTGCACAATATGGACAGTGGGTAATCACAGGAATTGGTTCATTACCAGAACGATGGTCTTCGCATACCTTATCAATCAATAAGTATGGAATAATCTCATACTTCACATTGACCATATCACCTTTAGCCAATTTCAATTCCTTGAATCTATCATAAGAACCAAGACTAACAGACTTAATGGTCTTATTATTGAACACAAATGGTTCTACCTTAGCTGTAAAGGATACTTTTCCCATTAAACCGATATCTTGCTCAATATCTAGTAGTGTAGTATAGTTAGATGGTTTTGGGAACTTATACGCTACTTCAAAGTTATTCGTTCCTTTGTTTTCATTACGACCAAGATAATCCATGATATCTTGCTGTACGAAACGAATGACTATCCCATCACATTGATAGGGTAGATTATCGATAAACATGGCTCCATTTCGAATGTATGTTGGGAGATGTTCACTTGTGAATTCACCACTCTTAACATAATAGTTCATGAACTCGAATGGTGGACACATAACACATCCCTCACCACTCTTAGATTGGTAGGATACCAACTTACCATCGACTTCTAACATCAATGGGCAAATGGATAAGTACTTGGCATGTACATCCGTAAAGGTATTGGAGTTCGTTAAACTTGTTACAGCACTTCGTTCATTGATCAGTTTATTATCACCGAACTTTTCATTGTATTCTTCGAACACATCCATTTTCATAATACATTCGACTTTCATACCAAGTTTACGTCCTCGATATTCGTGTGGAATAAAATTAATCATGGATACATTCTCAAATAGTGCAGTTCTATCAATCCCAATACCAGTATCTGTATCACCACGAGTAATCGCTTTTGTTACCTTACCTGATTCATCAAGGGATAATTGAATCGATACCCCATCATACTTAGGGAAGAAGGAAACGATGATTTCCTCTTTCGGGTCTCGTTTCATTTCTTTAATCTTTTCCATGCGACTCTCAAACCATTCCATGATGGATTTATGTGTCGCTATGGCGTTTGGGTCAGCTAATCGCTCTTCTTTGGTGATATAATGAACCTTCTCCATAGTACCCTTAAGTTGTGGATACTCATGAGCTATTTTACTTTGTTCATTAATCTTTTCCATATGAGATTCTTGTCGAATCATATGACCAGTTTGGTCAATATAAATAGAATGAAGTGTATCATACTCTTCATCACTCAATGGTGTGGTTTGTTTACCTTCTCGGTAAATATCATCCATGATAATTAAGAATGTTTCCAATGCTGTTACATTGATCACTTCGTGATGCTCATACTGCTTAATAAATTCATTATATAAGCTATATGCTTCATTCTTAACTGTATGGATATCTTCTTTTGTGAAATCCTCTAGGGATTTCGTATATAGTATTTCTAACATAAGAACTCCTAATCAACTAAGAAAAAAGACCCCGAAGGGTCTTTTCGGTATGCTATTAGAGACCTTCTACTTTCGCATATGCGTAAGCAACAGCTCCAACAGCACACCCAGCTAGACAAATAGCTAGTTTAGATAATACATTTTGACTTTCGCTAGTTTTCAAATCTGGAATGTCAATACCATCGAATAATGATTCTGTGATTTGTACCGCACCTTTGATACTGTTCGTTTTCTTAGCAATACGTTTGCTGTCTAGTTTCAACATATCAACGATTTCATCAACCTTAGATTTACATTCCTTTTTCACTTGGTCCTCTTCAGAATAGGACACAATCATCGGTTGCGTTTCTTGTTCAAATTGAACTACATTATCAACCTTTTTCATTTTCTTTTTGTTTTTCTTCTTAGCCATAGTTTTACTCCTTTTCTTACATACATTAACCGATAAATCTAATAGCTATTAGAATAGATTTTTGATTCTCTATTCATATAAATAATATATATTTCAAATAAAAAATAAGAAATAGAAAGAGGTGTACCAAACGGTACACCTCTAATGATTATATTAATCTTTCATCTCATCTATATCATCTTTGATACGGTCGAGATTCTTTTGAGCACGTTTAACAGCTTCTGCTTTAAACTTAGCGTACTCTTTATCATACTTAGATTTAGAACCTGTATATTGAGCATCAAATTGAGGCTTCAATAAATCGTCCAATAGAATGTCTCGCATTTCTTGTTTTGTACGGAAATGGATTTCATCCTTGTATGTATATGTGTTAAGATGTTCATCATCCACATCTAAGGTTAACCCATCGAAACCGAAATCAATGACTGCACCGATAGACTTTAGTTCGGCATTTAAGATTTCTACGTTACGATTCTTGTAACCATCTTTAATCTTGAACTTCTTATAATCCAATACATCCTCTGTGAAGAGTTTACCCACTTGCTTACGAGCTAATGGAGATGTGCGATAGAACAAATGAAGTTTAGATAGAATGAATGGTCTTACACCAATACCCAAGTTATTGTTTTCATCACGACCTACTGTGATAGGTGTTGTAGAATACAATTGCTCGTTAGTACGAACTTTATTGGATTTTTCAGGTAGACCTTTCTGCGATAAGTAACCAGTGGAACGAGCAGAGAAATTCTTTTCAGACGTTTGTTTCAACTTAATCATATACTTCTCCCCTACAATCACTTTACTCAATAATGGGATCGTTCTACCCCATCGGTTGATATACAACTGGTCACGGGTGAAACCGAACTTATCATATAATTCTTCAATCTTCTTAACAGCAGGCATACCTTCCCACATTGGTGGATAGTTGATAAAAATACCTTCTTCGTAAATTGATTCAAAGAACTCATCTCGTTCGGAACGAGAAAGACCTTTATAGTATTTCTCTAATGCATCACGTTCACCACGTTCATTGAAATAGAACATGAAGTCCATTAACACTTTGAAGCGTTCAGAGTTAGACTTCATATCTTTCATCTTTTCAATGAGTTGGTCTGCACAATGATTCAAACTCAATTCAATCCACTGGAAGGAATTAAGTCGGTTAATACAGCTGAGAGGGTTACAGATAACATCTAGACGTTTACCAGTTTTATCAAATGGCATTTCTTCGTCTGGTCTGATAACTGATACAACCCCTTTATCACCATATCGACCTGTGATTTTAGAGCCTTTAAATAGACGTACATCACGGTCTACACGGAAATCAATGATGATGTTATTAAACACCGTATCATTATCTTTCCATTTATAATCTGGGTCTAAGATATTCTTAGCTCGACGGTAAATGAAACCAATGTCATCGGAATACTTAGAACCGCTATTCAGAATCTCTTCACAGATATCAAAGAGTTCTTGATAGTAACGAGTTTGGTTCTCTAAGTAATAGATGATTTGTTCATTATATTCTGTACGAGGAATTTCATCTAATTCCTTATTGGAATAGATATCGATATCGGTTACCCAACCCTTCGTAAAGAAGGACTTATCATTCAATGGAGAAATCTTTTTCATATTGGATTTCTTCATATCATATAAGATTTGTGTGTTTTGAATCCGACGTTTGGTACAGATGATTTGTTTGGATACTTCTTCGCCAATATCAGGGAAGCCTTTGTATCCCGTTTCATCATTGCCATATATATCCAATAAGAAATCATTGTCATTGATAGATACTTTAACCGTATCTACTTTTCTGGATACCATAGAACGTGCAAAGGATTCACTGACTACATAGGCATCTTCAATAACGTCTGGGTCTAAGATGTAGGCTGTTCTAGCATTACGACCGTAGCAGTAGTTATTGTCTTCATCGTAGGAAGTTGTTTTATATAATACATCGCCTTTCTCAACGAAGTCACCTTCTTTAAGATTGTCTAATGGTTCTGTATTGTATACATACCCGAAGTTTTCTGTTAAGTCTTCGGATTGTTTCTTGAAGATAATATCATAGAAATCATTATCTTCATCATATAAGACTGTGGCAAAGATATATCCAGGCTTATCAGCAAACTTGTCAATCTTTTTCACCACTGTATAATTACTTCTAGCTTTAACTAACCCTGAGGAATTCTTACCAAAGATATTCTCATAGTTAGTGAACACTCGTGGGAATTGAGGTTCGTTTAATGTGTTGAATTGTTTCAAATGACTCGTAAACATAATAGAGCGAGTAGATGAAATGTATTGAGGGAATGTCATAAGGGTCAACCCTAAATGATTATCCGTTCCTTCAAACTCTTTAGTCTTTTCAGCCAATAAGCTGGATACATCGACTAAATCTTGACTACTCTTAAATTCACGATTTTCTGCCATGTCATTGTACTCCTTATTAAAAATTCATTACAATATATCCAAATGTATGGGACAATCTTAGATGTTACTACGATAACTGTTGTACTCGTTTATCCATATAGGATTGAGCTAATATTCTAAATGGCTCGATATCAGAACCGACATTCCGTAGTTCATATAAATCATCAGGGTCAACGATACAGAAGTTTCTAACCGTACTCATGGTATCAGCAAACTCTTCCACTGGTAGTATATAGCGACCAAATTGATAGAGGTCACCTTCCCCTGACCGTATTGTTTGTTTGATATCTCGCTTAGGGGTATCTTTATCGAATACGCCATCATATCCTACGATTTCAATTCTAGCATAAATATCTTCAATTACATTCCCACTATCATAGGGATGACATAAGAATACATTCACTAGATAGGGTTTAATATCAGTACTCTTTGGAACTGGATAGAATACAAAGTTTAATCCTAGATTCATTTCGAATATAGGCTTACCTTTTCGTTTAGATTCAATTTCAATCGCCTTCCGATAAATGATACATAGTTCTTTATGTAACTCTTCAGGACTTAGTATAGAAGATTCAATTCTCATTATAAACTCCTTTCTTACATCTGGTATTATGATATATGTATAAAAACGGCATTTAATATCAACAATATATCACAAGTAATTATAGAATATTTTTTAGTAAAGGAGATATACTATGAGTACAGATAATTTCGATATTTCTGAAGAGTTTCTAAAGCTCAAAGAGGAGTCTCCTCTATCTAATGAGCAAGTAGAAGCTTCAGAAGCATCTTCTGACTCTTTTCTATATACGGAAAAACCTAAAAAGAAAAAGAAGAAGAAAAAGAAAGACAAATTTGATTCATTTGATGAGGACAAAATCTCTTTGTTATTAGACCCAGGTTCTCTTGGGGCTAGTGCTGATTTTGAATTCTCTCAAGAAGACTTCCTCATTGATGCGGTTGTACCAAAAGGGAAGAAGAAAAATCTCTTCGATATGAAAGAAGCGAAGAAGAAAAAGAAAGCAAGCATTGAAACAAAGTTCAATCCTGAACTGACTCAATATCGTCGCATCTTAAAAGACAATGAAGATGTAGCGAATCTCATTAAAGGAATGGTTGAAGAAATTCGTTCTAAGAGTGCTCGTGGTGCAGGTAAGTTATTAACTGACTTATTAGTTACATTGAATAGCACAAATAGTAACAGAGCTTCCGTTCTTAGGGATATTGCTAATATCAAGAAATCCATTGTCGACCTTGAACTTAAAACAGCGAAAGGTAAAAAAGAAGAAGAAAAAGCCCGTAACGAAGAAGAAGAAGGTATTAACGTATTTAACTCCTTCTACGGTAGCGGTGGTCGTAAAGCTCTTATGGAACAAATTGCGGCTGGTTATGGGGCTATGAAACCTGAAACTAATCAAAGTGTATTCAATTACATGCCAGCTACCAATAATCCAGATGACGTATTTGATGTTATCAATGACCGTCTAGGAACTGAAGATGTAAGCTTCCGTTCAGATGATGGTAACGCTTACGTTCGATACGAATATCTATCCCCAGAGTACGTAATATTCATGCGTAATAATGGTGGTAGCACAGAATGGGAATTAGAAGCTATAGATAAAGATGGTAATATCATGCCTTCGGATTATCCACGGATTCCAGTTGACAATCTTGGTAAAGTATCCTTCAATATGGATAGTATGAGTGCCACAGATGAAACTGGTCGTACATATCGTATCATTGAGGAATAATCAAAAAAAAAATAAGAAGAAGAATAGGGTTATCCCTATTCTTCTTTTCTTTCACCTTTAACACGTTTAAAGGTATTCTTATAGTTATCATACGCTACATCGATAACTGTGACTTCTGCTTCTGTAATACCAGGACGTAGAAACTTCATGTATTTCATGATACGTTTTAAGGTATTCTTATCAGGGTTTAACTCAATCATAACCTTTTTAAAGTAATCTGACTGTTGTCTACCCGCAATTCGAGCACATGTGATTTTCAACATGAATCGAGCTTTCGCTAGTTCAGCTTCCATAGCACCTTTGTACATAGCAGATACGACACGAGATACGATTTCTTCTACTCTAACCATGTCAATATCTTTCACCAAGTCCACTAAGCGTTCAAAATTAAAATTTCTTACCATCTAGATTCATCTCCTTTATGATGGAATTACAAACTTTTTTCTTGAACTTCGATTTGGTTGTAATAGACTCCTCTCTGAGTTTAGCATATAATTTATGCTTCTTTCGTTCAGGAATCATATTACCAATCGTTTCAAGAATACCACCTTGTTTCTTCATCGTTTCCTCCTAGGGTATACATATAAGAGAATAGAACTCAATCGGTTCTATTCTCTTATATAATATATAAATTTATTATCGTTGGAATATCACATTATTACTACTACCATACTCTTCTTTATAGGTAGGATCAGTAATAATAAGATTCACTGGATAATCGTTAAACATCGTACTTTGTGTGATAATGAACGATTGTTCACATTTAATCCGTTCTAGCATACCTTCTAATGCAGCAAAGAATCTCTCTTTGTTATGCTTATACATAGGACCATCTACTTCATCGAGTAGAATGATATTATAGTTATAAGCAAATTGTTCTAGCATAGCGAAGGATATAGCTAATGTAGCTACGGAGCTTTCAGCTTGGGATGCATATTTAATATCTCGCACCTCTGCACCTTTAGTTCTATATGGAATACGGAACTCTTTGTCATTTACCACGAATTCATCTAAGATTAATTCGCTATCATAGATATGCTTAATGATTTCATTGGCAGTTAAACGAAGAGATTTGAAATAGGAGTTGATATAAATCAACGGAATCCCTTTCGTAGTAGATACAGCTTCTTTTAATAATTCAATCAAAGCATATCGTTCCTGAACGGATTCGATTTCATCATTCAATTCAATGAATTGCGTTCGTTTCACTTTATCTTCATAGAGAGCATCATCCAATGTTTTGATGTCATACTGAATGATTTGTTTATCTCGTTCATATTGTCTAGAAACATCATCATACTTAGCTTTACGCTTAAGTACTTCATCATACCCTTTTAATTTTTCTTTAAGAAGGTCAATTTCTGTTTCTATACTAGAACTTTGAGCCGTATACTGAATAAATTGAGTGAAGTCACTGATGATATCATTCATCTGACGAATCTCTTCATTGACTTCTGTCTCATCCATATCCAATCGAGTAATAGATTTGTTATATTCACTGATTGTCAAGGTAGCTGTCGATGCTTTAGCTAATAAGCTATCCACATCTTCTGCTCCACTAGATAGTTCCATGATTTGTAGTTCTTGAGAATATTGATTTCGTTTTTCAATATTCTTCTTATACTCTTCATAGTACTCAATGAATTCCAATTGGTCTTGAATAACATCGGGTTTGACAAAGGCTGTCGGATTATTCGTTAAGATAGATTTAACGACTCCTTCATAGCCTGTGTCTAATCTTCGTTCGAGAGTAATCAGTTGTAGGATATTCTTAATCTCAGCTAGACGATTAAAGATATCTAATACAGTATTCTTTTCTTCTATCTCTTCTTCGATAGAAGTAATAGAACTTTTAGATGAAGATTGTAAGTCTATTTGATAACTTAGATAATATGGGCAAGTGTTGAAAATATCACAATCAGCAGGTACTGATAATCCGTCTTTAGTACCGGATACTTTCCCTTGTTGTCTAATCTTCTCAGCTTTCTCTAAGTCAGTATATAACTTAACCAATTGACTTTTCATCTCATTAATAACGGATGGATAGTCTTTCTCTGTAATCATATCATCCATGATGATAGAACGGAATGACTTTAATCCCCGCTCAGGTAACTCTAGAATCCCACGAATCTTAGTGATACAGTTACCAATGGTATTTGTATACGATTCAAAGTCACTCTTAGTCACACTCGTATCGAACTTGTTGATATCAAAGGACTTTGTGAATTGAGTAATCTTATCACTCAACTCTTTTAAGTATTCCTTCATATCCGTTTTACGTTGGTCTTCTCTAGCAGTCTCTAATGCAGAGTTAGCTTCATCTAACTTAAACTGAACATCATCCCGTTTGGATAATAACACAGCTCGTTCAGATACAATCTTAGCCCGTCGTTCATTCAGTGCATCTAATTGATTCTGATATGTCACTAATGTATCAGTATCCGTTGTGATATGAATGTATTTCGGTTTTGCTAATGAAGTAAGTTCTCGCTTCTTATCACGAATACTTTCTTCAATATCTTCATACTCAGCTTCCATTCGATTGATTTCATCAATATTAATAGAACCTTTAAACTCATAGAACTTTCTATCCAATTCTTGGAGCTCTTGTTGTTTTCGTTCTATATTCAACTCTTTACGTTCAATCATAGTATCCAATACCGATATATCTGTAACATGAAGTTTATCGAGTTTAGATACCGCAATCTTTAATGCATTATTTAAGAACTTGCTTTGATTATTCGCATACTTATAATCCCGCATATATACATCCACTTCAGCCAGTAGTTTACTGATGAACGATTTACGTTCAGTGACAGATAACCGAATGAAGTTTTGTACGTTAGGTCCCAATCGAATTAACTTAAGGAAGTTTTGTTCGATTTGGAATTCTTGCTCAACGATTTCGTTGAATGATGTAACCGTACCAGGTTCATTTAGTTCCACACCATTCTTGCGAATGTATGATTTAACAGAACGACTGGTACGACTACCAACTGGTTTCAGATAAATATGTTCTATTTCATACTTATCTTTCCCATTACTATACCAGATTTGTTTATGACCATCTTTATCCGGTATAATTAAGTCTGAATCTTCTCGATTCTCTAACCCACCCAAATAGGCAAATGGGTGGAAGTTGGATAACATAGCAGTCTTACCCGTACCATTGTTACCAATGATAAGGGTGACTACGTGTTTTGCTTTAGTGAAGTCTATATCTAACTCATCTAACCCCATCCCTGTTTTAATCAGAGCGAAGTTCTTGAGTCGTATTCTATCGATTTTCATACGTTCTCACCTTTCATAATTATAAACCACATTACTTCATAGAAATAATATATACTTTCTACTTGATATAGATTATCTCTTTGAATTGTGTTTTATAGCGAGCTTCACGCTCTTTGAATTGAGCACGAATCGATGAGAATCCTGTATCGACTAATTCAATATAATAACACATGATATCATCACCCAGTCGACGTAATCGACCTGCTGCTTGGTTACCCGTGATTTTACTACGGAAGGCTTCACAGTTAATCGCAACTCTTAGATTAGCAATGGTTTCACTGAACCCTAATGAGGCAGATGTAGATATAATCAATTCATCTTCATCCAATACCCGTTGTTTTTCTTTCTTATCAATACTGGAGTTGTATACTCCGATGGATAAGTTTGGATAGAGTTGAGCAAAATGCTCTTTAATGATCTCACAGGAAGAAATCTTGGATACCAGTATCAATGTACGATACCCCTTCTTCACCGTCATCATATCGACATATCTATCCAGAATATCGAAGAACTGATCATCTCGTTCCACTTGATAATCCGAATAGCTATTCTTATTGAATCCTTGTACACCTTTACAAGCTGACATATCTTTTACCGATGGATGGCTATTATACTTATTCACAAACATCGTAATATGTCGTTTTGACTCAGTATATCCCAGCTTAACTTGGTCAAATCTAGGTACCGATTTGAATACCCGTTGGAATACGTTATTCTCATCCCAACCAGACCGTTCCATATTGGCTGTTAGATAGAACGTCTTTCTCGTATTGGTATGGAAATCAATCATCATCATATTATGAAACTCCATATGAGCTTCATCATAGATTTTCAATCCTACACCAAGGTTTCTGAATAGAGAACCAATGAAGTCCCAACCATGAGTATTCCCATTAGACCAAAGAGTCCGATGGGTCACTACATATATCCGATACTTCTTCGTCAGAGTAGGGTTTTTCATTATCTTAGCGATGTTAGAACTATTTAATTCCAATATTCGACGTCTATCTATATCAGTATACCGGTCAATGGAGTCTATCCAGTTTTTAACGATGTTCTTACGGTTAACGATAATAATCGTCTTCATCTGTAAGAATGCTAATGCTGCAATCGCACAGAATGTTTTACCTTCACCCGTTTCAGCATTCCCTACTAGCTGTGTAAGGTTTCGATTGAACTGGTATTTGTCTAAACCGATTAAGAACTTAATCAAATCATTTTGAAGTTCACTTCTCGGGAATCCTGTTAAACGGATACTCATAGGTTGATAGGAATCGAAGGATTCGTTTTCTACTACGTTCCGTTGTAATAAATATCGTACATAGTCTTGACCTAGACCACTTGGTATATATAGGGTTGATGTGTCCTCATTATAATCCATAGCGATAGGTTCGCGTCTATGATACAGTTTGTTATATTTAGATAGGATACCTTCTAAGGCTCCACAATCACCGATTTCATAATCGGGAACTTGCATATGAGTGGAGTACTTTATAATTTCCCGCATGTAACCTCCTTTATATCAAAAAAAGAAGAACCGAAGTTCTTCTTTTTTCATGTCTCATAAAACTCTGATATCAGTATGTTTTATGAGATATTATGCCTAACGGCATTATGGTTTATCTACACGAATACGACGCACAATACCGTCATCACCAGCAACCACGTGACATATAGTACCATCAGCGTATTTGAAACTATATAGGTTAGCATGCTCACTACGTAGATAATGACCACCGATGTATTGTGTAACCATGTCAAAACGATTAAATTTTTGACCTACCGTAGCATGGTCATAATGATTCGTGTTATATGATTCATACGCAAAACCTACACCAGTAGTGGATACAAACAATGCTGCAACAGCAATGAATTTAACAGCTAATTTTTTCATCTTATATTACCTCCTATTTAACAAGGATATTGTGCACGATACCTGCACGATCTACCTGAACTAGACATACTGTACCATCACCATATGTGTAATAGTAATTTGTGATTTGGTACCGTGGTAAATATTCTGTTTTGCTTAGCATTGTTACCATCGCATTCGGGTCGAAGTGACGACCTCGAACTGCATGGTCATATGCAGCTGTATTGTATGATGCAAATACGGATGCGGAACAGGATACTGCAACTGTAGCAATTAATAACGCCTTTTTCAACATGTTTTTCATTTTGAATTCCTCCTAAGATTATTTACCTTCAAATAAGATTTTAGCTTTCCAGTTTGGAAGTAGGTCGGGACGTTGATAATTCGTCATACCGACTAAATACTTGGCAAGCACTTGGGATTCGATACCGTAGCGATTGGACCAGATTTGAGTCCAGTCCTCATAGTAAGGCTTCCCGAAATAAGATGTGATATTAAAGAATATCGTCATCTCTTTAGTGTTGATGCGGAAATCCCCACCGAGTTTCGGTCCGTGGGTGTTTTGATCCCTAAAGGATGCCTCATAGTGACCGACGATAGTGTCACCTTCCATACCGTAAATTTTGAAACTTTCTTCGTAAGTCTGAATATACCCACCCTCAATGGTCGGTAATGTCAATGCGTTTGCATTTGTTGCTACAAATGGGCTCATGAGTCCTAAACCTAATAAACCCGCAACTACTAATTTTTTAATCTTCACCATTTTTAAAATCTCCTTTTCTAGAAAGAAATGAGACGTATAGCAAAATGGCTATACGTCTTTTCTAGTATCTTACCGGAATAATATATACTTATAGTTCCAGTTTTTTACACTATTTCAAGTTAACTGTCACTTCAGCATCATTACCGTCAGCGTCTTTAAACTTAACGTTTACAGACAAATCTAAATCTAATATTTCGCACCATTTCACTAGGTACTTAATCGTCATATTAGATGGTTTATTAATCGCAGATTTCATGTTGGTGATATCATACTCATTACGGAATCTATCTTTATAAGCACGCAAGTCAATCTTCATTTCTTGCAATGTCATCTTAATAGCCCGTTTGAGAATATCATCCTCTGGATTAATCGTTGGAGCGAAGACATTAGATTCATTCAACTCAGCCAATCGAGGGTCGAATGTCTTTAAGTCATCGTCACTTACTTTTGCTAATGCGTCCTTATTGACCACTACGATTTTATCGACATCGTGTTGGTCATCAACAGGAGCTACAAACTTTAACGTGTTTGTATCATCACGATACATGGAACCTGGTTCCATGTATGTGGTTTTAGATAATTTACCTTCGTAAATATATACGTGGTCTTTGTAAATATAACCAACCCCTTTAACTGGACGTACATCCTCTGTTAATGGTAACACGGTATAGAGTGTATCATTAATGCTGATATACATTTTATCCGTTGTCAGGTTGATCTTTGTCACTTCTTGTTTCATCGGTATTATTCTCCCTTACATCACTATGAAGTTGTTTTGTTCGTTCCAGACTGGCACTGATATCAAATATATCAGAAATCGCTTTATCTGCCGTATCGGAACAGATTTGTATCATCATCTGATGAGTGATGAGTTGTTCTGCATAGGTAAAGAAATCCACTTTCTCTAGGTTGTGAATGAATGCACAGAACTCTGAATAGGTCATAAACCCATACGCAGATAGAGTCTGTATGAATATCACTACGCCCTCATAGAGTGAGTTATCTAACTCATCCGTAACAATCGCATGTTTGATACGAAGTCGTTTATTATTACCAAGGTTTACATCAACTGCATACTTTTCAGCATCTGCACTATAAATAGCTAGATCGTTATTATCATTGATATAGAATAACTCATCTGTATCGAATAACTGCTTGATACGTTTACACGCATCGATAACTGTATGGATATTCTTAGTCGTGATAGATGCATGATGATAGGTTTTACTAACCTTCTCAAATAGTTCAAGTGATACATACCCTACATTCGTGAAGGTTTGACTACTAATTCGAGTGGTAGCCATCCCATCGACAGAACGACCTACATTCCGATTTGTTTTATCATCAGATGGTATTACTGTAAAACTGAGTGTGAAGTCACCGAATCGTCCGATACGACGTCGGCAACGACCCATAACTAAATCCATTATAGACCTCCTTATACTACAAGATTCTGTAATTTACTTGAGTATAATATATCTATGAATGCGGGAACGAAATCGATGAATGTTTCTCGAACAAAATCATCAGTTCCATTCACACCATATAATTCATCTAGATAACACTCGATACTTTGTTTCATATCGGCTTCGTCTAGTGTAAAACTGGTAGGAATATAGGCTAAGTTATACCCATACTTAGCTTTATGATACCCTACATACCAATCCATCATGATATGAAGACGGACGGTTTTAAATAACTCTCTATCATCATTGATAGTAGCTAACCGATGAAGTCCATGATGACTGATATCACGAAGGACTTCATTTAATTTGCCTTTTTTAGGTCTAATATACATACTAACCCCTTATATACGATTACGTTTAACCATGGAATAGCGAGATAGACGAGCTGTATTGAATGTTGCTCGGTTATTCTCTCTGATATGATTAGCCCATGCTTCATCAGTAACCGTTAGGATTGGTTCTTCATCATTGCGATGAACTTTACTACGTTTTCTTGTTTTTACATGGTAAATATGAGTTACTCGACCATAGATTTCTAGAGCGATGTAAATCAATAAACTAAATAACACCACGTAGCATAGCGTTTGAATAGTAATAATATTTTCCATTGTATTTACTCCTTTATAAAACATACTCTAATACTATAATAAATCGTTTCCTTGACTATTATAGGTTACTAGACAAAAGAAGATGGTATACCACTAGGGTATACCATCATTCGACTTTCACTATTTGTTAGAGAAAGATTTTTTAGTTTGTTCAACTGCACGAGCAGCCACTTTGTTAGCAATTTTACCTTTACCAACTTCTTTTTTAGGGTCACCAGACACCTTTTTCAAGCCCTGTGCTGTGTAGTTTTTGATTTTGGATTTAGCGATTTTAGTTGCTTGGGAAGCATATTTTTTGTTCAAGTATGCTTCGATTTGACGTTCCATTTTCCACAAAGTTAGTAATTTGCGGTATTTAGGATCGTTAGCAGCATTAGCTAATTTGAACACAGCAGCTTGTTGCAAGTGTGCCAAACGGGATTTTTTGTCCAAACGAACGATAACTTTTTCCATAGCTACACCCATAGTTTCGGACATTGCACCCATTTCATCATAGGATTCAGCCATAGCACTGATTTCTTCAGGAGTTGCGAATTGTTCTAAGAACAATGCTGCGAATGTAGCTTCTTCCACTTCGGAATCTTCATCCACTTCAACTTCTTCTTCATCATCAGCACTTTCGCCACCTTCACCTGGAAGATCATCGATGTTCAATTCTTCCAATTCAGTTTCAGGTGTTTCTTCGATTTCAGCCGCTTCAGCATCGTCAGCTTCAGTAGTAGCTTCTTCACCTTTGTCTTCAGCTTTTTCTTCTTTAGCTTCAGGTGCTTCTTCTTCTTTTTCAGCGTCTTTAGCTTCTTCAGCTTCTAAAGCAACTTCTTCGTCAACTAATTGAGCTTCTAGAGCCAATAGTTCTTCCAAAGTTGTAGCATTATTAATCTCATTTAACATTGTTAAAATCCTCCTTTAAAGGCAGTTTTTACTTTTTGTTGAATTACAACGTTGTACTTATAAGGAATTTACTATACTGTTTCAAATATAGTCTTATAAAAGGTATCGAATACCCGTTATAATGATGTTTTTGTATAATTTTTTATTATACGTTCTTCTCTTCCATGTACTCTACCGTAAAGGATTTGATTAAGTCACTAAACTCTGGGTCGTCTGTAGCTATACGGAATAGTAGACCTTTAGCTCGATTGAAGATACTGAGTTCTAATGAACCCTCATCTGTGGATTGCACAAAGATAAGTTCACTGAAGTAACCATTATCTACAATACGGAATTCTGGAACTCCTAGTTCAGTATTATGGGTTAATACACCACCGAATACACGAATCTCTCTACGAGATAGCGTTTCAGCCATAGTGATTTGAATAGCGGAGATATCGGATTTGAATTCTTTTAAGATATCATCCGTTACTCGCATACCTAATAAGCTATCTAATCCATCACAACTACCCACAGCATCTAATCTAAACGTAAGTTCAGGTAATTCCTTACCTTCATAGCGTAGCTTATAGAAGATACTTGGGGATTTCATTTGAATCCAATAGGCTTGTGTGGATACCAGTTCATTCACTGGGCTTGTCTTATGACTATATTCAGAATTTAATGTGATTTCACCAGGGCGACCAGTAGCAATCACATCTTCGATACGAATCATATTCGTTACCATAAATAAACGGTTCATATCCAATCCGACAAAGGTGTCTTTATCCCATACAATCAAATCATCTGGGAAATAATGACTACACCGTTTATATACAGTGAAATATTCATCGCTCACATAGCAGTTGGATTTAGACGTACTGATGACTTCATTACGTTTACCATTCTTAAAGAAGATACTAAACTCTTTATCATCGTCACGTAAGAAATAGATGTCATCAATATGAATCTGTGTTAATCGTGCTACATGATGAATGATAACTTGTGGGGTAAGATTTGCTTTACCGATACAGATGTATCGTTCTGGCTTACCATCAGCATCATTCGCTACATAGTATAGTAAGTCTTCATATTCATGGAATGTCAATCCGTGAATTGTTCGTTCTGTACCATTTGCTACAATCTCATCGAGTTTACTATGAGTAGATTCATAGGATGCAAACGTATTATCCCGTACCACATCATCAAATTTGATGATATTCGGGACCTTTTTAGGATCAGTATACATTGTATTTTCCTCCATTCATAAAAATTATGAATACAAAATTAAGTGCTTGTATTCGGATGAATAATATATAAATCAATCATTTTTAGACCAACGATACATATTAATAACTGTAAACTGTATGTAGGGCAGATAGTGTTATACTATCTACCCTATATTTAAGATAATAAATAAAGTAGGTGACTATCGTTGAATTTAAATACAATGCGTAAATGCAAATGTCCTATTTGCAAGAAGAGTTATGTAAGTAAAGAAGCAGTATACGACCATATTGAACGTGTGCATGCCGAACTAATTCCCGAAGGAATCCCAGCTGACCAATACTACTATGATTTAACTCACGATAAACAAGGTAGCTGCGTTATCTGTAAACGACCAACACCATGGAATCCTAAGACTCATAAATATGCTAGATTATGTGGTCGTAAAGAATGTGCTCAGAAGAATAGAGAAATCTTTAAAGCTCGTATGATGCGGGTCTATAACAAATATAACTTAGCCGATGACCCAGAACATCAAAAGAAAATGCTAGCTGCTAGAAAAATCTCTGGTAAGTATGAATGGACGAATGGTGGAGAACCAACTACCTATGTGGGTTCGTATGAGAAAGATTTCTTGATGAACTGTGATACAGTATTCAACTTTGAATCTACTGATATCATTGCTCCATCCCCTAATATCTATCGCTATATGTATAACGGTAAGGTTCACTTCTATATCCCCGACTTTTATATTCCAGATTTGAAATTAGAAGTTGAGATTAAAGATGGTGGAGATAACCCTAATATGCATCATAAGATTCAATCCGTCGATAAGGTAAAAGAGCAATATAAAGATAAAGCTCTTATGAATCAACGTGATAACAACTACATCAAAGTTGTTGATAAGAAATATGGTACGTTCTCTCTATTGGTTAATAAGCTTAGAGCGGATGACCTTTCCGACGAGGAACGTAGAAATAAGATAAAAATCAAACCTTAAATTAAACAATAAGAGAGAATCATTCGATTCTCTCTTTATTATAGTTTTTTATTCGATAGGTAACAAAGTATTAGTTGATTAGTTTTTTTCATCTTTCTGGTCAACGGTAACTTTTTCGATAAAACCTGAAACGGAGAGTGATGTAGCGAGCCCCCAAACCTTGCTTATTCACTCTCCGTTTCACCCCCGAAAAATTGATTTTAAGGACATTGTGATAATCACATTGTCCACTTTTTATTATAAGGAGGTCAGGATATATGTCTAATGTGTTATCTAGAAGTGAAATGACTAAAGTTTCTCTTTCTGATATTAAGGCTATGGCTCAACGAGTATATTGGTCCCTTTGGTCTCAAGCTCGTGAATATGGTCGCGATGTAAAAATCTACCTTCATTGGACTGCTGGTCACTATGGTCAATTCTGGGATGATTATCATATCCAAATTGATAAAGATGGCTCCATGTATGTTCCAACTGGGGTTGAACTCGATGATATTTTATATGGTACATGGCGTAGAAATACAGGCTCTATTGCTGTAACTATGCTCGGATGTGCTAATATGACACCTGAAGCGGTGGACCCATATGAACCACCAACTAAGGCTCAAATTGAAACCATGGCTCAAGTTATCACTGTATTAGCAAATGCTCTCGATTTAACGATCGACAAAGCACGTGTTATGACACACGGCGAAGCAGCTGATAATGAAGATGGTGTATGGTGCCATGAACCATACGGTCCTAAATCTGGTGCCTTGGAACGCTGGGATTTGGAATACTTAGGTACTCCTGAGTCCCCAGTATATGACCCATATGGTCGTCAAGGTTACCAACGTGGTGGTGACGTTCTTCGTGGTAAAGCGAATTGGTATCGTAAAGTTGGTATCAAAGGCGTGTACCCAGCACGTTAAACACATAAAATATAGAGTATATAGGTTAATTCCTATATACTCTATATTTCGTTTGCTTATGCTTTGTTTTTACGTTCATGGTATTTATAAATCCATCGAACGTTCTTTAAGTAGTATTTTCTATCTGGGCAGTTGTATTTAACTACCACGCCTTTGTCATTGTGTGTAAACCCTTTTGTATGTTGGCGTAGTCGTTGTTCGAGAATAGCATCGAACTTACTTTCACCAATTGAGAGAATACGAGTGTCACACAACAGAATATCGCTCATTGTAACAAGTTTTTCATTAATGATGTCCACGAGCGGTAATGGACTACTAAACGTTTTGATTTTACGGAATGCCCTCTTAACAAACGTATGAGGGTCATCCAGATACTGTTTGACATGATTGTGACAAATGTCATCAATCACCTTGATACCATTAATATAATCTACTGGAGAAATAATCTTAGCCATCGTCATAGTCTCTTGGATATCCCTGGAATCTTCTTTCAGTAAGCAGTTGCGTACTCGAATCCCATAGAATTCATTGACCAATTCAACGATGCGATTACGTACCGTTTTACGATACTCTTCTCCAATATATAGCACCATATCATCCGAATTAAGCTCTTCTTGTGATAAGAGACGAACCGTGGACAATCGGACATGACCACAGAAAACTTTAATATCTGTATCAGTTACCGATTCTTCATCTATTATCTCCACTGGTATTTTAATTAAATTCTTAATCTTAGTTTTAAGAACCATGTAGCGTTCACCTGTTTGGGTGAACTCATACACCCCGAATGGTTCATAGCGAACCATATCCATTTCATAACGAGATACCGTTCTCTTTACATGTGACGTACCATGTAGAATAAACCGACTTAATGATTCCTGAATATCGTGAAATACGTCTGGACGTAATGTACCAATGTAATCAGATAGTGTATCAAAATCCACTGTGAGTGGTTGGGATACAATAGCAAAAGATTCTAAACCTTTTTCAATGACTAATGGGTACATTGCGTCATAGGGACGCTCTTTAGTTGATAGTGCCAATACATTAACAGTGTTTCTATTGGTTGCCATAACTACAACCGGTCGATCATAGCGGATAACTTGTGTATCGGATGATTCTTTGCCTTTATTTTCGGCATTATATCGGTTATCTCGCATAATGAACATATCACCTGGTTGCACATGAGATGGAGTAACTGTACTTCGTCGAGGTTTTTGTTGTTCCTGTTGTTGAGGAACGGACACTCTGTTCTTAGTATAGTGCGGATACTCTTCGGCTTTTGAGTGTTTCTTCTGCCTGAATCGCTTACTTACTTGGTGTCGTCTACCCATATCGAAGCTTTCACCTCCATAAAATGTTTTCCTATAGACGTTACATAAAAACGCTATTCACAATTATATAACATCCATTACTAAGTTGTAACACAAGCTATTAAAAGTATAATGAATATAAAGGAGACAACTGATGAATGAAATAAACATTCAAGAAATCGTTCGCTACCCAAGCGAATATTTTGGTCTACCTGATCAACGTAGATTTCCTATGTATACCAAAGAAGAACTCGATGGTGCTGTTAGGAATTTCAATCTCTGCCCAGAAGCAGACAAACCGACCTTAGTGAATGCTATCAAAGCTAGAATCGAAGCTCTCGATTTAAAAGTAGCATTTAAAGGTCAATTGATGCGTCATTTCGATGTACGCAAATACCCAGTAGCGGAAGCTACTACTATTTACGAAGCATCTAACGTAGGTACATTAGAACCTATCGTAGGCGCCGTACCAACTAAAACACAAGTATTACGTAAACCAATCCCAGCAGAAGAATTCAATACATTGGATGATACTCATAAACTCGTCACGCTGGTAGCTGATGAAGATATTAGAGTAGAAGAAAATGCTGATGGATATGGTACCACTATGACGTTATCTGATAGAGCTAAATCATTCTTTGAAAAAGAACTATTTGATTTCAATGAACGTAATGAGATTCCCACACAAGTTAAGAACTTGATTGAATCCGTTCAGGCTCAAACAGAGCGTTATCTTGATGCGGTGCCATATATGGTATCCTATGAATCAGTAGAAACAGCGTTACCTGCTGATATTATCACTTTCATTAATATCATTCTAAATACGAATACACTATCTGCTGAAGAACGTGGATTACGGATTGGAATGCTATTAAAACGTGGTGGTTTATCCTATATCATCGCTAGTATCATTATCGGTCTATTAGACCGCTCTGATTGTGCTGATATCGCTACCACTATCGTGAACTACCTGAAAGTGGATGATGGTACTAGTAATTACTCTGAATTGATTTCTATACTAGGTCGTGAATATAGTCCTGAAGAATTAGAAGCTACTGAAAATCCAGTAACGATAACTCCTGGATTCCCTGAGAAGATTAAAGAGCAAATTCTTGAAAAGGAAATCCCTGAAGGTATTGAAGAGGTATTCCGTTCTCTATGTCAACAGGAAAAAGATTTACGAGGTGTTAATCACTTAATCGTATATGAAATCCTACGTAGTGACCATCCAGAATATGGTCTATTCAGTCACCCTGATACCTATGATTACTTATGGGTAGTAGCTGACCATACCGTATATTGCACTCGAGCTTATATTGACTTAGCTACCTATACTATTAACGTCTATATGTATCCACTATTCATCTTTGATGATGAATATAACATGGAAATCACTATGGCGTACCGTAAGCTATTCGGTGAGTTCGACCCATATGAACTATATGTAACACATATGAAAATCGAGTACATTGAGAACATGAATTCTATGTTTCGGACGGATACTGTGAATGATATCGTAGGAGAATCTACAAGTGTATTCGATGATTTCAAACTCGATGTATTGAATGCTATCAATAGTGATAGGAATACGCTAACACGTGAACTTCTCAAGAATATCAATTGTACTCGAAGTGGTCACCCTTATCTTAGTCGTGAGTACATTTTGGAATATACGCAACGATTATTGGAATATAGTAGAGGTGGCACATTAGATGGTGATACGTCAATAGAGAGTATGAAGAATCTAGCATGTGATATACTATACGCTATCGTAATGATTCACCATATTGATACCGATACAGATATCTATAATATCGAATCTGGTCTACGTGGTTCATTCCGACACATTCATACGATTCTACTTAAGCGTTTACCTGGATTCCGTATCGTCGATTACATGATACAGCAATACAATGAAAGAAGTCGTAAAGAAGGCGACACCTTCGGTATTGAATTAGACCCTAAAGAATTAGCTGTAACATACAGAAGTATAATCAGTATATAAAGTATATATTATATGGATACGATGAGTCTTTTCATCGTATCCATATTTTTTATTGATTAGAGCACAATAACTTTTGAACATTGCTCTAATGAAGAAAGGAAGTGACAACTGTGAATCCATTTTTATTACAAGTTGCCAAATTCGTCCTCATTATAGCAATCGTCTTCGGTATCAGCGAGTACCAAGACGATTTAAAAGCTTTATCAGCATCTCCGCAAGGAGTAGTTGAGTCCAAGTACAATAGTGACAAAGAGGGCACGTCGTTGACTTCTCAGTTAGCGACAGAAGATGTGGTACCTATCAATCTGCTAGAACACATCTATCTAGTAACGACAAATGACGTTGCTGTTATTTCCAACGATGGAAAGGAAACCAAACTTAAGCAAGGAAGCTTTGTTCTCATCAATGATGAGAAAACTAAATACTCGCTAGACAAACATGGAACAGTTGTGTCCATGGAAGGGTTAGCTAAAGTTCCTACAGAACTAGCTAAAGATAATTTCTATATTCAATTCGCGTTAAAAGACGGTGCTACACACGGCAAAGTCTATCGTGAAGTTAATGCTCTAGAGCATCAAGTTACTAAGAATTCATTCCTATCGAATAAGTCGAAGTATAAAGAAACTGAAATCTTATTGTATGGATTGCAAGTAACACGTGACCTTAACCTATATGAAGGTAAGTTCATTGGATTCTCTATGGGTGATTCTGGTCATTTCTACGTTAATGAACGTGAAATGGATTGGTCTATTCGAAGCTTACGAGATTTACACTTAACGTCTCGCTATTCGAACGGACATCGAGTAGCTCAAGAACGTATCTATGATATCACTCTTGATATTACTCAACCTACACATCTATCCGGTGCCGAACTCAATAAAGCACTGGAAGGAACAAGTCTCGCTGGTTTAGGCGACGTATTCCAACATATGGAAGAAAAATGGGGCGTGAATGCTCTATTCGGTGTTGCCGTTGCCGCTCATGAATCCTCTTGGGGTAACAGTCATTTAGCTCGCACTAGAAATAACTTATTCGGTATTGCCGCCTATGACGGTAACGAAGGTGCAGCTTATAGTTTCCCATCTATGGAAGCATGTGTTGACCATTGGGGTGAGATGATTAAAGATGTTTACTTTAACCGAGGGTATACAAATCTATCCTCTGTTAATTCTATATACGCATCTGATCAAGCTTGGGCTCACAAAGTACACGCTACGATGTCCCATGCAAAGTCTAAGATTCTATCCAATCAATAGTAAAAATCCTTACTTGGATTTTAACTATATATTATTTAATTAGGTCGTAAACAAATATTCAAGTCCATAACTTGATTATGAGTTTACGACTTATTTTTTGTTTCTTTTTAACAAGAGGAGGTTACTTATAATGGGTAACAATCAAAACGGTGCAAACAATGCACAACACAATCGCCAAGGTCAAAACAATCAAGTGGTAAATAATCCACAGGCGAAAAACTACGAGGAATTGACTCGTAACAACATGGCTATCGTGCCAAGTGCAGTTATGTATGACGTTAAGTCTAATGACATTGAACGTGCATTATTGAACTGCCTACAATCTTTAAACGTGTCCGGTTTAAACGAACGCGTATATGTGGTATCCAAATACAATCCACATTTCAACAGCGTATTGAGCGGTAAATACCGTGGCAAAGACGTTATCTATCCATTCAACACACACATCGTTGTTCAATTAGACAAAGATGACCGTAAACGTATGGGTGGTAAAGGTAAACGTTCTTTCTCTGGTCGCGGTAACAATGGCCTTTCTAACTTACTAGGCACATTGAATAGCATTGCTCGCAATAACACAGACAAAGCTCAATTCCAATTATTGGGTGATGAAGGTCTTGATACAGCAATCGCTAACTTTACTTCTGGTTCCGTTGATTGGCACTTGTCTAAAGACCGTACCGTAGCTTCCATTAAATTGGATATGGAAATCGTTCTTCGTTGGTTATTCGATATCCCAACAGAACGTGGCGGTTTCGTATTAGACTTCGTGTCTGCAAACGACCATCGCAACAAAGGTTTCACAATCAAAGTGTTGAAATCCATTGCTAACAAAAACTTCAAACGCAACGACTTCGATCCAATGAAATACGTTCGTTAATAGTGGTTTTTCAAATAATAGGAATGAGTCTTCGGATTCATTCCTATTATTTTTTTACCCTATACACAGAAAAGTAAATAAAGGAGGATTATATAATGGCAAGAAAACCATATGACCCTTCCCGCTTTAAAGTGGAAGAGGTAATTGATAACATCTCGGAATCCGCCAATAGTAATTGGGGTAAATTCCTTATCAGGGCATCATTCGATGATGGTCCTGCTAATATCAATATCCGTAGCATGAAAATGGATGAAGAACCTGTGATTGGTAAAGGTATCAGTTTGACTGATGAAGAAGTTGATACTATGGTCGATAAACTCGTAGATATCGGTTTCGGTAGTATTGATGTATTACAATCCGCTATCAATAAACGTAAAAGCCAATATGGTGGCTTCAATTTCGGTGATACTGATGAAGATATCTTAACGATTGATGTTGAGGTAGAATAATCATGTTTGAAATCATCGACGGGTATGCTAATTCATTTAAAGTCAAATATGTGTATTTGGATAAGATGTTTAATGGTCACTTAACGGATACCACTAAGAATGGTAAACGTATCGTGAATACTGCTAATATCTATATCAACTTCGAATCGTTATATAACTGCATTCGAAATACACATGTTGAGAAGTACCTTAGAGTAGCGAATAAGAAAGAAGTGAATGAAATCTATCGTAATATGATTTCCAACTTTATCAATATCGTAGCACACTATCGGAATTACTTCTCCAAGAGCAAGATAAAGACAAACATCTTCCTCTACTATAACAATATCCCACAATCACGAGTGGAATATAATAATACAGCGTTAGTTAAGGGATACCGTGAACACTTCTTCAAGTCCCTTACTGACTTAGATAGAATCACTGTCAATACTATCATTCGGGAGTCTATTGACTTCATGAAGATTATTACAGAATATATCGAAAACGTATATATGGTTGGTACGGATTCAGTGGAATCCTCTTTGGTTCCGATGATCATTCATATGGAAAACAAACATCCAGCGAATGTAAATATCATTGTATCCAAAGATGCCTATGACTTACAGTATACCAACTATAACTTCTTGGTGATATCTAAGTTTAAGAATGAACCTGTTCTATTAACGAAGCGTAATGTCATGAAATACATGTGCTTCAAGAACAAGTTCGAACCGAAACGAGATATCAATCCATTACTATTACCATTCATTGTATCCTGTGATGGTGATAGAAAACGTAGTATTAAAGGTGTATCTGGCTATCGCTTCACTAAGATTTATAAATCATTAGAATCCTTATATGAAGCTGGGTATATCTATGATGAAGATGAAGACACATTTAAGATTAGTAATCTTGCCCATGTGATTCATCAATCGAACTTTAACTTCTTGAATAAAGAAGACATCGCTAACCAAGTGGTTAGAAACTATCGAGCAGTTGACTTTGAGTATCAGTATGACGTCACATCAGATGTACAGAAACAAAAGATATTCGACCAACTCTCAGATAAAACTGACCCTGATACATTAATGGATATCAATGATAAATACTTCGCCGATTGTCCGTTGATGTTAATGGAACTCAATCAATATAGTAAACGCAATGAGTTACTAGAGGAGGTTCAACTATAATAAATGGGTATCAAAATTGATACGGGCTCTTTATTGAAAAATATATTTAGCTCCGTAAAACGTCCAAATATTCCTAAACTAAATTTGGATGGCTTACTTGATAAAGCATTTAATATGGGTGGACAATCTGGGACTAGCAATCAATTTCGTACCAACATGCGAAATCATCGGTATCGATATCGAGTGGAAACTTGGCAGGTATTACTTCCTGGTCAAGATCCAATCGATATGATACCGACTGCTATCCAGCATATTTTTCTTACCCAATTATATGACGAAGCCATTCATCCTATACTAGAAATCAAAACTTTATTACCACCTAGATTACACGAAGCCATCGTTAATAACAAGAATGAAGTAAATATTCGCTTTAGAATGGTTGCTGTAGACATCAATGGTGAACAAGGAACACAACCCTATCATGATATCATCAATGATACATTCATTGTATTGATCGATGATGAGGCTCCATTCCAAGAAAGTAAACTATACGACCAAACCAACAAAGCATCTGGTGGTCAACAAACATCTTCAGCTATTAAAGCAGAAGATAAGCATTGGTATAACCCAAGTGATTATACTGAAGCCTATGAACTCTCCTTATGGAGAGAGAAAGACTTAATTGCTATGCGGAAAACAGTCAATGAAATCTATAATGACTGTACGTTATCCTCTGCATTAGGTCATATCTTAAGCAATGCAGGTATCGATAAGATGCTTATCAGTCCATTGAACAATCAGAAACAATATCCTCAGGTTATCGTTCCTCCAATGAACTTGATGAATGTATTCGAATACCTTCAACAAACATACGGTACCTATTATTTCGGCACGATGTCATTCTATGACTTCCGTTGCCTCTATATCTTAAATAAATCAGGGGCTTGTGATTGCTATGAACAAGGTGAATTCAAGAAAACTATTTTAACAGTATTCGACCAAACGAATTCAAATCTGAAAGCAACGGGTACATTCGAATCTCCTGATGAGCAAGAATACGTTATGTATATTGACCCAGAGAATATCTCTGTATCTACACCATCTACGACACAAGACTTGGTCGCTGGTAACAACGTAACGATTGTAGACCCAAGGAATAATGAAACCACTGAAGTATCAGGTGCGGGTCAACAACGGGGTATGGGTAGTTCTTCCATCGTATCTGATAAGTTTGGTAATGAGTTTAATAAGTCGGTTATGTTAAGTGAAATCAATGAACGTAACTTACACCTATCATGCTTATTAGTAGACCAAGATTTATTTGCGATGACTCCTAACAAGGAATTCGTATTCTACTTCACAGATAAAGAAAAGCAGAAGTATAATGGATACTATCGACTCACATCAGCTACTACAGCATTCACTAAAGCTGGCGATATGTTTAACTGTGCTGCTCAATACGACTTTGCTCAAAAGTCAGGATTAAGCTCTGATGAAGTACAATCTATTGATGCTAAGGTGAATCCAAATATCCAATTGAAAGATGCTCCTCCAAGTAAGGGTCCTTCTAATACCCCTTCTCCTAAGGATGTGCAATCTAAATATACAGATGGTTCTCATGATGATTTAAAAGCAGCATCAGATGTTCCCAATCAACATGATAAAGATAGAGTGGGTAATATTCAGGATAATAAGTATCCAAGTACATTCAAAAGTGTTGCATCTGATTCCGAAAATCGGAAAGAATACAACGCTAAAGTACAAGATAAACACACACCATCTAAAGGTCCTAAACCTAGAACCTTAAAATAAGTAATAGCCGTAGGACTTCCCTACGGCTTTATTTAGTCTTTTAGACAAGGTAATAAGTATTTTAGCTAAAATAATTCGTACTTAAGAAAGAGGTGTACACCTTTATGACAGATCAATTAGATATTGTATTCGAAGAATCTCGTTTCAATTTCACGAGTGCTAAAGGAGCCCTTCCTGATCCACTCCAAATGACAGCGGGTTTATATAATTCTATTATTAGTCCTCTTAGTGCAACTTCTAAAAAATTCACATCAAGAGTCAAAAGTGCTATTGATGCTCAATCTTTTAAAGAAGCGATGCATTTAGTTGATGGATACTTAACCGATATCGATAAAGCAGCTCAAAAAGCATGTGACTATGCTATCAAAGAACATCGTCGATATCACAAAGAAATTAGCAAATTCCGTATGAAAACTGCTAATGAAATTCAACTATATCAACGTCGTGTAGAAGACCCTAAAGATAACTTCAGTCTTATGATGTATACAAATATCAATGTAACATCTAGAGTTCCTGAAATTGGTCGCTACCTTCGTTGGTTAGAACAATTTGAAATAGTAGATACTATCGGAACCAAAGCATTCAACCAAGAACGCTTCGACGAATTGGTTGAAGAAGCTAAGGATAAAGCTCCTGGTATCTTACGTACGTCCCTTATCAATGGTCGTAACACTGATATCAAGAGTGTATCCGATGATTCTTTCAATGATACACTATTAGCCTACTTCTTCCCTACTAAAGTTAGAGAAAAAGTACATTGTGGTGTCATATTGATGAATCAATTAGCATTTGATTTCAAATTAATGAATCGTGAATATGACCATTTAGATGTCAATGCATACTATGATATGATTGACACTATCGCTACTACGATTAGTAAAGTCGTTACTAAAATTCGTAAGAAATTAGCAGATGTAATGGGTGAAACGAATGTAGCTATTAAAGTAGGTATGTTATTGAAACTCATCGATGCGGTTCATATTCTTGCCGGATTGGCTATCACATCTATCAATAGCGTAGCTCAATTTGCAGTATATCAAATCTCTGCATTCATGGAATACTACTACACAGTACATTTGATTTTCAATCGAGCTCAAAGTAAGAACAAATCCCTACTTGACCATTTATTAGATTAGGAGGTATCGACGTATGATGAATACTATCGACTACTTAATCGAGTCTCAATTAATGGAAGCTGATATGGTATTTAACCAAGCAACGATGGAAGTCAGCTTGAAAGACCGTATTGGTGAGAAGTTAACTCGTAATAAAATCGTTGATACTATCCGTAGATGGTTAGCTAAAATCCGTAAGTTTATTATGGATTTAATCAATGGGATTATTAAGAAAATCAAATCTATGTACAGTACTCACTCCGAATGGTTTGAAGAACATAAACATGAATTTGATGATATTGCTAAACATAACTACCTAGGTGTATCATTCACAAGTGTTCCATTTTGGAAAGCTCATAAAGAATTGATGTCCAGTGGTTTACCAATTCCACAATTAGCATCCGTATCCAATACACTGAATCATAATGGTAGTCATATCAAAACAGAAGCCGATATCATTGAGAACTTCACTGATTTCGATTCGAAGAATGTGACTACTGCTATTAAGCGATACTATCGTGGTGCTGATTTAGATGAAGTGGAAACGATTGATAAACCGGGTGATGTTAAAAAAATCGTTGATATCATGATCGAATATTGTAACAACTCGGCTCGGTTAATTAAGAACTGTACCGAATCCCAGAAGTATTTAAACGATGCGTTGAAAGTGATTGAATCTCGTTTAGATAAAGCGGATACTCAGGAAGAGTTCAATCAACTACAACGAGAAAAGCTATATATTGAAACCACTCTCCGTATCATAGGGATTAAACTCTCTATGACTGGTCAATGTTTCCATACATATACACGTAATTTAAAACGTGTATTAGCTAAAGCACAAGCTAACAAAACTAAAGAAATTAAAGATGTAACGAAGAATCCTATCAAGGGTAATATCCGTAAAGGATATAAAATCATTCGTTCTCGCGTTTAGGAGGATTGTAAATGACAACCTATGAACAATGTATCGTCGACTGTATTCGGTTACAAACTAAATTCACAATGGCTGATAGAATTTGTACCGAAAACTATAAAGTCGCAACAGAATCTCAAAAAGAGACAATCATTGCTCTATATGAAGCTTCTGTAACAGAATATGTTAAAAAGACTAAAGATAAGTTAATCAAAGCATTTAACGCCATCGTTAAATGGATTACTGACCGTATTAAACTAGTTAAGACTAAATTCATGAAAGCATCTAAGAAATTAGATGAACATGAAGCATACTTTAAACAATTTGCAGACGTTCAAGTTGATTTCTATGAAGAAGATAGAATCAAATTCATTGAACGCGAACTTGGTTTAGTTGAACAACAAGTAATTCGCTATTGGAAATTATTAGAAGAAATCATCAAAGCCAAAGATATAGATGAAGCCAATGAACTCATTGCTGTTAATAACATGACTTTGGAAAATGGTGTTGGTTCTATTAAAGCTATCATGGAAGACTTACGTGAGAAGTCTGATACGACAACGAAAGTTAAATTTAGTGTCGTTATGAAATATAGAGAAGAACACAATCCAGTGCAGTTACAAACCGATTTAATTGAGGAACGTGCTAGAATTGATGCGATTATAGCAACACTTAAGAAATATATGGATAGCGATAGAGATAGAAAGCATCATATGGTGTTACCGTATGTGGTTAACCTATCTAAAGCGTTGATGGAATTTGCTAATGCTCGTCAATATATTCGTTTATCTATGACTGAAAAGTCCTTTAAAGCATTCACAGACGCAACCAAATAGGAAAAGACAAAAGATATCCAGATACCGTATTGGTATCTGGATATATTATTTTTTTTGATTAGAAGCTAGCTAGCATATCATCTAATAAAGAAACGGATTCTTTAGTAGCTTCTTTTTTAACTAAGTTTTTAGGTGCTAAAGCGATTGCTTTTAATGTACCTTTAATAGCATAGGCGATAATACGAGTGTGAAGAGTTAATCGTGATTGGATATAGTGTTGAGTAATTCTGGAGATTTTACTCAACGCTGCTATTTTTTTGGCACCTAATGCACCACTATCCATACTAATTGAATTAATTGCGTTTTCGATAGATGTTAAAAATTGTACCCCATTTTCACAGTCTTTAGAATGTTTCTTAATACCTTCGATAGAGCAATGGTGAGCAAATCGACTCTTAACTTTACCGAATGGTACCTTAATAACTTCTAAGTCTTTATCGGGAGTACCATTCCCCCATTTACGGTTTCTAATATAACCAGTCAGATTTTCACTAATTTCTTTAACTTCCTCGATATCTTTAGATGCACGAATTACATCAACTTCTTTTATAATTTTAATGAATTCATCATCATATACTGCTTTAGTTTCATTAAAATCGATAGTTTCAACTTCAACTTTATCCATAGCACCAATGATATCAGGAGATAATTCTTTCATCTTTTTAGCAATTACTTTAACTTTGTCAGCTAGTTTAGTTGTAATCATTTTAACTTTTTCTTTAAGCCAGTTGATTACTGTTTGTACCGCTTTAACAATAGAATCTTTGGATTTTTTAATGAAATCCGTTACAGTGGCTTCAAAGATAGCTTTAATAGCTTCTTTATCAGATTCTGTAGTGACTTCTAAGTAGTTTTCAGTGCATTTACGATCAGCTTTTACCATAGCAGTTTGCAAGCGAATGGATTCGGACATGTATTGGGAGAATTGTTCTTCCATTTCCGCTTCTGTTACAGGTGTTGGAACCGTTACTAATGTACCTTGCTTATCTTCAAGCACGGTTTGTTCAAATAAAAACATAAGGATAGACCTCCTATTTATTACGTAATAAATGTAATGTATTTATAGATTTGTAGATTAGATACTATACTAAAAGACAAAAGATAATCTGGATACCCGAAGGTATCCAGATTTATAATACTATTAGCAAATAGTAGCTAGCATATCATCTAATAAAGAAACAGATTCTTTAGTAGCTTCTTTCTTTTCAGGTACTAATGCACCAGCTGTAGCTTTAGCCATAGCTGCTGTAGCAACCATAAGTAATTTAAGGTCATAGATTACTGCTTGTAATACAACGCTGCGATATAAAGAGATATATTCACGGCTATATTGTAATGCAAGTTTAGCCCATTCAGGGTTATCGTTTTCTTTAACACCTTTAATTTCATTCATAGTTGCAACGTAGATATCCATAGTTTTCTTCAAGTCTTTAGCAATGTTTTTCACACCTGTGATACCACAAGCAGCTTCTACATTACCGCGAACTTTACCGAATTGAACTTTTTCAGTTGCATTCATTGTTGCAGCAGCTTTCTTCATATCTTCACGAAGACCGGAAATATATTCTGGAGTTACGATATCACCGAATACTTTCTTAGCTTGTTTAACATCCTTTTTACTGGATGCGGACATGAATGCATCATATGCATTACCGAATTGACTTACGCGAGTAGCAATTGCATGCATATCTTTGGAATTATCCTTCGTGAAGAACTGTACTTCTACACGGTCCATTTTTTGTTTTAGTTTAGCGTCAACACCTTTAGCTTTCGCTACAACGGATTCAACGCGTTTACCCAATTTTTCAGTAACCCATTTGATTTTTTCTTTAATCCAGTTGATTACTGTGTTGATAGCTTTCATGATAGCTTCTTTGGATTTCTTAACGAAATCAGTTACTGTATTTTCGAAGATAGCTTTAACAGCTTCTTTATCAGATTCAGTAGTAGCTGCTAAGTAGTTTTCAGTGCATTTACGGTCAGCTTTAACCATAGCAGTTTCTAAACGGATAGATTCACACATATAACCGGAGAATTGTTCTTCTAACTCTTCTTCAGTTTCAGGTGTTTCAACGTTATTAACTTCTTGCTCTTGTTGTTCTTCAAGAAGTGCTTGTTCGAATAAGAACATGTGAGTTACCTCCTAAAATAATACATCTACACCTTGATTTGTTTCGCTTGGTGTAGTATTTGGATTTACGGATATGTCATGTTTAGCATCTTCAATGATAACTTTGTTATCACGACGAGTTTCATCTTGAGCTTTACGACCAGCTTTGATACCATCAACAGCAATCTTATCAGATAATTCCAATAATTTTTCAGCTGCTTTACGTTGACGTTCAGCAATTTGTTGACGTTTCTCAAGAGGAATGTTTTCATTAGCTTCTACTGCATCAGCATTCATTTGAAGATACAATGCTTGTTGAGCTAAGTAGTCTGCTGTATTGGACTTAGATTCATAAATCTTGAAGACAATGAATTTACCAGTCATGAAGAAGCCCATAAGAGCGATGATGACAGCTGGGATAACAGCGAAGACTGCGTTACTTTGTGTTTTATTCTTAACAAAGTAATTCATAACGTCATCACCGATAGCTTCTTGAGCTGTGATCATAGGACCTTTGAATAGTTTTTCAGCTTGACCAGTTTTAATAAGTGCAGCAGATTTAGCAACAGCATCAGCACCAGATTTATAAAGTTCAGTGACTTTATCACTAGCTTCAATACCGATAGCATAGCTACTTGCTTGCACGCATGCTAATACCATAGTAGTATACATCGCTGTACAAGCAGGACATTGTGCTTGGAAGGATTTCATGAAATTAGCACGATGACGTTGTAAGAAGTTACCAATAGTGATAATATCTTCACCGATTTTACGTACTACTTCATGATCAGATTTTGTAAACAAAACAGCGATTTGTGGAGGAATTCCATGCTGTTTGAAGTAAGGATGTTTTAAACAATCCCCTTTAGTAGCAAGAGTGACTCTTGCCATATCGTTTTTCTTGATAGAAATCAAGCAACGATGGAAGCTAAAGAGTACTTTTTCATACAAACGGGTTAAGAAGTTCCCTTTTGTTTCTTCAGACTCTAAAGCCATTGTAAGTGTAGTATATTCTTTAGAAGTAAGGCTTTCAGCAAGCATAACTTCTAATTCACGATTATCAGTCATTGTCATACTCCTATAGTTTATTTACAGCTTTAAGAATATTTTTGAATTGCTTTTCAGCATCGTTATTGTCACGAGCTAAGGCACCAAATGTGTATGTTTGGTAACGAGATTGACCATCAATTAAGAATTGAGCAACGTCATTAGCTTCGTCTACAATAACGAATTGGATAAGACCAAGTTCTTCCATACATTTACGTGCAACCACAGCATCACCTAAATCGATTTTAAGGTTAGCTTTCATTGCATCCACTTCAGCTTGCGTGATAACGATAGTTGCATTTGGAAGTAATGGTTTGGAACGAGTCCATTTACGGAAACGACTTACAGAATTACGGTTCTTAAGAAGGTTCCACCATGGAGAAGTTCGTTTATCACGTTCATCAGATAAATCACGTTTTACTTCATCGATGCTGAACACTAGGTCTTTCAAGAAAGAAATTTCACCAGTAGTCCAACGAAGGAAGTTGAATAATTTACCTTGTTTGTTTTTAGTAACCGCTTTAGCTAAGTTATTAATCATTTCAGCAGAAGTTACTGGATGAAGTACTGCTTTAATACCGATTAAGAAGTTTAAGTCGATATTGCCACCTTCACCACGTTGTGTTAATTTAACTTGCATTAAAGAAGGCACTAATTCATTAGCTTTCTTAATATCAGTATCTTTAAGAGTAGGTACGTTATCTTTATCGGAACCTACACGGTTAGGTACTGCTTGTAGTTTTTTGAGATTGGAGATGGTGTCATTGATAAGTTGACCTTTATCAGACCTCTTATCTTTCATGAAGTCATCCATATCTTCATCTCTTACATACGCAGAGCCAGTGATTTCTTCTTTTACCAATGTTTTTACGTCAACTGGACGGAATCTATTATTGATAGAGTTCATTTCAAATTGACTTTCGAAATCCATATTAGATTCTACGAGCATTTCATGGATTTCTTTACGTGTTTTAGCATCTAATGATTCTAATACTTTAGGTGCAAGTGTTTGTACAGCACCAGCTGTTGTTCCAGTCGTTCCATCATTATCGATATTTGTATGGAAACGGGAAATATATTGTGTTGCTGTTGTACCGGAATCGATAACACTATTCAACCCAACGACAACTTGCATGAAAGATGTGAAGTTACGTTCACATGCTTTTGTCACCATGATCGCTGTATCATATGTCATAGCATTAGAGCTAATTACAGGGAATTGACAAATCGCTTTGTCGGATTGGCGTGCAATAGATTTGTAATTTTCATCTGGATTAGCCGCTAATGTTTTTGCTGTTTTATTCACAGCATCAAGGCCATCCATGCCGATTACAGATACTATTGTACGAATTACGGAGTTGATCATTGCGCAAATAATCTCCTTTCTTATTATTGAAATAGATTATATATTTGTTAAATACATAGAACATTGTACAGTGTGGTATAGTACTATAGATTTAACATTCAAATAAGGTTACAGTCCTTAAATTGAGGTGATAACTACTATGTATTTAGAAGCTAGAGTAAAGAGCTCTACCCCTATTATGTCAAAGCCTAATAGTTTAGGTAAAGCTCAAGGTAAAATGAAACCCAATACCAAAGTGGTACTTGTATCACTACATAAAGATGGTATGGAGTCGTATTACAAAACATCGACTGGTGGTTATTTAAACGCTGCCGATGTCATCATCGACCGAGATGTCGAATTCTCTTCTGAACGCGTAGCTAATTCTGCAAACCAAGACCCTAAGAACCCATTCCGTCGTTCATTCGGTGGAGTTATGGGTTCTATGCAACGGTTCTTAACACATAGTGCACCATCCCCAATGTCTAGTAATAACAACTATACATTTAGACCAGCGGGGACTTCATCGCTTAAGAATAGTGTCAACTATTCTACGATATCTGACCAAAGTGTCATGACAGGAGGAAAAGGTGTTTCCTTAAAGAACACCTCCTTTGCTGACATCAATGGTTCCTCTAATAAAGGTCCTAGTCGAAGTGACCGTATCAATGCGATGAGTATTGATAAGGTTCTTCGTGTTAAAAATAAAACCGTAAGCTCTCTATTAAAAGGTGCAACCATCGGGAATATACGCGATGGTTCATTCTTTAGTGATATTCTTAAAAGTAATTTCCGTGGTTTGTTGGGTGGATTATTATCCTCCCGTTTAAGTTACGTCATCGGGTTTGACTTTGGTTCAAACTTAGAGAATATATTCAATATTTTCGGTGAAACATTCCCTAACCTAAATGGTAAAGTGAATTCTATTCTAGGTGGGAATAGTAATGGTAGTTTATTTAGTGGTGACTCAAGAGACTGGCCAGGAACACGACCATCATTTGATAATGGTGGGAGTTTATTCGATGGTCAATATGAGCATCGCCAATTAATCTACGCCGAAATCGACCAAGCTGCTATCGAGTATTTCCGATACAAAGGTTGCGATGGTCAAAAGATTATTAAACGTTTTGGTGGTATCTATGAATGGGAACAGGATGCATCCTATGCAACCGTTCTTGTTACTGACCCACCGAACATCCCTGAAGAGGATGTGCAAATCTTCAAAGATATGAATGATGACTTATATGATGAATATACAGATGGTATGGAAGCTATCTACAATGAATTCAATATTCATACAGATAGAGCTACCATCTTTAATAAGTTCAATCGATATCGTCTACCAACACCTAATAATGAACTTATTGGTTCTAAAGGTCATATCTTCTTTACTCGCCCTGATATGAACTTATCGTTCGCTAATGATAAGGGTGAAAGTGTATTAAATTTAGACGTGGGTGTATCACATGCCCATGCGACTGCTCTTATGTATAGCATGCTTAAATCACATCCGGTATTATCTAGCTACCTTATGGGTGCTTCTGCTGGTGCAGGTCATTCCTTTATTCCTATTCTAACCGATAGATGCACTGGTTTAGATGTACAAGACGAAGTTCTTGAAACAACTGAACATGGTGAAACATTAACAGGTTGGAAGAATACCTATGGTCAAAGTACCATTAAGACCAAAACCGCAGGTACGGTAAACGTAAACTTCCGTGATGATGATATGCTATCAGTATATAAGATTATGAAAATTTGGATTGAATATATCAATGCTGTATATCGTGGCGAAGCTATGCCAAATCCAGCACATGCCAATCGCCGTGAATTAGACTATGCGATTTCAATCTATTACTTCTTAACGAAGACTACAGGTGAGGATATTCTCTACTGGTGTAAATACACTGGGTGTTTCCCAACGAATATTCCTTCCTCTAACTTTGCCGATTCTGTAAATGAAACGATTAAACAGCCTACTTATACAATATCATTCAACTACAGTAAGAAAGACGATTACAATCCTCTTCATGTAGCTGAATTTAACTACCTATCTCAACAACAAGCATTCCATTATATCCCAGTATATAATCAGGAAACACATCACTCCACGAAAACATTCGTTGGTTGTCCGTTTGTTGATACAGGTAATGGTGGGGAACTATATAAACTTAGATACCGACCAGAATAGTGGAGGACATCTATGAGTACAATGATTAAAAAATGGAACGATGATTTACATAGATGGTACCCTGTGGGTTCCATTGCGGTGCTACCATCTGATATTATCTGTTTCGCAGATATGGATATGAATACCATTAAGATGAAACATGACTTCGATACTGTATTTACAGTAGTTGGAGTAGACCTTCATCCAACTTGCATTCATATCTACCCAGTCAGTCAAGCATTGATCATTCTAAAAACCTTAATGCAACATGAATACCCAATCAGCTTATCCACTCTATTTGAGAAAGGGATTATTGGCGAATCCCGATTGGATAATCCGATGGATGTATTACAACAAGCAAAAGAATTATGTGTGTCTACTGATAGAGAAACGAAGCGTGTTGAGCGTTGGCTTAACCGCTTCTATTCCAACTATCAGAATTTTTATAAATAGGATGTGATATTGTGGGTACTATTAAAAACGGTACGAGTATTTATGATATCAAGGATTACCTAACCAAAGATATTGCCCCTACCTACTTCAGTCAGATTGCTGACATGAATGAAATGAATGTGGGTCTATTTGGGTATATCACTGAAATCCTTGCCAATACAATCAATGATGGATACTTTACAATCACATCATTGTTTAAAGAGATCTTCCCGATTCAGGCAGAACTTCCTGAATCTATCTATAACCATGCTACCATCTTCCAAATTGACAATCTGATGGCTAACTCTGCTAGTGTACCTTTTACACTGACAATGGCTGAAGATGCGTTATTAAAGAATGGTATCAATGGTGATGGGAACATCGTATATTTCGATATCGATTCTGATATGATATTCAATATTGAAGATATCCCATTCATGCTAGACTATGATATTCGTGTAACGTCTAAACGAACTCTTGAAGGTATTACACATAGTGCATACTATATCATGGACCATGTGAATGGTATCAGTCCATTGAAGAATCCATATATTCGAACCAGTACATTTGTCAACGATAATGGTAAACGATACGTTGTATTGAACGTGGAATTACACCAAGTACAAAAGAAAACAATCACTGATACCATTATCACTAACGATAAGATTAACCTAGTATCTATGGAATACAAATTCGAAGGTCAATTAGCAAACTTTGAAGTATTCTATAAAGCTCCAGGTGACTTATCCTATACACAGCTGACTAAAAAACTAGTCAATACAGAAAAGCTCGATAAACCTTTCTGCTTCTATAAAATCAATGATGAACATCGATTACAAATCGAGTTCTCTAATGATGATCGATACTTCACACCGAAGTACAATTCTGAAATCTATATTCAACTCTATACTACTAAAGGTAAAGATGGAAACTTCAATACCTATGATGGTACGAATATAGAAATCATCGGTAAGTCTGATAAGTATCCGAATAACCGTGGTATGATATTCATGGGTACGGTTACAGGTGCTGCTACTGGTGGTTACAACCGTAAAGAGATTGAAGAGTTACGTAACGAAGTTGTTAAAGCGTACTCTACTATCAAATCATTTACTACTACCAATGACTTACAAATCTATTTCAATAATATCCGTCATCGTGAACAAAATGAAATTCTGTTCATGAAGAAACGTGATGATGCCTTTGAACGACTATACTCTACGTTCATTCTATTCCGTGACAGAGATGAAAACGTTATCCCAACGAATACATTGGATATCAAATTTGAATCCTCTGACGTTGACGTATATATGGAACAATCTAAACGGAATATCATCAAAGCAGGTAAGTTGTTCAAATATAAAGGTAAAGATAAATCCGTTGCTGTCGTTGATAAGTCATTATCATTACGAACCAACTTAGATGGCTATGAAGATAGTGAATTCATTTACATCAATCCGTTCTTAACGGTAGTATGTACGAATCCATTATCAGTAGCATTCTATCTTAACTCTGTAAATGATAATATCACTACGTTATATCAACCAGTTGACACTAACTCATTCAACCAATTCATCGTAAATAATATCAATATTAAACGTGATGCGTTAAATGGTGAAGATGGGTATACAATTACCACTAAGATTGCTCCTTCGGCTATGTTACCTAAGGAAGCATTTAAATTAGTAGAAGATGATACATTGGTATTACCAACTGATAGAACATTCGTTAACCCAACTGATGGGTATACCTACATCGATAATAAGAACCTCAAAGTCGTATTGACCTTCCATGGTGAAGAGCATCGTGTAAAACGACTTGTTGATATGGACTTATACGGGTTCGATGAAGATTACTACTTCTTCAAGAAGTTCATCAAAACGAATGACTATGTATCATTGAAAAATCAAATTCAGTTAACGGAAGGTATGATTGACCCTGATACTGGGGAAGAAAGTACTGATCCATATTTAGCAGCTGGTACAGATTGTAAGATTGAGTTATTGACGTTCTATAAGTATCCTGATACGCATACAACACAATTACATAAATTCAACAACTTACCATTCTTGCAACAATTTACGTTAACTAATCGATATATCATGAGTAAAGATACTAAAGCTCGCTTTATTATCCCAGTACCTGAAGTACGCTCCTATGTGCAATATGCGAATCGAGGAGCGAATGGTAAATTCGGTTTCAGACTTGAAATGATTCCATTGATTAAAGCCAACTACTTCAAGTTACCGAATGCTCGTGAAAACTTTATGGATTCTTTCCGTAATATCTATGACTATATCCGCAAGTCTCTTGACTTACTAACGAATAACTTCCATATTGATATGAAGTTCTTCAATACCTATGGATATTCTAAGTTCTACTTTAAACATGAAGACTTAGAGGAAGCAACGAATCCATTAGATAAAATCAATATCTCTATTTCCTTCGATGTGAAATATACATTCACTACCGATGCGGAAGATATGACGAAACGACTTAAAGAATATATTAAGAAATATATTGAGAGTCGGGAAATTTCGTTGGTATCTAGCCCATCGTTATATGTATCTAACCTCATTGCAGGGATTAAGGATAACTTCCCATCCATTAAATTTATCAAGTTTAATGGTATCAATAAATATGGTCCTGGTATGCAAACCCTTGAATCACTCGTTAATGAAACGAATGTTATCCAAGGCGTCATTGAAACATCCAAGGTTATTCCTGAATATCTAAACGTGGATTACATCATCCGTAACGGTAAACGTACACCACAAATATTCATCAATATTCTTGACTAGTATAGGACATAGTTATAACATTATAGATTCTATATGTAAAGGAGTACATTGCAATGGCATATAATCGTACAGTCGTACGCCAACAAGGTCTAGGCTTTACTAAACTAGACTTTAAACAGCTACGCCAACAAGAGATCTCTAAAGCACAAGCATTAGCTGAAGCAGCTAAACTTGAAAATGAGCGTCTTGTCGAAGAACGTGCAGCATATGAACTCGATAGTGCGTTAAAAGTAAACCATAATGCTTTAATGCGTAACCATCGTGCCAGTGCTATCAATAAACTTTCCGAGATGATTCCTCAAGCTGTATTAACAGAATGCTTCAATGCTGTATTCATGAAAGCGTTACCTCATGATAAAACATTCGTTGAAGAAAACGCAAAACAATTCCGTACTATGGGTGGTCGTTACATCCGTAAAATCGGTGGAGTTAAAACATTAGCAGAATCTGCTAGACGTACAAACTCTCCGTTCTTAAAAGCATTACTTGAGTTCTGTAACCAGTTCTCCCAAGCAATCGTATTAGAACGTGTTAAAAAAATTAACGAAGCTTCTACGGAAGAAGAAATCAAAGAAATGATTGCTCCTCAACTCGATGATGAAGAACGTAATACTATCTTAGTTAAAATGGATAAATTAGGTTCTGATGAATTAGCTGAGATGATTAGCAACAAAGTCATTGATGTTGTTCGTGATGAACAACAACGTGAAAAAGACCAAGCGGAATTACAAAACGCTATGGTAAAAGACTTCGAAGGTGAAACCGACGAAGCTGGAGCGGGAGCAAACGAAGAAGAAACGCCAGAAGTAGATGACCGTGCAGACACAACAGCTGATGATGTTGCATCTGAAGCTGCTATGATTGCTGAATCTTACGACCCAGTTTCTCGCACATTCACTTATAATAAAGAAGATATCAATAAATCCTTCTTCTTCTCTTTGATGCAAGGTATTGCAACTCGTGTCATTCGCGAGTCTGCTGCTACTGAAGGTACTAAACCTGAAATCCCTCAACCATCTAAAGTTCTTTTGGAAAACCCATTGAACTTGAATGTGTTCGATATTTACATCCAAGATAAGAATGAAGACTTAGACGACCTTCGTCGTATGGACATGACTGACCAAGACGAAATCGCTCGTACTTCTTCTTTAGATAAAGACTTCATCTTATCTGAAGCTCTTACTCAATACACATTGTTTGAAACTGCTCATACTATGAAATTGGTTAACATCACACTTGACCATATTCGTCAACAAGCAGACTTCTTACGTAAATAAACAAAATAAGTATCCTAGATACCTTCATGGTATCTAGGATATTTTATTCACCTATACACAATTATATAGATGATGTAAAAAAAAAAAATAGTTGTTTTCATTATGATAGCATTGCTCATAATAGAAATATGCGTCTTAATCTTTTCTTCGCATATCAGGACTATTCTCTTATACCGCCTCCTTGGGTATAATAATCTTTATCTATCTTTACACAACATCATCTGTTAGAGAGAATACCTTACAACCGGGTATTCTCTCTTTCTACTGTCTAAATGACGTTAATAAGAGAAATACACCTTAACAGTGTATTTCTCTTTTGAAGCGAATGAATAAACATTCACTATGGTAGTTCATCTTACAAATCTTGTGGGCTTTGGTAGTATCAAAAGTTTGACAGATGATATTTTTGATGTCGTCCGTGATGGATTCAAGCACAGCCTCCGTACCTCTAATGACCATAGTTGTGTTAGCGGATTTACACATAACGTCTTTATCGGAAACGAAAGTTGCGATAGATTCTAACGAATCATGAACACGGTTTTCAAATCGAGCCATAAAATATCACCTCTATTCTTTCGTCTTAAATGCTTTTGAATTTTCAATTACACGTTTGTTATATAAACAATCATAATTTAATAAATATGTAATCGTAATTTCAACTCTAGGTTTAAGTGAATATCGTTTCTTAACCGAACCATCGGTGATGAGACTATCATTCAGTAACAGATACTTTTGAACCATATCCGAATAGGTCTTACCAAAGTTATCCCAGTCAGGTGTTGTGACTGGTTTAATCAACCCTAATTCCGCTAATACCGTATCTAAGGTATTCATTGTATTTGGTATGGGTTGATATGTGGCTAAATGGAACTCGCATGGTGTTGTAATTAGATGAAGTAACTCTTCTTCATTCTTCATCACATACTTAGCAAACGTATTATTAGCACCTGCGTTTTTAACATAAAAATGTCCTCCACGTATAGATAATCTAGGTCTAGGAGTAGGTTCTGGAATAATATAGAAAACTACTTTAATGGTCTGTGTATCTATACGGAGTATCTCTTTTACTCTGTTATATAAGTTCTTTTGGAACTTACTATTTATTTTTTTAGTAGCTAGATAGTCTTGGATACGTTGCCATTGATTAATAGCAATAGTATCAAATTTCTCTTTATATAATAGAAGGTTTTTCTTTAACATAAGAACCTCCAAAAAAACACTAATAAGATAATGGAATGCATATGCATTCCATTATCATGTTTTTATGAGTATTAGGTTCTACCAGCAGCAATACGAATCGATTGAGCCAAACGTTCTTTCGCTTTTTCGAGAGGGTAGTTCCAGATAGCACTAACGGCAGTATTACCAAGTGCTTTAGCAACTTCAATCTTCTTAGCGAATTCAGAGAGTTTCATATCCAATCCAGATTGAACGGATACATAGTCAATCAATGCATTGTTCCAAAGCATGTCATAGGCAGACTTCAAGTCAGAAATCATTGACATAGCGAATGTATTATATAAGTCTTTTAAACTGATAGAGAGTTTAATTTCAAGTGGATAACCATCAACAGACCAAGCAGAACCGTCCCCACCTTTAGTGATAGTCAAGTTTTCAACGATTGACATCTCGGAAGAGAACATACCTGGGATATAGGCACGTACAATGAATGGTGCTGTATAAGAGTTGATAGTGGATTGACGTGGAGCCACCAATGCAATCCAGTGCCACATAGGTACGAATAAATCTAAGAAGATATTCTTCTTATTCCCATATGGCGTCTTCAAGTCAATCTCTACGTTATAGGAACGAGAGAAGTCAGAAGCTGCCCATAATTCAGGGAAGAAGATATTCGAACCAGATAAAATAGCAGATGCTGAGCCAGTGATACGTTTAATAAGACCGGAGTTACTTCCAAGTAACTTACTAGCAGAGTCACCCATTTCAGCAGACGCTTTAGAAATAGTATTTAACATATTACCATCTTGGGTTACGGCTCCAGCACCCATTAGGAATTGTAATTCCTTAGCCATATCACCCATACCAGATACCATGGAGGATACCATAGATTCTTTAGTTTGGTTACTGAATGATTCGGAGTAACCAATGGATGGATTAATATAGAAGTCAACGTAGTATTCTGTTAGATTCAGGGAGCTAATAGCAGCCATACCTTTATCTATGATACCTTCTTTTTGTGCCATTGCATTAGCAACGTAGTCACTAAATGTTTCTAATTTCTGAATAGGTCCAGATTCATTACCTTGCAATAGAGCACTCGTTGAACGACCAGCCATATAGTTAGATAATCTAAACCCAGACCAGTCATAGTATTTAAATTTATATTGCTCTCCTTGACCTTCATGTCCAGGTACATATTCATCACCTAGACCCATCATGATAGCATTCATTTGACATAATGTATTTACGTAACGAATGTATGTGGTATGGTCAGATTGGAATTCAAAGTACCGCATATCGGCGTTCTTAGAATCCAACATATCTTGAGCGTTCTGTGTGAATCGATTATTCATTTCTTTCAATGTTTCATTCATCGATTCTACAAATTCTTTCTTTTGGTCATCCGTCAAATCAGGTAAGAAGTTAGCTTTACCTGGAATGATAGATAGGATAGGTGCTTCAGCCATCATTTCCATGAAGGTGGCACCTAATTCACCGTCACCGATATTCCCACCTTGTGCGGCAGGTCTATAATCGGTAGTATCCATAAATTGATAGGGTGTACCAAAGATACGTTTACTTAAAATGGAATCGGAGTTCATATCTGTTGATTTAGCCCCATATCCACCACCAATTGCTGCGGATAATAAACCACCATTTGGATTTTGTATAGAACCAGATACCTGCCCCTGAGCAATCGAACTAACGACTTTATCTCTGGCAGGAGATTCTGATTTAGGGATTGTATTTGATGTAGGAGTAGCACCTGGGTCACCTGGTGCGAATTGTTGAAGTTTAAAGTCGGATCGTTCACCATTCACGGTATCTACTTCATGTACATTGACAGCGTAGTTACCAGATAACCAACCTTCTTTGACTTTATACCATACATTACCACCACCGTCTTTTTGCATATCTTTAGCAGTTAATATATGACCTGATGGGAAAGCACCCACTGTTTCAAAACCCATTCCTGGGCCAGAACGAATATTAACCGCAGAATTTGTCTTGATATGTAATAACAATGTGAGTTCACCTCATTTCATATTTCTTCGGTTATGGATTTGTTAAAATAGATTAAATAAAGAGATATAGGAGAAATCCTATATCTCTTTATCTTTAAGTATTAGCTTCGTCTAAACTCTCCACCTTTAGCAATATCTAAATTGGTTTGGTGTGTTTGTTTATACGTCTTTCTATCTGGATTGTTTCGATTCTGTTGAGTTACTTGAGCAGGAATAGTTGCTGCTTTAGAACCAGCTATAGAAGGGTCTGTAGCTGCTGCTTGCTTAGCTTGCTCTGCATTCGTTGCCACAGTATCTGCGGTTTTAGCAGTATATTGTGCAGTTTCAACAGACTTACCAGCAATCACTTCTAAGTATTTAACCATAGCTCTAGCTTCAGCTGTAATATCAATAGAACGAATCGCGCTCACAATGGAGCTTGTGTCGCTGCTTGTAGCACTAATCGCTTTATCAACCGCAGAGGCAGAAGAACCTTTCAATTCATTTTGGATTTTAGCCGCAGCACTTTCGTATTGAGACTTGATTTGTTCAATCACATTACCAGTTTGAGTTGAACTAGATTCTTTAGCTTTATCGGAAGATGTAGTCGCTGATGTAGTACCAGATGCTTGTGCATCTTTCACAGCTTTGTTTGCTTTCTTGATTGCTTCTTTTTCTTCTTTAGTTTTACTATTCCACCAGTTTAACTGCCATTCATGTTTACCTTGGATAACATTGACGCTATCGTTGGCTGTAACAAGATTATTTTCAGGCATACCAGATGCAATAATATTACCAAATGCATCGTAATCAGGAGCAATTTCATTATCAGCAAATTTAGTAGAAGGAATATAGTTGTATTTCTTCTTAGTGTTTAAGTCGAGATGTTTGAGAATAGTAGTATCACCACCACCAAACATGCTCATGTTAGGAAGAGTGCGCATTACAGAAGTGGAAGGGGATTTAGCAATAGGACCAGAACCAGTTTTATTACCACCGAAGTAACCGGAGTTAATTTTTTGGTAGAAGTCATCCGCATAATCATATTCGTTGTCAGATGGTTCGCCACCCTCATATATGTTAGTCCAACGTGCCGCTGCACTATGAGGATCTAGGCTATTCATTGCCGATGGTTTAACGCCGTGATATTGCTCTTCGATTTCTTTTAACATGAATCGAGTTTGTAGTTCAGCAGATGTAACAGGAACACCGTTAGCCGCAGCAAACTCTTTGAGTCGTTCACGACGGTCACCGTTCCATTGAACCATACCAGCACCACCGAGTGTCGTACCACCGCTGTCATACTCTTCACCATAATCAGTTTTAAAGTTATTCTCTTGACGTAGACGACCCATGATACCTGCAATAGCAGATGCAGAGTAACCTGCGTCTTTAAGAACTTTGTAAACGTGTTTAGCATTTGTTTCAGAGTCACCACTCATTGGGTCGATTGGACCACCAACTCTCATGCTACCACCAGATGAACCAGCAGTATCCCATGGAGTACCCGTGTAAGCTTGACCTGTAATCATAGCAGTCATAGCATTTCGACCAATTTCTTGGAATCGACTCATAAATGCTTCTAATGGGTTCCGTGGTTTAGAAGGAGCGGAATTACCGTTCACTTTACCACCTACGCCACCAGCACCGTCAACACTGATACCACCAGGACCAATACCTACACCACCTTGAACACCAAAGAGTTTTTCAATGGAGCCCACTAAGTAATAGGTTTTGTCTTCGAAGTATCCGTCTAAGGTTTGGAAGCAAACACCTTTAGAGGAACCACAATGCAACATTGTGTTTTGGCCTGCAAAGATACCAACGTGTGTAATATCTTTATAGGCATCATCACACGCGTACGTATTTAAGAAGAATACTAAGTCGCCAGGTTTTGCATCCTTAAGAGGAACCGTAGCATTAGCACTCTCGAATTGTTTAAATTGATCATCTGCACAACGAGATGTCAATTGTAAACCACAATCAGCAAATGTCTTTTGTGTGAATAGACCACAGTCAAGACCATCACCATCACCAGAAGCACCTAAGTTATATTGGATACCCATATATGCTTTACCAGCTTCTAGGATAGTATCACCTGTAATACCTGCACCAGGACCTTTACCTCTAAATACACTAGCACGTTGATATTGTATAACCATACTAGGGTCAATGAATTTAGCTCCTTGTACAAAGTTTCTAGGGTCGACACCTTGTCTAGTAATCAATGATGCGAAACCAGGGTTTCCTTTATCTTGGAGACCTCTCATAATTTCATTTACAGCGTAGCCTTTTGTTTTCTTGCCTAATGGGTCAAATACATTCACATACGCTTTACCGTTTTGAACATATCCACCTTTAGCCATAACATAGTGACCACCCTTAGTAAATGGAGTAGAGGAACTACCATTAGCAGTACCACCAAGGATAACTGTACCACCTTGGCTAATAGCATCCATCATAGACATAGGGTCTTTTGTATCTAGGTTGTATACAGAACCACCTAATCGATTTGCCGCTTTAGCAAAGAATGATGGACTAATACCTTTACTATTACCACCACCTGCATCACTAGATTGAACTAAGGATGCTGTCAGTTTAGGGTCAATATTAGTATTACCAGTTACATTCGCCATAGCAGAAGCGAGTACAGTAGGACCACAACCGTAATCAGAGATGGAACCGTAACCAGGAGAACCAGGAAGGACTTCTGTGTTACCCCATCTAGAATCAGTTTGTTTATAATTGATTAAACCTTGACCGTCTGGTGTAGAACTATCAGTTTTTCTAGCTACTTCGTTGATTCGATTAGCAGATACATTGTTTGCATTTGCTAACTTATCGCCACCTTCACCAGAACCAAAGAATTTACCACTAGTGAATGAATTGTATACGCCTTTTAAGCCAACTTTATCAGCAGCCCAGGCAATTTCATTACCAACACGGTCGCCGAATGTAGCTCCATTAGAACCAGAAGAGTTACCAAATAAGATATCAGCAATCTTATCACCAGCACCCATAGGTAATGGTTTTAAGATACCTTTAATAATCGCTTTGGCTGCTCCAGATGGTGTAATAGAGTTCCAGAATTTCTTAACATCATCAAACCAGTTAGCTACACCTGTAAAGAAATCAGATGCTGCGGTTTGTACCGCTTTACCGGCCGCTGCAACAGGATCAAAGTCCATGTTCCATCCAGCTAAGCCAAATATCATTTTCTTGATTACGTTAAATAACGCAGGTCCAGCACCTTTAGTTTGGATATCATTTGCGGTTTCAGCAGCGAAGTTTTTAACATTCCCTGTTAAATTATCCCAAGATTCTTTCAAGTTTTTAGATAACTCGCTAAATGGATTGATGATATAGGTTTCCATAACAGAGGAACCTTCATCAGCACCAGTCCATTGGAAATCTAGTTTAGCAGGATATCTACCTTGATCACCAGGGCTAAATATTCTGAAACCAAGTAATTTACTAGTAATGGTATTAATACCTTTATGGAGCAATGGCATTTGCATTTGACCTTCGTCATTCATGCCACCAAATGCCCATACAAGAGTATTTCTAGCAGAGGATACTGCACTATCGGCTATTTCAGGTAAGGTTCTTCTAGCTTTACTAATAGCGGATTCTTGGATGACATTACCATCATCGTCAACTTCACCAAATAACCATTTAAGGTTATTTTTGATTCCGTTTCCGATTCTAACTGGTAAGCTATCCTTTTCAACCCCTTTAGAGGTTGTACCACCTACAAAGCTAACCATTACATCATGAGCTGCATCACCGACAGCAGACCATAACCGACTAAAGATAGATTCTTTACCTTTATAGTCACCAGTATCAGCTTCACCGAAAATGGTTGCCATTACGGAATTTCCTGCACGTTGCATATTGGAAAATAAACCGCCTTGGTATTCACCATTTTCATCATTAGCACCGAACAAGAATCGACCAACTGCGGTACCTCTAGCTTTTGCTATAATACCGTTTTCACTGTCATCTTGTTCATCTTTAATCTTACGCCATTCATCTTTAGTCAACTCTTTACCAGTTTTTTGTTCATAGGCTTTCTTCTCAGCTTCATCACCAGAACGAGCTAATGCGACTGCGTTAGCATCTTCTTCGGATACACCAGGAAGATTCTTATAAATCATCATAGCCAAGTAGGACTTAATATCCATTGCGTCGTTTGTAAACATCGCGATACATTCCAATGCCAAATCAACGAAGATAAGACCTGGAAGACCTAAGATTACATTCAGAATGGAAGCTGCTACTCGCATACCAGCAGTGACTTTAGATTCAGGTACGTTAAAGATGTAAGATGCATCTTTAGAACCTGTCACAGCGTCATATAAACTAAACCCGATTTGAATTAAACCACCAGTACCTACAGTAGCAGCAGTCTTAGCTACGACTTTAGCAAACTTACCAGCGATTCTACCAAACATAGAACCCGTGATTCGTTTACCAAGTCCTTTAACAGCTTCTACTAATTTACCAGCGTTTGGACCGAGTTTATCTTTAACAATCGTGAGCGAACCGATTTTATCAGCCGCTTCAGACAAGCATTTCTTAAATGATGCCAATGCACCTTCAGTTTCATTAGCACCCATCTTAGCGATATCAGCAGCATTCTTACCACTCATTACTCTAGCTTCCGCTTCAGCAATATGTGATAATTTGCTTGTGACTGGACCACGTTCTGCAACGTAATCAGCTACCGCTTTAGATTCATACATATGAGTTCCAATACCAAACTTGGAATTCATATAGTTATTAATTCCAACTCTAGCATTCCGAGCCATGTTACCAAATTTCTCTGGTAATGTTTTAGCTCCACGAATAGCCTTTTGTCCTATATCTCTAGCACCACGTCCAATGGCTTCAATCGTTTCACCATTACGTAATGCCCATCTTGCACCTTTCTGTGCATAGTCACGAGCGATGCGGTCCGTATGCTTAGAAGTTCCTTTACCTTGAATCATATCGGATATAGATTTAACTACACCCAAGATACCAGCAAGACCTAAGAACTTATTAGCCATTTCCATACCTTTGAAGATTTTATCAAGTAGACCTTCTGCTTTATTTTTCAATTTCTCTTTCGCATTCAGTGCGATAGGTTTCAATAATGCTAAGCCTTCTTGACGTTTCTTCTCATCGGCTCGTTCAGCCATAATCGCTTGACCAGTTCTACCACCCACCAATTCAGCTACATTATCATCGGCGTGGCGAGCACCGAAGGCTTTACCTTTAGCACCGAAGTTCTGTAGAGTGAATCCGAATGGAGAAGCAGCGATTGTTTTATCAGCAGCAATCGCTTCGGCTGTTTTACCACCAACCATATTCGCAGGGTCATCATCTTCGTGTTTAGGGCCCGCATCGAGATGCTTACCTTTGATTTTCTTGACACCCATACGGTTCAGTAGTTTATGGAAACCATCTTTGATTTCACTTAAGAAATCTCTAGATTCTTCTTGAACCTCAAGTTCTTTCTGTGTAATCGCAGTGATTTGATCTTTCGCTTTATCTGTGATTAATAAATCACGGTCTCTATTTGCTTCAAGTTCTTGACGTTTAGCTTGGATTTGTTTCTTAGTTAAACCAAATCCATTTGCCAAGATTTCTTGTTCAAATGCATCTTTACTTTGAGCATATTTGTTAAGAACCGCTTCTTTTCTAGTAAAGTATCTATTTTGTTTAGCATCCCGTTCTTGAGCATATTTTCTAGCACGTGCTAAGTCTTTATACTTCTCAGAAGTTAAATCCTTATCGCCCATACCAATCATAGACCCGAACGCTGAACCTGTAGCACTTAATGTACCAAGGAATCCTTTAGCAGAACCGATACCTTTGAATTTATTCCTAACGTTTTCTTTGTATGCTCCCATGCTATAATAGCCAGATGCTAACCCAGCAGCTAAACCAACCAGTTTAACTGGAGATGATAGCATTTGTCCAAGGCCCCACATAGTCGTTTTAAAGATTTTATCCGTAGCAGAACGGAGACCTTTATATACGTTACCTAGGAGTTTGGTAATAGCACTGATAAGAGGTTGGAATGGTTTTGTGACTGCTTTAGCAGTATCCGTGAATAACGTAGTTACTTTATCCTTAATCGTAGTAGCAAGATCTTTAAACATCCATTTCAATGGAGTGAAAGCATCTTGCAATGGATTTACGATGGATTTAGCAAACCATTTTTCAACAGCTAATGCACCTTTAGCGAATCTAACTTTCAATGGGTTTACAACACCTACAGTCAACGCATTTTTGAACTTGTCAACTAGACCAGATTTGTAAGTACCATCTTCATTAAATTTACCGAATAAGGCATCTTTAAATTTCTCAGATGTTAAACCGATACCAAGAGCAGAGCCCATAAGAGCCATGCCCATTGGACCCATGAAAGCAGAACCCATTAAGCCAAAGCTACTACCGAAAGCTCCTAAGCCCCAACCAGATAATGCACCAAATGCGGCACCTGGCATGAGTTTCTTCATAGAGCCTGCGAGTTTACTATTAGCAAGGCCACCTTTCTTAGTTCCATCAGTTTGTTTTTTACCGTAGAGTAATTCTTGGAATCGTTTAGACTTAACCGCTAAACCTGTAGCAGCACCCATTAGCACAGGACCTAATAGACCTGCACCCATAGCAGGAAGCATACCGACAGCACCGATACCTGAACCGACACCACCTAATCCTACCATACCCAGGGAACCACTAATGAGACCAGGGATGGATATACCCAATGCACCTTTAAGAGCACCGAACATACCGCCACCGATTAATGCATTCTTATTCTTTTTCCAGAATTTTTGAATACCTTTACCAATGACACCACCCGTACGATTACCTTTATCATCCGTTTTACCGAATAGCATATTTTTAAATCTATCCGATTGAGATAATAAGCTAATACCTGTACCAGCAATCATAGCACCGATAGGACCACCTGGTAAGAATAAAGAACCTAATATACCTGCACCACCTGTTAAGGATAAGGCACTAAGGCCTGTACCAATCACAGCACCCTTAGCTAATCCAGCAGGAAGTTTCTTCTTCATGAATGTACCAAAGTCTTTAAACGCTTGGCGTTCATTTAATTTAGTACCAAAGAAGTTATTGGAGAATGATTGGTATCCTTTAGAAAGAGTGTGAGTAATATTACTCACGAGAGACATCTTCTTGGCTTTTTCTTGACCTTCTTGGTCGGAGCCACCGAATAAATATGATTTCAAATAGCCGAAAGCACTATCGAAACCTTTCTTCATTTCGGCACCAATACCGATAGTCATACTCTTCACAGTCTTACCAGAAGAATCTGTAAAGTCTTTACCATCGAAGATTTGTTTCATGTAGCGACCCATATCCCCTACTGCGTTAGCAGCAAAGGAGAATGCACCACCTACATATTTTCCACCTTTCTTAGAACCAACCATAAGGTTCTTAGCATAATCTAACATGTTCCCTTGGAACTCGTTAAGTTTAGCTTTTGCTTTATCAGTCATTAAGCTATCTTTAATCGGTTTGAATACATTATCCTTCAAGAACTTTTGAATGCTATTGAAGCTTCGTTTCAATCCACTAAAGATAGAACCCATAATAGAACCATTACCTTCTTCACTATCAAAGATAATATCGTAAAGAGTATTATCAATTTTAGTGATAGTATCAGTTAATGCGTTCATTGGGTTTCTTAGATAATATCCAAGACCTTTGCTCTCACCAGACCCTTCTCGGTCAAGAGATTTGAGACCTTTCTCATCAGATAATGCACCAGCAACGAACTTATCCATATCATCGATATCGTTCGCACTAATAGGTCCTGTTGATTCTTTACCTAAGCCAAGTTTACCATCAATAAACTTATTACCTGTACTCTTAGAGCGTATAGCGTCACCGGTTTTCTTAAGAGTAGCAAGTCTAGCCTTTTCTTCAGCTTCTCGTTTTTCACGTACCGAAGTAAGTCTACCACCAGCACCATCAAAGTTGTCATTAAGGATATAACCAGACATGTCTCCATCAGCTATATTAGCATAATAGTTATTCACATCTTGGTCATACTTATATCCAGCACCCTTCATGGCTAAATGGTCAGCATTACTCATTTGACGCATAACGGCGGCAACGATAGATTTCGCTGATTTATTCTCTATTTCAGCAATCATAGATTCTAACTGTTTAGGGTTGTATTTAATCTTCCCTGTAGCTAAATCTGATGCGAATTTACTAATAGATTTCTCAGTTTTTCTACGTTCCTCGTCTGAACTGAATTCCATTTGGTCTAACACTTTAGTTGTTTTACCAGTTAATGGATCAGTTGCTCGCATAGCAAACCCTTCAAGGTCACGATCGTGGCGAGCTTTCATTTCAGCACGAGTTGTGAACTTACCCATGCTATGGTCAAATAGTTTAGCAGGCTCGTTCTTAATAGCTCCAAGAATTTCACTTAAGTACGTTGGTATAACTTGGTTAATCGTTCTATGTGTCGTACCATCGAAGGCTACTGCACCTTTAGCATATTTAGTCGTATCAAAACGACCACCATTACGCTTAATGCCAAATAATTGACCAAAGAACTGGGACATCATCCCTGCATTAGGGTCGTCTCCACGTTCAGCCAATTTAGCTAACATAGCAGGTACCATATTAGCAACGGATTTATCTAGATTAACCAAAGCGCTATCAAGTACTTTAGGTAGAAGAGCACTCAAACCAGCTTCAAGAGCAGAACCTAACGGGTTACCCTTTTTCTTAGGACCGAAATCTAATCCACCACCAAAGAACATAGAACCCATACTGAGTGCCATGCCAGGTAATGTACCATCAAAGTTCTTCTTAATAACGTCAGCATATGCAGATAAATCAAATCCACCTAAACCAGTAACTTTAGAGAGGTCGGATTCACCAAACGACTGGGATTTAAATGCTGTCCCGTGTCGTTCTTCTTGCATCTCTAACATTCGTTGCCAGATAGTTAAGCTTTCATCATAGTACTTAAGAGAACCTTCAATAAATTTACCCATAACGTCATGGTTGAACGTGTTGAGTAAATTCAGGTTATCTCGAATACCTACGAGTTGTCCAATTTGTTGCTGATGATGCTTCTGTTGAGCCACTATCATATTCATGGATAGTTTAGCAGCAATTTGAACTTGTTTTTCAAACCCTTTGGCTATAATAGCTCCTTGGGTTTTCATAGTTTTATCTAATTTAACAATACTCCCGGCAGTCTTTGCACCGGAATTATATGTGGCTTTTTCGATTCGTCCTAATGAACTAATCTCAGCCGCAGAGGCAGACGTTGAATTACTAGAAGATTTAGTTGATGGTTCTGCACCATCGTCATCTCCGAAACCGAAGTCGTCATCATCCCCGAAGTTAAAATCATCACCAAAATCAAAATCATCATCACTGTCTTTATTAGGGTATAAATCACCAGATTCAAGTGCACGTTTTGCGTCACTATATAACTCTTTAGCTTTACCCTTATATTCATTCAGATATGATTTTGAAGTGGCTTTATTTCTACGCATTTCTGTTATCGTTTCACGTAGATTCTTTGCAGAGTTGTAAATATCTCCGCGGATACCTGAGCTTTCAGAATATCGAGAGTCAAGTGTATTTTTAAGCCCGAAGGCAACTGACTTACCTATATTCTTTAGCCATTTAGTATCTTTACCTTTAGGCATATATCATAAACTCCTTTCTCCATATTTCTCCAGTATGGAAAAACATAGTTATTGGATTTAAAACTATGTCCTAGGGTGGGAGTTTAACACAAAAAAAAAATAAAAAAAGAAGGTACCGAAGTACCTTCTTTATAGATTATAACCAAGGGGATAATACTTGATTTAAATCAACGTATTCCTTTGGTCGCTCTATGTTTTTGTCATATACATAGTCAGGATTTATTTCCATAGCCATAACACTAGACTGTTTGTTTTGATATACATTGATAGCTTTCAACGTATCAGAAATAGCTTTTCTAATAGTATCTATAATAGTATCAACATCTTCACGAGTCGCTTGTAATACGATATGGATTTCATCTGCGACTGGTTGAATGAAATCAACTCTACCAGTCCGTAGAACGGTATTATATCGTATAATAAGGTTATACTGATTATCTTGAAGAGTCTGTAACTCAATACCAACGTCTTTAACGGTTTCACCAGTTTCAAGAGCATCCCCATTTGGGTTCATATAACGTAATCTAATCATAACCATTTCCTCCTATTCAAAAATATTTTTATTGAAATATGCGGACGTGCCATTTTCTCTGGCATCATTGATAATTCCGAGGATAGTGTCAAGAACGTCGATAGCACGGATTTGTTTACTGCTCTCTAAGCTAAGCTCCGCGTTACCGAAGTCCGTTGTATTAAAAACTAGATCAACTCTAGTCCTAACTCCAGTATAAACAACCGTTATATGTGGGTCATTTACACAATTGGGGATATACACTCCTGTATCATCTGTAACTGAATATACGTTGTATGTACATTTGTCAGTCGTATCGATTAGTGGGAACTGTTCGGAGTCATCTAATATATCGATATCCTCATCATCGATGTCATAGTCTCCGTAGTTCTCATATTCATCGGTGTCTTCAGACATGATTCTCTCATAATCTTCAACATCTCGATCATGTACAAACTCGAATGTTTGACATTCCTCGTGTGTTAAATAACCATCTTCAATCATCATATCGAAGAAGTTATCAGTGAGGTAATTTTCATTACAGAAGCAACCCAATGTATTTTGAGTTAATATCTCCATAGCGATATCCTCTAATTGAATCGCTTCGTCTGTGACACTATCTCGCATTACAGTCATGATACGAGTTACCATATAATGAGGTAAAATAACATTCTCTCCAGTATATATCGGGATAGTTACCGTAACTCCATTATCTACCTTAACGTAAAAAGAGATACATTTAGAAGCTTTATTAACCCAAACACTATCCAATGTACCATAAACAGTATGAGGTACTTTATCTTCATAATAATTAATTTTCATCACATTTCTCCTTAAATAAATTTAAATCGACTATAAACGTGCGGTTTTCTACAAATGCAGAATATACCCCCTTGTTAATAGCATCTATGATACCAACAGCATTATACGAAATAGGTAGTAATACATTCACTTCATTAAGACCGAATCGTCTGGTAGCGAACGTAATTTCGATATTCAATTCTTCACCTTTTGGTGTAATACGTGTTTTAGGATACCCAATACACTCAGAGATGAACGTAGTTTCCGTTGTAGATAGTACTACCGTGTCATAATACTCATCTTCATCAGTATATGTGGTTTCTTCTATTTCGCTATCATTAGCGGTATCATTAGCAACATCCACATCATCATCTTCCAATACCACATCTGGAGTATTAAGTGAAATTGATAGATCATCTTTTTGTAAGAATCCACAATCTACCATTAATGTATTAAACTCATCATCCATTTTATTACCCCTAGCGAATAGTGCTATACTATTCACTCGATGAATACTTTCAGCAATAAGATCTAGATTAATATCATGACCTTCTGGAACTTCACTTTCCTTAAGCATAATACCATTTAATACCCTATCTGGGAGTACGATTTCTTCATGTATATCATAGGATACAGGAAGTCTTCGACCACCAATATCTTCAATGACGAAACATAATTGTTTCGTCCCTTCATTGAAACTAACACTTGTAATTTTGCCTGGAACTGCGTCCATACCGTAACGAATGCCCATTATTTTTCCTCCTGTATCAATTCTTCAAGTTCTCTTCGAATCCCACGTAATTTAACATACGCTTTCATAATTTTACCATCTACGAGGTCTCCTCGGGATGGTAATAAGTATGTATCATATGCTTCTTTACTTACTGGATTTAAATCCTGTAAGTTTTGAATTCTTGTTTCGAGACGCTCAATCTCTTCATTAATCGCTTTAAGTTCTTCGTTAAATTCATTCATTGTTTTAAATCTCCTTTTTTTAAAATAAATATAATTCTATCTATAAGTATAATATATACATATAGCTAGTAAAAAATACAATAAATAATGGATACACTCCGAAGAGTGTATCCATTATAGTATAGATTATTTCTTTTTCTTCTTTTTCCAAGATGGAGCAGAAGATTTTTTAATCAACACGCGATGTGGTTGAATCATAGTTACAGTTTCAACACCAGTTTCGCGGTTTTTGAATGTGGAATCATGTGCATCAATATGACGCATTTTGATAGCCGCAACAAAGTCTTCTTTATTTTGGAAGCTGAATGTACGACCAGCACCAATGTATTGATACAATAATTCAGTGATAACTGGATATAAAGCTTCTGCTTGTTTAGGGCTATATTCATATGCACGAGCAGCTGCTTCGGCTTCTTGTTTATCAACACCATGTTTTACCAACACGTCTTTGATGAATGCATTACGGAATGCTGCTACTGGTTGTTCCTCTACTGTCACATATTCACCTTTTACAGTTTTAATGTTTTTAGCAGTGTAACCATCGTCATTCAAGAATGCAGCTGTGAGTTCAGAAAAGTCTTTCTTACTAAATGCCGTAGTACCTTTTTTATCTTTGGTACCTTTCGTTTTGCCTTCTAAGGCTTTCAGTACTTCACTAAATTTTGCCATTTGTGAGTCCTCCTTGAAAAAATGAATTGACCTCCCAGTAAGCTCTGAGAGTCGTTACAGATACGTTCTATATACGATTATTTATTATCAAGAAATTCCACTGTTAGCATATTTTCATATGACCCAGTGTCACTCTTAACATGCACCGTATAGTGAACGTCGTTTACAATACCCTCCGAATTGACATAGTTAACTATCTCTTCATCAGTTGGTACGAAGCAATCCTCAGTTAATTCAGGATTGTCCGTATCTTGGTTACGTTGAAGGTATTTGTGTAATGCAAATGCTACCTGTTTTGCCATACTTACATCTCCTTTATTAACTAAGTACGTAATGATAATATATGTTTATTTAGTATAATGGGATACGATAATACAGTACTCCTCGATAGGAAGTTCATACTTATCACAGTTGAATGTGTCTCGTTCCGTTTCTCGAATATAATCGATAGCTTCACGTATAACATCAACATTGAGTATATCCCAGAATAAGTCAATGTATTCAGCACATACTTCATCTCTACCATACATCTTTGAGGAATACTCTTCAATGATACGATGGAATAGAAGTTCCTGAATTCGATTCACAACCATCTCTAAGAATCGTTTTAATATCGGTCGTTCTGCTATAAACTCAGATACCGATGTACGATTCCGTTTAGTGGATAGAATGTGGAATACTAAACCCATTCGACTTAATTCAGCATGATTCGGCATAGCTCGATATAACGTAGTCCAATGGAAATCTCCGACTACAGAATCAGCCGGGTAGTTTTCTAAATCCGTATGAATATTGACAACTGTATCACCAATACCACAACTGTGTCTAACATCTCTGTTGATAATATCGGCATCGACATCATCACAGATAGTTACAATTAAATTATCCCTCATACGTAGAGCGAGTGAAAACTCGCTCACATATTCTATCTTCGGATACTCTTCTACAGGTCCAAAGCGGATAAGAAGATTATTCTTTCGATTATCAACCTGATAGTCCATATACTTCTCCTTTAATCATCTGAACGAGAACGAGTTCTACCAGGATTATGATTCTCTAAGTACTCTGGAGTGTATTCCCAGGAGTCCATCCATTCACGTTTGCAATGGAAAGAGAACGTCCCTAGTGTTACTCCTGTACTCATATTACCAAGCATAATATTCTCTCTGAATTCAAATGAGAGGTCAGTATCCTCAGCTTTATAATGGTAGATTTTCTCAGCTGTTGTATCATCACGTTTATCTATATGCTGAGAGCATCGAATAAACGCAGTGATATGTGTAATTGGGTCCCCTGTAGAACCTTTGAATGCTGTCACTGATTGACTGAGCATGACTTTATCATCAGGGAATAGTTTATGAGTCGAAGAAATCTTTCTAGCCGTTTCAGCGATGACCTCTCTGGTAGCAGTCTCTAACTCAGGTGTATGAGTTACGATAATGATGTTACCAATATAGGATTGGTCTTCATAAATGATATATTGAAACAGTCGTTTGATACCTTCTTTATATCGGTCTAATCCATCGGCAATATCCATTGGGAATATAGCGATAGCTTCTGCTTTGCTAATCTTCAAGGCGTCAATGAAATCATCACCGATATCAAAAGCGAATAGAGTACCTAATACACAAGCATATTTATCAAGTGTTAAAGGTATCAATCCTTCATTCGTCGTTGTTATCTGTAGCATCAGTTTCCTCCTCTGGTGGATTTGGAATCAATTGGTCATTACGATGAGTATCAATATGATTTAACTTATTCAGTGCTTTTGTACGTTCTTCTTCATCAACATCTTCAAAGCTTGGGTGAGTTGTAATCAATTGAGCAAGAAGTGCTCGGTTTTCTGCGGAACCGTATTCTGCGATAATGTCAATATAGTTATCGATGTTATTAGCAAAATTTTCATTGAATGCTAAGTCACCGAATCTAGCCATAAATACTCCAACATATTCAGTCGGTTTACTACACTTAGTATCATCAGCAAAGATATTATAACCAAGTAATGCGTTGATATAATCAACCACTTGTTTATTTGGTGCTGGGTTATACGCATATAATGGTAGAATCGTTTCTAATGTACCGAGTTCAGTATCTTCACAAATCTCTTTAACATCCAAAGACTCACAGATAGCAGTATTCAAGATTTCAATACTATCTTTATTGAGTCGAATATTATTAATCAATACATCATGAATCACTCGTCTAAGAGCTTCGGCTAGTATTAATACATCAGAATTACTTACAACGGTATCAACCAAAGTTTTCAAGTACTCATTACCAGCGAATGTTTTACACCCTAATGATGTAAATCCATTAATATGATGCATTACCATAATCAGTACTTCATCGGAACAACTGTTAAGATGAGTAGCAATCGGTTTATTTTGATTTCGGTCATTGTCTAGAAGTTCTCTAGCTCCTATCGCGATGACGTCTTCAGTTATTAAAGAAGGATAATCGGTAGCAATATAATCCCAAGGGATATAATCAGCGAATTCAAAGATAAATGGTTTAGACCATCGATTTAAGAAGTCAATATCTTTCCAATATAGTTCTTCTTTATATTTTCGTAAGAATTCAATATCGAAACGAACCGGACTATCATGATAATGATACCAATCAAGATAATCTTTAAGTTTTTCGATTGTATCCAAATTAGCTTGTTGGAATACGATTGTATTCGGTAGCATATAGTCCCAATTGATATAGTCACGGAATATATAATAGTCGGATACATCTAGTGCACAGTTACCACTGATGAAATCCCAATCTAAAAACTCTTTGTATCTATCTGCGATAGCTCTATCAAATGGTTGAGTTTTAAATAACATTCTGAAATTCACAAAGTTTTCTAAATACCCTAATTCAAATAGGGAAAAATGTTGATAGGTAGAAATGAGAGTCCAGTTCCATCTATCTTTAAAACGTAATAAAGATTCTACAGGAATCTTTGCATTAATACGGCTTAGTTCTAAAAAATTAGTATGTTCATCAATACTAATACGAGTACCGTTTGTTTGTTCTGCCATGTTATGTACCTCCTTATTAGGTATTTTTACATATAGTTATCTGTATTTACAACTATTCTATACTACTCATAGTGGCACATATAACTAATCAAAGAAAGGAGCGATGCAAATGTCATCTGTTGACTATTTACATGACCCGAATAAGACTGTTGCTTCTCCAGAAGCTGAGTTTGATATATCCTTTAACAAGGACAAATACTATTTCATGAACCTAGAAAACTACGTGGGATTCATTAAAGGTTGTGAACGAGCGATTCGTAAACATCCTGACTATAGTAACTTCGTAGATGCGATTCGTGAATTAAAAATGGAACACTGTCAAGTATTAGGTAACATTAGTCGATTTGATGCGGTTATTGAAATGCACCATGGTCCAATGTTAACTCTATTTGACTATTGTGCTATTGTAACTGACCACTTATTAAACCATGATGAAACAGTGAATACATTCAAGATTGCTAAGATTGTATTAGATGAGCATTATAAAGAACACGTTCAAATCGTCATGCTCTGTAAAACCGTTCATCAGCTTGTTGACAGTGGTGAGTTATTCATTAACCTCAACCAAGGTATTGGTGATGTAAATGCTTTCCTTAAATCCTATCCAGATGGATTGGATAAATACAAAGCTAAGATTAATGAATATATTGACTTATCTAGAAAATTCAAATCCCATGATTCCAATATTCTCGAACTAGAGAACAATATGGTGTCTTGGTCCTATCGCTAAGGAGGATATATGGAATTTCTATTTGACCATTCCGTGGAACTTTTGATGTGCTCTTGTATGTCATTTGGTCTATACGGTATATACTTAAACAGCAAATAATATCACGGAGGATATGTACAATGAATTGGCTAATTGAAAACTGGTCTATTGTTTGGCTATACAGCATAGCCACTATATTCGTATTGGGTATGGTAATCCTATTTGGACGAGTGGTGTATCAAGATTGGATGATGCAACGTGAAATCCGTATGCGACAACTTCAACCTGTTCCACCACCAATCCGTTCATTATCTATTGATGAACTTCTACAAAGTTTAGACGTATTGATTAACTTAGAATTCGTAGCCGTAGTAGAAGCACCGATGATGACACAAGACTTGAAAGTCATCAATGACTTTGAAAAATACCAATCTGAAATCACTCATAGTGTGATTAGTTCCCTATCCACTGGTTTCTATTTAACTGCCAATATGACAGGTGTTACCAGTGAATACATTCGACAATATGTAGCTAGACGAGTAACATACAAACTCGTTGACTATATGCGTGTCAATAACTTCACTCTTCAAGAAGAGTAAGCAAAAAAAAAGAAAGAAGAATCCCCTTTTTCCCAAATTGGTTTAAGGGGTTTTTTTTTTCTTTTCCTTCTTAATAAAA